GCCTCTGAAGACGAGATTAAAATCGCCTACAGAAAGAAGGCTCGTGAAATGCATCCCGATGTCAACAAGTCTCCCACTGCGACGACCGATATGGTACGTGTCAATGCGGCGAAAGCGATTCTCAGTGACCCCACTAAAAGAGCGAACCTCGACAGGGAATTGGGATCTACTACCTCATCAAATACACGCAGTTCAACCCACAACGCAAATCCTTGGGAAGATTTCTTTAAGTCCAAACATACGCAACAACATGCCGCACGTAATCCCACCGCCGCGGAGGATCAAGCACGCAGAGATGCAGCGAAACGTGAACGTGAACGTAATAAATCAGCGGCGGCCGCTGATGATAAACGACGTGCAGCTGAAAAAGAAGCTAAAGCGGCCAGATCATATGCAAGAGCTGAGGCTGAGGCTCGTGAATGGGCACAAGCAAAGAAAGATTACGAGAGTCCCATGTACACCGAACGTCGTTTCACCTTCATTGGAGGTAATTCATCGAAGTTCTGGAGCGTGAAGATGGAACCTGCGAAGAACATCGAAGCTGATGCGTTCGATGTTAGTGTGAATTGGGGACGAATTGGAACCCAAGGACAACATGCGGATTATCCATTCATGTCAAAGGCAAAGGCACAAGAATTCATTAACAAAAAGATCTCCGAAAAGCTCGCCAAGGGTTACCAAGAGCAAATGAAGCGACCGGAACCCCCACAAAAGAAGTACGATACGTCGTATGCTGACGGAATGGGGCCTCGAAAACCAAAGAGTCCGGGCGTAGGAGCGTATTCAGGTGAAACTGCTCAAAAAACGTCTCCAGTTGATCCAGCATTCGCAAAATCTCGTAAAGTTTACGGTAAGAAATATGGGTTCGACGTTCACACGGGATTCGACAGCAATATATTCGGAAAGAATAACTCAAAGTTCAAGCCGGGTGAGAAGGCGAACGTCGCGCTTGACGGTGATAAGTTGAAGGTCACGCGACCGTCTGACGGACACACGCAGGAGTGGGAAAAGAAGTAATGACAACTTTCGCTCAGACGATACATCCAACTCCTTTTTCATTTTTTGATAACGAGGCATCTTTTCGCTCAGAAGCTGACAACATGGTTCTGTTCGTCAAGAGGGCCCTGGGCGATGATGTTCTCAGCGTCGAGCTGACCTCGAAGCAAATTTGGGCAATGTTCGAACAGGCATGTTTGACGTATGCTCGATACATTCACGAACTACGTACAAAGAACGAGCTCGTTGGTGTGCTGGGGCTTCCAACTGGCACTTTGGATCTCACGAACCTCTACCCCCACAGAACGTTTGAATTCCTGAATCGCATGGCTGAACCGTACGCCTCGTTCACGGGCATCGGTGGTGCGTTCAACGCAATTGAGGGTTACTTTGACCTAGAGGCGGGAAGACAAGATTACGATCTTTACACCGAGCTGCGAATCTTTAGTGGGACGATGAGCGGGTCGCTTGTTGTTGATGCAATTCCTTCCGGCTCGAAGGGGAAGTTGACAGTTCTCGAGATCATGCACTTTGAACCATTGGCGGCTCAGGGGTACCTGTTGAACTCTAGTAACATCACGAATTTCCTCGCGACGAACTTCAACTATGAAAGTTACATTAATAGTTCAATTTTCTACGTCTATCCCGTGTTTGAAGATGTCCTTAGACGACAAATGCTCGAAACATCGTTTCGAGTACGAAGATCGAATTACTCGTACCGAATAACGGGTAGCAAGATTCGAATCTATCCCATCCCAACGTCGTTCATGCCTGGACAAAAATTGTTCGTTCGTGTCTTTCCGTACGTCGATCCTCTAGCCGCATCTGGTAATGGAGCTCTCAACGGTATCGCGTATCAAGACGATTCGATCTACGGTATCTCGGGACCCAGCAACATTCCATTCGGAGTCCTTCCTTTCACTACAATCACCCAGCCAGGCAGACAATGGATCCGCCAATACGTTCTTGCTTTGTGTAAAGAACTCTTGGGGCTAATTCGTTCCAAATTCGATACAATTCCCGTTCCAAATGCCGAAGTTCGTTTGAACGGTGCTGAACTAGTTCAACAAGGTCGGGAAGACCAGTCAAAACTGGTTGATCAACTTCTTGAATACTTGGGTGAGTTAATGTACGATAAAATTGTTGAACGTGAAGCCTCAATTGCAGAGAATCTGAACAAACAACTTAAGTACATGGTCGTACCATTGGGAAAGGCCATCACCGTGGGGTGAAAGTTGTTGAAATGATTAGCTTTTATGACATTGAAGGTTTCTGTCGAAGAAATAAAATCACGAATTCACGAAATTCATGGTGAACAGGTTCAACTGGATGAAACTTCGTACGTTCGCGCAACCTACAAGGTTCGAATGTTCGATTCTCAGTATGGTGAATACGTTTCAAAGTACAATAAATCGCATCCAGAACGTGTAAAACTTCAGCGAAAAGCAACAAACATCCTGCGGTACGGTCATCCCGCCGCACAATCAAAAAACGTAAGAGATAAGATTAAAAACACGAACAATCGAATCTACGGTTGCGATAGTCCTGGACAAAATCTTGACGTTCAAGAACGAATCAAGAAAACGTCCCTTGAAAGGTATGGAACGGAACGACCTTCACAATCGAAGGAAGTACGAGATAAAATTTCTTTGGCACATTCTAGCGAGATCACCAAGAATGCAAAGAAAATGACATGTCTTGAACGTTATGGTGTTGATCATGTGTCAAAGGTTCCATTGATTCGTCAAAAACAAATTCAAACAATTAATGAAATTTACGGATGTGATAACGCGCTACAAAATCTAAAAGTACGTGCTAAAAGAAATGCCACAATTCAAGATCGCTATGGAACACCTGAGTATGTTACAACTACTAAATTCAAAATCGAACGTAAAAAATCATTGAACGAACGTTATGGAGTTAATTCTCCACTCGAGCACCCGAAATTCAGTGAAAAGGCACACCAAACGATGAAACGAAACGGTTCGTATCGTCAATCGCGAACCGAGGACGAATTCTTCAAAATCCTGACAATTCAATTTGGTGATCATGATGTTGAACGTCAGATCATGATCAATAAAAAGTGGTCAATTGATTTTCACGTCAAATCGATCAACACTTACGTTCAGTTCGACGGCGTTTACTGGCATGGTCTTGATCGTTCGCTCGATGAAATCAAAAAGTTCAAGACATCTCGTGATGTCGTCATACTTCGAAAGTACGAAACGGATCGTGAACAAGATTTTTGGTTCAGAGATAATTCGTTGAATTTAGTCCGTTTCACCGATGCTGAGGTAAAAACAGCGATCAAACAAGCATCGATACATGATTTGATCGCATCTCGATTGACTCACGTTTCATCTCAATGAATTCTTGATGCTTTGATTGGGGAATCATAATCTCCAAAAGAAGAACATCTACGACGTGTTTTATTGGTGTTCTTTCGTTCAAGAAATTGTTAGAATGAGTCATGAATAATTTCGTACCAGAGTGTAACACGGTTCGTTTCGATGCGCACGTTTCTGCGAATCACAATTACTCAAGAAATGAGGGCGAGATCTTTCTGTCTAGCGGTTCTCTTGTAACGATCTTGGAGAGAACTGAGACCCACAGTGAACCGTGCAAACCGAATCCCGCTATCACGCTACGCTTTTTTACGTTGAAATTGCAATTCATTAAACCTCCTCAAAAGATCAACAATGAACACCTCAGAGGTTCAGCAAGGGATCCAAATTTGAACGAGGTTCTCTATTACATGGGATACGATTGTTATGTGGGTGATTCTCGTATGAGTGCGGGTGGAAATGATCAATTCGAGATGTTCGGTCCCACATTCTCCATCGTACCAGCCCGTAAGGCATAATACGATTTCTAGATCGGTCTTAACTTAATTTTCTTAGTTTTGATTATGGAAACTTAATCATTCAAAGAAGAACAATCTTGACCGTTCATTGAAGTTGTGTTCTTTCTCATTGAAGCATGATACCATGTTAAATGAAGGAGACAATGTTGACAATCGGATTCTTGATCTTGTGTCTTTTTCTGGGATTCTTCATTGGAAAGATCGTATGTTTCTTTTTTCGGTGATTTATGATCCAATTCTGGAGCCAAATTATTCCGGGTGATATGATTTGCACGTTCGGAATATACAGAACGATTGAAATCGTTGTATGTGTCGACGATGATAAAATCACGACATTTTTTTGGGAAAATTCGATATTTCGTTTGGCAAGAACAAAAAACAACGATCGTACGATCGGAATCTGGGATTGATCAACAACCATTTCGACATTTTTCGTGCAGGTCAAAAATTAACAGAACATAAGTGGAAACCTTAAAAGAAAGAGAAAACATGAATAACAACTACAAGATCACGTACATTCGAGTCAAGAATTCAAACGCGGGACATCGTGGCGATCCGATTGGATGCATCGCATCCTACGTCACCGGTGTCAAGGATGAACAAGATCGTCAGGTTTTGTTTGCAATCTCTGTCGTGAATTCACGGGAAAATTTCGATAAAAAGATGGCACGTAAGATCGCAGTGGGTCGCTTGGAAGTGTCTAACTTTGAACGGCGTACTGTCACGTTGCCCGAGAAGTTCACTGCGATTGAGGTTACTTACGAGATCATGAAAAACATTACAATCAACCTTCCAGTTGTTACCGTTACCGTTGTGAACGGTGTGAACGGTGTTGAAACAGAGGTTCGATTTCCGAATCGTGCTCAACAGGCTGCAAAGGTATGGTGCAGAGATTACGAGAAACGTCGTTCAGTAACTCCATGAAGTTCAGCGAACTCAAACCGGGTGTTCTGTTAACCAGCAACAAATTGAGCCAGTACAAAAAGGTTCAGTACTTGATCGTATCGAATGACGGTCATCAAAAAATAATAGCGTACGAATGCACCTCGAGCGCGCTCCGTGTTTTTCCCGTTATACTGTATGATAATCAAATTGATGAACATTGGTTGATGCATGAGATAAAATCGATAGAATGATTCGAATTTCACCCGCATTCACGTTCGATGATGTCTTGCTCGTGCCAAAACATAGCACGATAAGATCCAGATCGCTCGTTAACACAAACGTTGATCTGGGGAAAGGAATATTTCTTTCAGTTCCTCTCGTTTCATCTAACATGAAAACGGTCACGGGACCTGATATGGCGATGAACATCGCTAAACTTGGAGGTCTTGGTTTATTGCATAGGTTCACGAGTACAAGTCAACAGGTTCGTGATTACGAGTACGCTTCCAAGGTTCATCCGAACAATGTTGGAATTTCGATCGGAGTCAACGATGTTGTCGAATCGAGGTTCTTGCTCAATGAGACGAACGCACGTATCGTTTGCATTGACGTTGCACACGGTCACATGGAAGCATGTTTAGAAATGACGAACATGATAGCGGGGGAATTTCCGAACATACTGTTGATTGCAGGAAATGTTTGTACTCCCGAGGGTGCCTGGGATCTTGTCAACGCGGGAGCGGATGTGGTCAAGATCGGTGTTGGTCCGGGATCGTTGTGCACGACTCGAATCAAGACTGGTAATGGAGTTCCACAATTGACAGCATTAGATAATGTCTGGTCATCGTTCGAAACGAAAGCGGGCAAGAAACCAACGATCATAGCCGATGGCGGGTTCCGAACGTCAGGAGACATTGTGAAGGCGCTCTGTTTTTCTCACGCTGTGATGCTAGGAAGTATTTTAGCGGGAACTGATTCATCGCCTGGAGAGGTGATTGAATTCGAAGGAAAGAAGTACAAGCAGTACTCTGGTTCATCAACCTTGAAGAATCATCACGTTGAAGGTGTTTCCAAGTTCGTTCCATTCAAGGGTTCGACTGAGTCGGTGATCGATGAACTGATGCAAGGTGTGAGAAGTGGGATGTCGTACCAAGGCGTTGATAACTTGATGGATCTGAAGATCGATCCAGAATTCGTGAACGTCACTCGTGCATCATTGATTGAAAGTGGTACGTGAAAACGATTAATGCTGATGACATTGTCATGCGAACATGTACACGTATCTTTTTATTGGAAAGGGTTCAATTGAATTGTAAAATTGTAAGCGTTACGTGTACTACTGATCGTCGTCAGAATCGCCGTAAAAACTAGACTTGTAGTGAGAATCATCCAGTACGGCACCTCGTTCTGAAACTTCTTTCGGTCCAGTGATCGGTTTTCCGAGGACTTCACGCAATTCTCTTGTATCTCCCGTGAGACCTTCGGAATTCTCGCTCTCTCCGCGCTCCTGCACGAACTTCTTTTGAACCGCGTCCTCATCGGTGTACTTGATATCGGTTGGTCCGTGTAGCAATGCTTTGAATTGATCATCACGAGCCTTCGTTCCAACGAAAACTAAACCGTTCTTGTGTTCAGCTTGACCCCATATGTTCTTGATCGCCTTCATTTGCGTGATCTCGAAAAATATGTCGCTGAAAGAAAAGAAATCACCAACGTTGATCTCGATGCCGCGATCAACGAGATCCTTGTACTGAACGTAGCATTCAACCTTGTACGTTGAATCAATACCGAATTGATCGATCTTTGTATCTTCCTGTAGGATCGCGTCAACAAAACAAGCAAGTTTTACGGGATTGTTGAATGCCTTGTGTTGACTTTCATGGTAAACGTCGTGAGCGAGAGTCATTTTTTCTGAAATTGTATACAGAAAAATATTTTGGTCGTTGACGTCGGAAATAAGTTCCTTGGTAATATCGTTCACGAACGCTATTTCTCTCGGTCCCAGAAATAACCTTGCCATCAGAACACACTCGCAAGTTCGTAAAGAAAATTCATATCATACTTAACTATGTGCCTACCCGTTACAATCCTCGATCGCAACAACGTTTCGGAGTTCCCCCTTTAGAAACAGGATTCGAAGGTAGTTCCTCATCAGGCGATCTTCACGTTCCGTCATTCGGAATAGAGGACACTGACCGCGCGTTGTTTGAATTCTTCAATTCTGAGCTTCCGTTGATGGTCAACACACGTGAAGGCGTGAGACGTGTTCCCGTCATATTCACATCTGGTGAGAAGTGGGCGTTGCTACGTAAAGCTACACCTCGTGACAAGAACGGAACGCTGATCATCCCCGCAATCGTGATGGGTCGTACAAGCATTGAACAGAACGTTCAGAACGACGTCACCGGCAGGGGCATGAACCAGAACACTGGATCGATGCAGATCAAGCGTCGTCTGAACGGGCGAAATCGTTCGCATCAAAGCTTGATCAATCGTCTTCTCGTGAAGAATCAATCGAACGTCGCTTTGAACAATGATGACGAATTGCTTGATGATCAGATCTCAACATCATCGGAAATCGGTGACATGAAGGAAGATCCAACCGTGAGACAAAACGGGTTGTTGTTACCTGATCTTGGAAACGAGGTATGGGAAACGATCGTACTTCCTCAACCACAATTCTACACGGCAACGTACGAGGTCATTGTGTGGTGTCAGTACATCACTCAAATGAACGAGATCATCACGTCAATCATCTCCTCGTTCCTACCACAGGGAAATTCCTGGCGCATTGATTCGAACAAGGGTTATTGGGTCATTGCAACCGTTGATGGGAATTCGTATTCTCCCCAAAACAACTTCGATAACATGGCGAACGATGAAAGGACGATCAAGTACACGTTCAACATCACGGTTCCAAGCTACATCCTTGCGGGGGAATCTCCCGGTCAACCGATCGCGGTTCGCCGGTACGTCAGCAATCCTTCGATCTCGTTCTCGATATCGTCCTTCAACGATCCCGACGCAGTTGCTGGCGAAGATGTTTTCTTGGGTGCCGACGATCCAACCATACCGTCATCGTTGAAGGCATCGAAACGTCGCGATCAAAGGGAGACGAACGATACGTTGCTTTACAAGACGGGGGAAAACGATCCCGCGATCAAGCAATCTCGACAGAGGATCGCAACACGGTACCGAACGTTCACGGGCGTTGATTCAAATGGTAAGAAAACGAAGAGGTACCTAAAGATCAAGAACCAGAATGCTGCGACGGGAGAAACAATCTATTCAAGCATTTCTGAAATTGATGGTGTTGCGATAACGACGATCGAAGATTGATTCATTCTTGACACTCGTTTGACGTTGATTTTTACTTCTGACTTTCAATAACCTATTTATTGGAAGCAAAGGACTTTCGCTCAGTCGCAATAGTCCATATGGAGAATTCATTGTAATGTCAAACGAAACCTTTCGCAGTCCAAACGCATACGATCGTGAGATCGACAGATCAACGGTCGTCCCACAGAATCCGGTGGGCACTCCCGCTGGCGTCATTGGTACCGCTCAACGCGGTCCCGCCTTCGTTCCCGTGACGATCGGAAGCATGGACGAATTCCGTGCAGTCTTTGGGGATCTTGATCCAAAGAAGATGGGTCCGTACGCGGTCAATGAGTTCCTCAAGCATCGAACGTCGCTGACGTACCTTCGTGTTCTTGGGGCTGGTGCTAATCAGACTGACGCACAAATTTCTACCACTGCGTTGACAGGCCGAACGGCCGCGGCTGGTGTCAAGATTGAAGGTACGGTTGCTGCACACGATTCTCGCGGTCGTCATAACGGTGCTGTACAGTTCTTAGTTGCACGTCACACGTTGCAGGCGAACGAAGCATTCGGAATGCCAATGTTCACAGATAACGATTCATTCCAGGGATCAGCGGTATCGCTTGTTCGTGGTATGGTCATGATGGCTTCTGGTTCACGGTTGATGGTTCTTGATGGTAATGAATCAGCGGTCGGTGCATTCACTGCTGCGGGACCGAATGACAGCGCTCTCGTTGTGAATGACAAGATCAAGATCGTCATCTCGTCAACGCTTGGAAATACGTTCTCAAACGTTGATGGAGCCTCGGGCGTGAAGATCTTCACTGCTTCGTTCGATCCTTCCGACGTTGATTACTTCGCCAAGGTGATGAACCGCGATCCAGATCGATTCGTTCAGGATCAACATTACTTGCTTGCTGATTTTGCGGTTGATGACGAGATTGCATTCCCCACGACGGTTGGTGTCCTATCAGGAACGACTGCAACATCCGCGAATTCGGGTGAACCGACCACGACAATGCGTCAAGCGTTCGGTGCATTCGATTCTCGTTACCAGACGCCTTCGACCACGTCGTTCATCTCCCAACCTTTCGGTTCTGCTGAGTACGATCTTTTCAGTTTCCAAGCGCTTGACGATGGCGAATTCGCTAATCAACTTTACAAGATTGCGATCAGCAACATCAAGGCATCGGTTGATGAGTCGAATCCATTCGGTTCATTCACTGTCGAGGTTCGTGATTACAACGACACCGACGTGAATCCACAAGTACTTGAGCGGTTTCCGAATTGCACTTTGAATCCAAGCGATGAGAGTTACGTTGCTAAGTTGATCGGCGATCGCCATGTCACCTACAACTTTGACGCCACGGTTGATACCGAACGTCGTATCGTGACTTTTGGTAAATACAATAACGTCTCCAAACGAATCAGGATTGTGATGAATTCCGCCGTCGATGACGGTACGATTCCTCAGAATTCACTTCCCTTTGGTTTCCGTGGTCTGCATGCATTGAAGACGAACAACACATTGACTGACACGACGTCAACGGGGGCTCGTATCGGTGGAGTGTTGCAGGGAGCTGTCGCAGAGGTACTCTCGGGTTCGATCGTTCCTCCCGTACCGTTTAGGTATAAGGTAACCAAGGGAACAATTTCGAATCCTCTCTGGCCGGGTCAACCTGGTCCGACTGAGATTGCGAGCCAGCAATTGTATTGGGGAGTTAAGTTCGAAAGGAACACGAATCCTCTGAACGCGAACATCGTTTCTGAGAAGAACGAGCTCCTAGCATCGTACACAAAGTTCCTGGGAATTGAGAAGTTGGATGTTCTTGTCACTGGCTCGGGTGCCGACACTTTCAACAACAACAAGTTCTCACTTTCAAGGGTTGCATTCTCTAACTCCTCCATCACGCAGTTGACGGCATCCGTCAACGATCACATGAAGGAGGTTGCTTACCTACGAAACGGTATCTCGGATTCAACCGATTACCGAATCGATGATGGTGTATTGGGTCGTCGAGTCACCCTTGCTACGATCCTTGCGAAGGATTCTCCTGCTAACTTCAATAAATTCGTTGGATTCTCCAAGTTCGTGACCTTCATGCAAGGTGGATACGATGGAACAAACTTCCTCGATCGTGATGCTACTAAGCTGAACGATAAGTCAACTTCGTTCGATACGGGTGGTGGTGCTAATTCATCCTACGTTTCGCCGGGATTGCTTGTCAACGCAGCTGGAACCGGTCAACAGAACAACGGCGTGGTATCTTTCAATACCGCACTGAAGATCATGACCGACAAGCAAACGATGAACACGAACCTCCTCGTAATGCCGGGAATTCGTGAACCATTCTTGACCGATCTCGCCGCACAACGTGCAAAGAATTACGGGTTCGCATTCTACATCATGGACATCCCGTCGTACGATGAGAACGCTGTTCGTTTGTTTGAGGATGGTACGGTCACACCGGATGTTGACAAGACGGCCTCCGCCCTTGATTCACGTGCAATCGATAACAACTACGCTGGTTGTTACTATTCGGATTGCTTCATCGATGACGAATTCAACAAGCGTCGAGTGAAGGTGCCGAGCTCGGTCGTCGCTCTCGGAGCGATAGGGTTTAATGACAGGATCTCTTATCCATGGTTCGCGCCCGCAGGATTTAATCGCGCAGCATTGGATTTTGTTAAAAACGCTGAGGTCAGGTTATCATCACCTGAACGAGATAGGCTTTATGAATCAAGAATTAATCCAATCGCAACATTTCCTCGACAAGGATTTGTCATTTACGGTCAAAAAACACTGCAGATCGCGAAAAGCAGTCTTGACAGAGTCAACGTTCGTAGAACCCTTCTAGAGGTAAAACGAGTCGTTGTCAACATCGCTAACGGTCTAACATTCGAACAGAATACTCCGAACATTCGAAATAAGTTTGTCGGTGATGTTACTCTACAACTCGGTCTCATTCAAGCTCAACAAGGAATTGAACGATTCCAGGTCGTTTGTAACGAGAGTAATAATACGAAAGCGGATCTTGACCTGAATCGAATGAATGGTCGAATCGTTGTGGTTCCAACTCGAGTCGCAGAATTCGTGGAGATCTCATTCATCGTCACTCAAAGCGGTGTCGAGTTCGTCTAACTCTCAATGACGAAACGATGTACAATTAACTGTGTACATCGTTTACAAGCATACGAACAAGGTCAATGGCAAGGTTTATGTGGGATTCACCCCTCGAGACACCATTGACCTTGTTCCGTTAAACGAAATGAATCAAGAACAAATTGATTGTAAGTCAAAAATTCTGATGAGCGAACGCTGGAAATTGCACCTTTATTCAGCGTTAAATACCGGTCCACCAATTACAGAATGATCAAATCATCTCAACATTTGAATCAATCAGTGAGGCATCTCGTGTCATGAAATCAGCAAGATGAGCATCATCAATTGTGCTCGCGGAATCACAAAATCCACAAAAGGTGGACATGCTTGGAAATACGTGAACGTGAATAACTTCACATTTTAATAAACGTGATTTCGCTTTCGCCTGGCGCCCCCATCATTCGGCCCACACCACCAAGGATTTTATAACCGTTCGCGAGTAATTCATCTATTGTGATGCTTTTGTTCGGACGAATCCTTCCACCGTTTCCAGTCCAAGCTCCTCGTGAATCCGTCGTGTACGATAGGATCCTACGTTCGTTGTCGTTCGTTGTCGTTTTACGATGAACGGTCGGAGGTTCATTTTCTTCATTAAATTGATTTTCGTAAAAATCTACAATGTCCTGAAACGTACCTTCTCGATCCTCAGAAAAATTATTGAATCCAATGTCTAACAATTCGTATTCACGATAACTTTCGTTCGGAGGGTTTTCCCATTTCTTTCGCATCGTTTCAAGTTTATTATCGAGAAATTCGCGCCGCTTATCAAACATGGCTTTCCATTTAAGGTAATTGTTCGTTTCCCATTCAATGTATCTTTTAAGCGCTTTACCAACACCGTCTTCAGCGTCAACGTGTTCAATGATCTTTTCATCTCCATGCTTTTGTTGATGACTGTTACCACCATGCATGTTTAGCAATTTTCTTGCAGTCTCAGCATCAACTTCTGAAACGCCTCCGCCGTACATCATCATTCGATCGACCTCGTCGTTCATTCTATGAGCGGCATTATGTAGATTTGCCCATGAAGTCTTACCAGTTACTTTCTTGTAATCAGGCAATTCATCCTCATTCTCCCAATTTTCAAGAAGAATTCTAACGTACGAACGAATAACGTGAATCATATGTGATTATCTATGAACGATATCAGAATCATTCACGATATTTTCCCCTGAAGTCGCCATACCTAATTCATACTTAAGTTAGGTAATTTTTCCCACGGAGAAGATATAAATTGTCAAACGCTAACGTTAAATTTGGAAGTGCGGGCGTTACCGCTAGAGAGATCGACCTTTCGGGTGCGGTCAATGCGACCCCCACGGGTGTTCCTGCTGGTGTCATTGGAACATCGACGCGAGGCCCCGCATTCGTTCCCGTAACTGTCGGTCTAATCAATGATTTCTACGCAAAGTTCGGTAACACCGACGGCAAGAAATTCGGTCCGCTGGCGGTGACTGAATGGCTCAGAAACGCTGGTGCTGCTACCTTCGTGAAGGTTCTCGGCGTTGGTGATGGTAAGAGGCGTAACCTAACTGGCAACACTGCGGGTTCAGTAACCTCCGCGGGGTTCGTTGTTGGTGAACAGCAACCTGATAACAATGCCGACGGTATCTTGGCTACGAATCCCTACGCGAATGCAAATGGCATTCCTGGACGTACGTACATGCTAGGTTGCTTGATGTCGGAATCCGCTGGTTCAGGTGTTTTCAGTTCGGCGTCTTTGCAATCAGGTAACACCGCGCTGCCGATTCTTCGTGGAGTGTTGATGGCGGCTTCTGGCGTGGTTCTTCGTCTATCGTCTTCGTTTGAAGGCACGAGCGTCGCTCCAACCTCGACTGCGATTGCAAGTGACACGAGCGGTCAAGGTACAGCGCAAGGTTCGGTTGTGCTTCTTGCGAACGGTGTTGCTAAGCAAGATTTCGTCCTCTTGTTGAACGGTCACAAGGGAACTAACGTTGCGTATCCGAACGTGATCACCGCTTCATTCGACCTGACGTCACCGAACTACTTTGGTAACGTTTTGAACAAGGACCCGTACAGCCTGCAACAAGCTGGTCATTACCTTTATTCATACTGGGACGTTCACCCTTCCACGGCGACTGTCACGGGTTCAGGTATCATCAGCACGTTGAGCGGTTCGGGTGCTAGTACGAATCAAAAGTCGGGAACTGAATCTGCAGCATTCCTGCTGACGGGTTCTTTGGCTCGTAACGTTGGTTCTTCGACGGTTCCCAACTTCGAGAACTTTGAGGATCGTTTCCGTCATGCTGCTTCGCCGTGGTTCACCTCGCAACGTTTCGGTGGAAATCGAACGAACCTATTCAAGGTTCATGCCTTGGATGATGGTTCGGGAATTTCAACGAGCTACAAGTTGTCGATCGAAAACATCTCCCCTTCAAGTGATCCTGCGAATCGTTACGGTACGTTCGATCTGGTTGTTCGTGATTGGTTCGATCGTGATACGGATCTGAAGCCTTTAGAAGCCTGGCGCGGACTCGATCTTAATCCTTCTTCGGATCGTTACATTGCAAAGATCATCGGCGATGCGAACGTTTACTTTGACTTTGATAAATCGGAAGCATCGCAAAAGATTGCGATTCAGGGACAATTCCCAGCGAATTCTAACCTGATTCGAGTTGAAATGTCGAGCGACGTTGACAATCAAACAGTTGATGCAACCGCACTTCCTCTTGGTTTCAGAGGACATGCTCACCTTGTGACCTCGGGTTCGGCACCACTTTCACCGGTTGTTTCAACGCAATTGATCAGCGTAACGCCGATGAAGAACGTTGTCACGCCACCCGTTCCATTCCGTCAGAACATTTCAACGGGAACCGGACAGAAACGTGCAGTGAATCCCCTCCTTTACTGGGGCGTTCAATTCGAGCATGTAACCTCACCCACAACTCCGAACGGTTCAACTCTCGTGAATAAGGCTCTTGCTTCACATGCGAAGTACTATCCCGATTTCATGACATCGACTCAGAACGTTGTTGCTGGTGGAAACGAAGGCACATCTGATACGACTGCGAACGGTATCCTCGATGCTGATCGCTTCAACCTCGGTGCCTTCTCGCTTGACAACATCAAGGTAGTAACCGGATCAAACCTTCTTGCTGATGCTCAAGAATGGGACGATGCTGTCTACGTTCGTGATGGAAACATTGTCACGAGTGATTCAACAAAGACTCGAAGACTTGCACTTGAAGACTTCAATCAATCGAATCGAAGCTTTTTGAAATTCACCACCTTCATTCAGGGTGGATTCAATGGTACCAATCTATTCGATCGCGATGAGGCTGAATTAAATAACACTGCGGTGACCGCTGACATGAACAACTCGAACCGTGGAACGTCGAACGGACCGAACGTTCGTACGTACCTCAAGGCTCTTGATCTGATCAAGAATGCTACTGAGGTTGACATTCAACTTCTCGCAATTCCCGGAATTCGCCACCCCATCATCTCTAACTCCGCCGTCGAAGCGATGGAAAGCGATGATCGTCGAGATGCCATGTACATCATGGACATCGAGCAGCTTGATACGAACTCCGACATTGTCACAGCTGATTCTCAGCTGCCCGACGTCAGCAAGACCGTGGATCGATTCGCAAATCGTTCGATGGATTCCAGCTTTGCAGCGGCGTACTTCCCGGACGTTGTCATGCAAGATCCAACCACGAAGACGAACGTCGTTTGTCCTCCTTCCGTCGCGGTTCTTGGAGCGTTCGCTCTCAACGACTCGGTCGGTCATCCATGGTTCGCAGCGGCAGGGTTCACACGAGGCGCCCTTCCAACCGTCCAAGAGGCTCGAGTGGGTCTTTCAAAGGAGAACATGGATTCCCTTTACGATGTTGACGTTAATCCTCTCGTTGCATTCCCGGGCAACGCAAGTGCCGGTACGAATGCAAAGGGTGGTGTTGTGGTCTGGGGTCAGAAAACTCTCCAGGTTGCTGCTTCCGCCCTTGATCGGGTTAACGTTCGTAGGTTGCTGATCGATCTACGTCGAGATGTGAGAGCGATCGCTCGGACGATGGTGTTCGAACCGAACCGCCAGGTCACATTGGCAAGGTTCTCATCTGCCGTCACCCCAAAATTGCAACGTGTTCAAGCCCTTGCTGGTCTTGAATCATTCAAGGTCGTGATCGATTCAAGCACGACGACGCAACAAGATATTTTGAATGGTGTAATCAGGGGTATGATATTCGTTCAACCCACTCGCACGATGGAATTCATCTCCCTGGATTTCGTCGTGACAAACAACGTCACGGCTGAGTAATGTTAGGTCATGTTTATCAAATCAAAAATCTTGTCAATGACAAGGTTTACATCGGACAAACATCTCGTTCTGTCGAACAACGTTGGCATGAACACATAAAAAGGCTAGGAGGACATAATCGTCATTTGTGTCACTCAATGCAAAAGCACGGAATTGAAAATTTTGATTTCTCCGTTTTGTATACAGTAAGATCAAATGACAAACACGAACTTTTACGAATTTTAAATGAAGCTGAAATTTCATTAATACGTGACGCAAATTCAACGGATGAAAATTGGGGATATAACATCATGTTGGGTGGAAACAATCAAACAATTCCGTCGTCCGTGAGAAAACAAATCAGCGAATCAGTTAAAAAATACCAGATCGAAAACCCTCAAAATTTGGATAAATTTCGATTTTCAATGGTTGGAAGAAAACACAAACTAGAATCAATCGTTCAAATGAGTAAATCACGATCGGGAGAGAGAAATCCTAATTTTGGTAAGCCATCACCTTTTCGTGGGAAAAAACGCGACCCCGAGATGGGAAAAAAGGTCAGTCAAACAAAAAAATTACTTGGCCAGGGAATTCCTCAAAAATGCAAGATTGCACAATTAAAGGCAATTCGAAAACCTGTTTGTTCGTATTCTCTTGACGGAAATTTCGTAAAACGATACGATTTTACTGGAGGCGTTTCAGAGGATGGATTTTCCGGATTACAAGTGAGCAGACGTACTCGTGATCAAAAAAATAAAATTCATAGAAATCACATCTGGTTGTATGAACACGACGATATCAATGCTTGGATCAAGAATACTTAAGCTCAGTTCAAAGGAATCAAAATGAAGATTAACATCAATCAATTGAAGAAGCTCGTCAAGGAAGAAATGGATCGAGTTCCATTGAAGGAAACTGAATGGGATATCGAAGCTGGAATGCATTCGGGTGGTGTCGACAGCGACATTGAACACGGAATGCACGAATCTGATGATGTTCTTGATGAGCACGAAGATCCATTGTTCGATCTTTACAATGATGATCTTGAACCCGACGCCGGACCAACCTCCGCCGCGGGTGAATGCCTGGGGGTGGAATGTTTGGGATGTCCCGAGTGCGACGGATCTTACGATCAAAGTGAAGGTATGTACGGAAGCGATGAACGTGAATGGGATGATTCGAACATGGGTGGTAAAGACCGCTTCGGTGAATCAACGGTGAAGCAACTTGATCTCTCGCTTCTCCACGAACGTGCGGGATTCGATCAACTCGCACAGCAAATTCGTAAGACATTGCAGGATACAGCGAACTTTTTCTCTGATGCTACGACAGCGATTAAAAAGAAGCATCCTGAATGGAAAGATGTCCTACAATCATTGTCTGTGGCGGAATCTGCAGTTGATGACGTGATTGCAACTGTTGGAAAGCACGGGTAAGAAAATGAAAATCTCTCTAAGACAACTCAAACAGGTCATCAAGGAAGAAATTCAACATCTACGAGAATCGAATTCTTCCAGCAAAAAGGTTTCAGAAATTCAAGTGGGAGACGTTCTTGTCTCTACGTCTGGCGGACGCGACACTGTCGTGAAAAGCATTCGAAAAAACAATGATGGAACTGTCACGTTCATGGATTCACGAGGTACTGAAGTAACGCTGGGTCTCAGAGATCCCGCGAATAAACAACCGGCAACAACTCTAGTTAGGATCTAATGACGATCAACGTTCATGAATTAGCAGAGAAAACGATACGCCAACAAGTTCGTTCGATGTTGAACGAAGCTGCGGTGCTTGTTCCTCTCGAACAAGGCTCAAACTTCCATCGCGACATCAAGGCTGCAAGTGGCGATGAAAAGCTGATGCTTTCACTTTTGAAGACGATGATCAAATCGCTCAATGCGGGCGATCGTGCTGATCAAAAGTTCTCGGGTAACCTCAAGGCGTTTCGTCACAGCCTCAAGTCAAAGAACCATCCCGATTGGAGGATCATCGAACTCGCGTTCGCTGAGTGGGCACGTCAACGTAAGGCGAATCCCGTTCAGAGCGATGTTTCAGTTGTTCACAGCGTTCAAAGTGAATCAAAGCAAATCACGAACGATGTCATGAAGAAGGTCGCGGATCTCGTAAACGGTGGAACCCCCGAAGACAGAATCGTGTCGTCCGTTCTAGGAAAGAAGTACGGTCTAACCTTGGGAGACGTTCATACGTTCGTTGATCGTGCAGCAAAAGGTTTGCTTGAAAGAAAGTTGAACGAAAGCAAGTACGACCTCAGCAACGAGATCAAGTCGCAAATTCAAAAGAAGTACGGCAAGGTCAAGGAAGTCCATTACGAGGACAGCAAGTGTGAGGACGGAAACGGAAACTTAGAATCGAATCCTTACTACACCGTGATCACCTCAAAAGGCCGCGTAACGGTCATACTTTCACGTGACTTTTCGAAGGTCAGTGAAATGCACCTGAATGAATCTCATAAGAAGACTGAGCTCGAAACGATCTACGAGAATCTCGAATCGTTTGCACGACGTAACAACACGAAGGTCTTTGACGTGTTGGATGAAATGTTATCCTATACCGAACGACAAGTTTCTGTCGAACCGACGTCGAAACAAGAAACGAACACGGGATTCCATCCACCGGGTGAATGGGGATTCGATCACGAAGGAAGCCACGTGACGAACCCGTTGGTCGATTTGAACGGAAATGATTGCGATCCGGTCGAATTCTACGGAGACTCGTTCCTGAACAGCAGGTTCCCGTTCGTTCACGGCGACGTCATGATCGTCGATCCTCGTTACAACGAGACGGGCGAGCTCGAGGTTGAACCCTCATCGTACTACGGAAACGCCTACAAGGAAAGCGATTACCTTAGGGCTTTCAACGAATCACCGAAGGAAGAATGATGAAGATCACGATCAAAGAACTCAAGCAATTGATCAAAGAAGAGGCTGCGCACATGCCTGGTCGTGTCGGTGTTTGGTCACCTGATACGATCCAAGCACTTGACGCGCTAAGAAACGATATCATGAACTTCCAAATCGCATTCGATGATACGATGGGAATGAGTGATATGGATATTGCACTCAACGCGAACTCTTGGGGGCCCCCAAAGGGGGAACGATTGAAAAATTCTCAACGTTTAATGAAGGTACTCGATGAACTTGACAACGTTATTGATTCAATCATGGACGACTACAATGAACCATAAATCTTTTAGCATGAAAGAGCTTCAAAATCTCATAAACGAGGAAGCTCAACGATTCGCAAAACCTATCATCGTTGAAAGTGGTCCATGGTTAGGGGTTGATGACGAATTGACGGATACTTGTCCAATGTGTGGTCTTGATTCAGAAGGTCATGAAGCTGAAGGTTGTGATTACGAGCAGTGCGGGATCTGTTCGTACGACCATAGTTACGAACCTGAAGAAGCACACAACGCTCACCTCGAACTCGATCCAGATAACCTATAGTACGAATAATTTTGTACAATTCGAGAATGACATGGAAAAAAGTCATTCTCGAAGAAGCTAAAAAACGTATTTTAGAAAAGCACGGTGAACAACTAAAATTAGTTGATTCTACATTTGTTGACGCAAATACGAAATGTTCATTCGTTGATGTTGAATTTGGCGAATGGATCGCATCACCCGGAAACATTTTTAATGGTCATGGTCATCCTCAACGGGGACGAAGAAATGCTAAACAAAAAATTTCAATCGATCTTGACGAAGTCAAAAAACGTATTCAAGAAAAACACGGTTCGACAGTTCGAATTATTGAATCAACGTTTACAAAATTCTTAAAAATAGCAATGTTCATTGATTCTCAACATGGGGAATTCAATGAAATCGTTCGTTACGTTTGTTGTGGTAAATCACACCCTCAACGAATTTTAGATCGAAGAATTGGAACTTACGGGTTTTGTAAAAAAGAAATTCAAGAAAAATGTAAACAAGTTTGGCTCAGTAAAGGCGTTACGAATCCATCACAACTCGAATCAAGTAAATTAAAATCTCAAGAAACTTGCATGCGAAATTTTGGTGTGAAATTTCCCCAACAAAGTGCGGAAATTCGTAAAAAGTCTCGGGATTCTGTGCGGTTGTCTCGAGGGGTTGACAACGTATCAAAGGATGAAAGTGTCAAGCTAAAAAAGAAAGAAACAAATCTAAAACTGATTGGATTTCAATCCAACTTAAATGTTGAGAGCGTAAAACTAAAAGCTAAATCAAAACAAGCGTGGAATAAACGCCACCAAACAATGAAGCGAAATGATTCTTACAAGATTTCAAAGATCGAAGAATCAATGTTTCTTGTTTTGGTAGAATATTTCGGAGAAAATGATGTTGAACGTCAATGTGTTATCAATCAATCATGGCCTATTGATTTTTACATCAAATCGATCGACACATATGTTCAACTTGACGGTGTTTATTGGCACGGTTTAGATCGATCTTTAGACTTGATCAAAGAATTCAAAAATCCTCGTGACAGATCAATCTACAATAAATGGTTCTTTGATCGAAAACAAGACGAATTCTTTGATCAACACAAGTTAAAACTTATTCGAATCACTGACATTGAATTCAAAGAATTCGGCATCAAAATCCTGCTTGATCGAATCAATGCTTCTTGTGCTTGAATTTCACGTGCCACCAATCGTGTAGCTTACGAAATCCCGCCCCTACGAACGGGATCGCAGCCATGATCATCAAAAGTTCATCCATGCAGAAATGGAAAGGCATTGATTTTTCTTACTCGCTCAACGGCAAGATGTCATCGTCATGCAATTCGATGATCTGATCCTTCGTGATCTCTTCATCATCACCCAATGCATCGAGGCCCGTCGCTAGCGTCATTGACAAGCTTGATTGCAATTCAGTCGGAGAACCTCCCCATTCGTTCGCAATGTAAACATCGAACTTATCCCTGTCCTTGGTGGACATCACCATCACCCAAACGTTTCTCACTGAGCGCATCAACAACGACCTCAGTTCATTCGCCTTCGTGTGTGTGAGGGACCTTGCGAGCAATGTTGCCTTTCCTGAGTCGTTATTCATAGTATTTGCTTTCCTTTTCTAATTACACAGTACGTATAGTGGTTGATCATTAAATCATCATAAACGGTATCGTGTACGACGTTTTTGAACGTTTGATCCCATGTCAGCCAAATGAATCCATGCATCGAATCATCTCGAGTAGGATTGGTGATGACGAATCGAGTGTTGTTACGAACATCCTTGTCAATGTAAATGTCGCCCGGTAACAACTCTGACCATTTCATCATTCATCATCACCATATCATTTTCCCGTTTCGAATTATCGAATGAGTTCGAATTATCGAATGAGAGTGTCGACTTATCTTACAATCAAATTCAACGTGAATGGAATCATCCACGATGACACCGTCATCGTTCAATGCTAACCAAAAGTAGTTGTCACTGTATGAATTGTTAATAAACATCACCGGGACGAAGATCATTCCACCTCAGAGGTTTATTTCTTTCCATGATTCAGTCCAACCCGACGCTGTATCTGTCACTTTCAAAACGTTCACTTCAAGAACCATCGTGAGGCGATCACCGTCCTTCGCTTTCGTCGATCCCGAAGGGCCGTATGCAACTCCCGTAATTCGCGTATGGATGGTTCCTCGAGAATCGTAAACCCTTCGTAATCCGTTCGCCATCTTACGCGGTTTCTTCGATGAAGAAGCTGTTGTTTTGACAGGTTCATCAGCAACGTACTTTTGCTGAACCTTCTTGTTCCCCCGCCTCTTCAACTTGTTCGCCTTCGAAGGGGCGATCTTGAATCGATGCAAGTTGTTGGTGAACCCAGTGATGTAGTTCGTGGCAGCGTAGTTCTTGTTCTCGAGATCGAACAGGCGAACAGCGCCTGTCAATGTGTCAATGTTCTTGATCTCGTAAACCTTCGTGTCGAACCAACGAGGTTGAGAACCGTAGTCAGTGTAACGTTCGATGATGATCGAGTCACCCAACTTGAGCAGGAATTGAGGGTTCCCGTCCTTGTCGAGGACGATCGCATCATCGAGCTTGTCGATCTGCGGTTGCTTCGACGTTCTCGCTTTTTCTTTCTCTACGAGTTTGAGAAAGTTTTCAACATCATCATCGTCGTCGCTCTTGCTTTCGAGCATCGAGTTCGAATCACGCAACAGAATTTCAGCAAGCGACTTCGATTCGGGACTTGTCATTAGTTGATCCTATCACAGTAACGTACTGGGTGTCACCAATAATGATCAAACGTCCCGCATATAGAAATACTGCTCGTTTGCATTGAATGATCTTGGGGGGTTCATTTTGGTGGTACGAAAAATCCACCGCGCTCGCATCAATTTCCTCGACATCAATGTACTTGATGAAGGTGAGTATCGTTCCCCTGCTGAACCCGGGATCGTGCGTTGAAGAGTTGATTCCCGTCCAGGCCTTGTGGTAGGGATACGGGAAATTCTTGAATGCGTGACTTGTGCTCTCGTTTGCAAAGAAGCATTGTGCAACGTAAAGACCCGGCGCGAGCCGTGTATGATCGAGGTTTTTGACGTGTTGTGGCATCAACTTCCACTTGCTCAAGGGAACAAGCGGATTCGCAGCAACGGGCTGCGGCGCAACGTACGTTCTCTTTGCAAGCGTTTGACCGCTATTGAGCTGCAATTTCGCCTTCACGGGTTTGACGATGGAACCGTTCTGTTCTATGATTCCCGGCTCAGGCTTCCTGCGTTTGCTCTTGGGGATACGCTTGGGTTTTGTCGATTGGAGTTCCTTGCAAACGTTCCATTCAACCTTCGGTTTCATAGATCAATCGTATCACGCTTTTCCGGAAAGAACACTCAAACGATCTATGACGATCTGCATCCTTTTTCTTCCCACGGGATTCGCACTGTGAACAACGATCTTGAGAGGCATGCGAAATGTTGGATCTGTATGATACGCTTCCTCGAGCCAGCAAACAACACCGTAACCCGTCCCCACGACGTGCTCGGGCTCTCCCAAGTCATGATCGAGAGACAGCAGGTCAACGACAACGGTCTCAGAAGGTTCTTCATTAACCTTCTTAAGGTAATTTATGCATTGCTTCGCAGTGTACACACGATGCCACGTCGTGTCATCTGTATCCGCGGGCGTGGCTCTTTCATCATCAAGATAGACGCAGTGTTTCATTTGATGAGACCTATGATTCCATAAACGATCATGAATATCAAGATGACGCAAAAGCTTCCCGCAAGCGAGACAAGGACGATATCCCGAGCGACCAAGAGTAACGAAGGTTTTTCTTCTTCGATTTGTATCGCCGATCGCAATGCATCACGTTTTTCAAGGGCGCGTTTCTCGGATGCCTCATCGTAGATTTTCGATTCCTCTTCAATCTTCTTGAGAATTCGTTTGAACTCAGCCTTCATTTCATCGCCTAAGCGTTCTTGTTCCTCTTGTGAGAGTTTCACGAATTCATTGTAACACTGTGTGGCGAACAAAACAACTTATTTGATGCAACCCGCCGCCCAGAGGACGTAACCCTTGATGCAACTGACCTTGTACTCGTTGAATCGAGACATGTCAAGTTCAACACCCAACTCTTTTGTTTTTGCGAGACCTTTGTCCCATGCGAGGTATTCTTCCTCGAGAACATCGATCTTGTAGTGCAACGATCGATCCTTCTCAAACTTCCCCTTCGCGTATCCTGAGCTCGACCATTTCAACCCAGAAATGCCTTCCTTGCGGATCAAGTAATGACCGATCTCATGAGAGATCATCGTCAATTGATTGAAGTTCGACGTGTTGAAGTTGATCTCGATTGATTTCTTCGCAGAATCGTATTCAGCGTCACTTTGCTTTGAAAAAATGACGTTCAGTTCCTCGGATTCACACCACTTTACGAGCGTTTCAATTCCGTCGATTGCTTTGATGTCGAGCTCGTAAGCTTTCTGAGCCTCTTGAGGATCAGAGTACCTATTCTTGTGAATCAGGGCCTTTTCGAACCAGACTGAACGATCAAAGCATCTCATCACTCATAAGTATGAGCGATCTTTGTCATCAATCCGGGTTACCCATACAAAAAGCATTATAGCGAGCGTGAATCAAACGCATGTCATCCGGTAGCACGTGATGCAACGTGTACGCTTTGCCAGTCGCAACGTTCTCGATCGCTTGTTCCCAGCCTTTGTTGTTCTTTTGCGTCGTTTGAAAACGTTCCTCGATCGGAAGCTCACCAGGATTCATGATCAAGCCTCGACCTCCCCATTGAACGGTCTTCTTGTTTCCCAAGTACGTTGACATGAGATGGGTATACGAACCTATTGTCGCGGTGAGCCATTGGTCCTCGGCGAGGTAAAGATCGGTCTCGGGGGCTCGCCCCGCCCAGATCATTGTTTGAATCATGATGCATGCAGAATACGACAACAAGGTACCTGCTCCACCCTGGAAAAGGGTGTGTTTCGGAACGTTCTTCATCTTAATCGCATTGGCTTCGCTGCTCACGAACTTCTTCGTCTTCGCAGGACACGGCATACAACCCTTACCGATGACGGTGATCTTGCTGGAATCGAGATGTTCACAAAACAATCCAAGGGCATCTGTGTTAACGTACGTGTCGTCATCTGCGTACATGAACCAGTTACCGGGGGTGAACGTCGTCGTCGCAAACAAACGCTTCGTTTTCCTCGTCAGGCTGTCGTACTTCTCGACCAAATCCTGTTCAACAAGATCCGTCGACAAAAGAACGTCTTCGTCCTTCGCCCAAGTCTCCAAACAGGCATTCAGGCGATCCTCATACCGAATGCAACACTTGATGCCGTACGTAATCTTTGACATGAACGTAAATATACTTCAGAAGTTTGACGAAGTACACTTTACTGGAATGATTCGTTCTATGTCACGAATTGAATGCGATTCGTACCAAATCTGGTACATGTGATTTGTATTGAAATTCATGACAGTGACGTACCTTGCTGAGATATCATTTGTTATGACAAAACGAAGACATTTCCCGTCCATACTGTCATCTTCAAGAATTACAAGATCGCCCGGAAATATCGTTGTACCATAAAATTTGTCACCGTTTGACACGAAACACCTTGTTCTTCTTGGGAACGATCGATTTTGACTTCGTAGCGATGCTAATTTGCAACTGATTCCAAATGCTCTCGCCGCGCGATTGGATGATATCCGGCAAGTTCTCAATGAATTCTTCCTTCGCTCCCGTTTCAAGGAACTTTCTCATCTTCGTTCCGCTGATGTCGACTGTTTCTGAACGACTCACTGGTTCGAGAGAAATTTTACCGCTTACGTACAGATCGTTCAGGTACTTTTCGAGTTGTTGAGTTGAGAATGATTTGTTCAGATCCGCTGGATCGGAGTAGATCACGAACGTGTCGTCGGTCCCATTTTCTTTTTTGAGTCCCAGGAACTCGTAGACCTTTCGAACAGGTGTTTCGTTGGAGACGTAAATCACTTCAACGTTCTTTGGTAACGAAGGTTCCATGTAGTCCTTCCAGATCGTTTCCATGTCGTTTCCGTAGATCTCGACCTCGTTAGGTCGTTTACGATCATTCAGAGAAACGAACAACATGACCTCATCGCATTCTTTCGCCGCGATGTTGATCAATGACCAGTGACCTGCATGGGGTGGCTTCGCGCTCAGTGCGATAATTCCTACACGAAAATTCATTTAGCACCTTCTAATTTCAATTTCGCGTAATAAGCTTTTTGTCCGTCTTTCATTTTTTGAATACGATTTTGTCGTTGTTCGGGTGTGTATTTTGCCCAATCACTCCTACTTTTTTCTCCAGTTTTCGACTTAGCAATCGATGACGAATATCGTTTTTTACCTCGTTTACTCATCTCAATAGATCGTTCCTCATCTGTAAATGCCATTTTCCACCAATTCTTTTTAGAATCTGAAGACCAAGGATGTCTTCCTTCTTTGACTTGCTTGGCAACGTGAATTCTTCCCCGTTCACCCTGAAAATGATGTTCATTGTTGGTAACAAGTTGAGACTGAAAAAGCTTCACCGCTTTTGATATTTTTTCACTTCTAGATTGTCGTTGTTCTAACGTTATTTTTTTCCAAAATCGTTTTGACATTTTAGATTGAAAATTTTTATCCGTGAAAATCGATTTTTCACTCTGATTTTCACAAAACATTTTTTTTCAAACTTGCATATGAAACTGAGTTTAATCTTTGCCCTCGATTGATAAATCGAGGTTGGTGAGACATCATATGAAATGCATGACACATTTTTCGTTGTTTAAGTCCCGAAAACATTTTCCACAACAACCAATGACAAATGAAATGTTGACGATATGTCAATCTAACAAGATTACTCGTGTCATTTGTACCCCCAATCGAGCGGGGTACAATGTGGTGAATTTCATAATTGTCTTCAATTAGATTGTTTCGAGGATCATAAACGATTCGATCGTAAACGTTTTTGCACCAAGCTTGAAATTTCGATTTCACCATAGCTTTGTTCGATTCGTCGCCAACATATGGATGATACCATCTTTGATGTGAAAGAACATTGAGCTCACAATGTGTTCATCTATCACACCATCAAAAATGACCTTGATCGTGTAGCTGTCATTTGGGTGGAAATCCGTCATGTAGATGTTTTCGACAGCGATGACCAACCACGCGAATCCATTGTAGAATACGAGATCGCTAGGAACCAACCTTCTGTTCAAGTTTGGATGTCCCCATTCTTCAGAGGGAATTTCAGGCATCAGATGAAGTATCGTTTTCAATCGTTCTTTTTGACAACTCGTGCCCCTACTACACGTGTCAATTATAAGTAATTCTCGTCCCCCGGTTTCGGAGGACGGTTGTTATCACGTCGCCATTTGGCCCAACGTTTACACATTTTTTCTGAAAATGATTTACCTCTACTAATTCGATCTTCGGTCGACATATTTGCCCAAAGCTTTTTCATCGAATGTGAGGTTCCAGGTTTTAATTTGCCTTTTCCAGATTCAGAAATTTTTTTTCTCAGTTCAGGATTTTGAAAGATCTTCTTATTCAAATCAGAAGTTTTTTTACGCTCTTCTGGGTTTGAGTAACGTTTTTTATTTCGTTCTGAGTTAATGAGTGAACGTTCTTGTGTTGATAGATTTTGCCAATCTCGTTTCCGTGATTCGGAAATCATTCTACATCGTCGCGTGTGTTCTTCTTTTGACATATTTGCCCATATTTTGCTGAAATGTTTTGAACCCTTTTCGCCACTTCCCGGATGGGTACCATTTCTAACACGAAGATTATTCCACTCAGAAAGACATTTTGATGTATTTGTTTTGACGTCAATTTTGAGTTTTGCAAAGTTTCGAGATGAATTAAGTTTGTTACCGTGAAAATGTGACATTAAATAGAACGCAGTTCTCATCTTGATCTTGTCTTTGCCTTCACTCATCAACCATAAAAGGTGGTGAGCAATGAAATGTGCACGATGAGAAAGTTTCATCAAATTTTCATGATCATCACTTCCTCCCATCGAGCGCGGAACGATGTGATGAACGTCGTATTCACCTTTTTTCAAGAGGTGATTTCGAGGATCATAGATGATTCGATTATAGGCGGTTAAATAGTCCACTGCGTGTATCAAATTATACTTATTGACGTGAACGATGTTTTATTGAGAGAGTATGTGCGTCGTGTTCTTCGAGAGGACTATGGTGGATTTGATTCATCATCTGACATGGGTATCGATTTCACTGGCGGAGATCCCAAGAAACTTTATAATGTGTTTCTTCAGCCATTCGCTGACGTATTTTCGACCGCGAAACACGGTGTTGAAAAACTTTCGAACCGGCTTCAGACCGTCGGAAAGGTCGCATTCGAAGCCATAGGAACGACAATTCTTCCCGGGATGTCTTCTGATTATGACAAAATTTTCAAAGACGAAAAGGAACAACTTTCTAAGCTAAAGGACAAATATCGTGACGTTTATGACCGTACTTGGAAAGCCGTTAAGGACAACGATATACTTGCCGGAGCGTTCGCATATGATCCTACGAGCCTCATCACATCAAAGATCGCAAAGGAATCACCAAAGGTCGTCGTTGGTCTGTTGAACACGTTAACGGGCGGAAAACTCAACAATTACGTTGAAAAATTGAAGAAAAAGAATTCAAAAAAGAACGATTTCGATTTTTCTCAACTATCTGCATTGTTCTCAAGTGTTAAGAAACATGAATCTCGCATCATCGGAGAATCTTCTGAAATTGATTCTCGTGTCGCAGACATGATTAAGGACAATCCAAAGATTCAAAGCATGAAGGATGACGCTCGAAAGATCGTGAGAAGCTCGCTTGAAAAGATGTTCGATGCTGTGAACGTGATCGGAAAAGCGCAGACCGTCGACGATCTGATGAAGGTTGTCGGTAAGAACATTCCACAATTGAACGCAGTGAAGAAACTCAAGGATCCCGAAAGATCTCAGGTAGAATCGAAGGTCGTGGAAGCTGTCAAGGCGGCGATGAAGAACTTCTACGTGAAGAAGTTGAATGATCAGATCAAGTCTGCGTTCGAATCCGGTGTTCCTCGCGAACACGTCATGATCGATGATTATCACCAAGCGATGCAAAAGATCAAGGCAATATGAAACTGCTTCGAGAATTCGTGAAATCAGTTCTTACGGAATCAACATCGATCGATGATGAGATTTCGTTCATTCGAGACTGGTTCAAAGATCATCGTGATGTGTTCTCAGGAGCGTTTGTTGTCGGATCGTGGGCGAATCAAGATTCTCGACGAATGCCTGATAGAAATGGTGACAATTCATCAGACGTCGACCTAATGGTCGTGCCCGTTGATAGATCGTACGACCTTTTACTACATGCGTGGGATCTCGCGGTTAGATTCGAAAAAGAGTGGAATGCTAAATTCACACGGAAATTGCACATCAACGTTGATGAGGTGATTGGCAACGTAAAATCGATCAAGGTATTTTGAACATCACATCATTTGGGTCATACAATGATTCACATGAAAAAGCAAGTTAAGACACCTCAAGTTGATGTTGCAACCCTACAACCATCTGAGCTCGGTGAACTCAAGATCGTGGTTAAGGAATTTCTTTCACGTCTTGAAAATCTTGACAATGAAATTGCAGGATTGAAAGAAGATCGTAAAGCTTTGTATGAAGAATTTTCTGAAAAGTTAGACGTAAAAACGCTCGCTACTGCAATGAAGGTTCTTCAGATTGAGTCGACCGTCGCTTTCAAAGGAAATTACGATTCGTTCGTTGAGGTTCTGAAGGACGACTTCGTCAACAATCTCACCAATTCATAAGGAATTCATGTTCGGGTACTTTTATCTCGTTCAAAAGAAACGCATTGATGATGCGTGGGGTAAACCATTCTGGCAACCATGCAACCTGTGCTGTGGTACGGGTCGTTGGGAAGCTCCATCGTACACAGGCTATAATACTGAGACATGTTTTTATCGGGATGCTGGCTGGTACGAAAAGAATTCAATCACTAATCGGATAAGACGAAGCAATGCAAAACGGTGACGAGATGACGTACAAAATTTCTCAGGTTCTTTTCATCCTGCAAAATGATTCTGCAAAGATCGCTCCGGTTCAAGTTGCCGAAGAAGTTACAAAGAAGACGATGAACGGGAATGAGGTAACGTACATCGTGAAACACGTGAATTCTAAGGGTGAAAGTTCGCTGGTTGACCTTTCAAAGGTCAAAGGAGAAATTTTCACCTCACCCGAGAAGTTGAAGAAGGTTCTCATTGCTCGTGTCTCCGCATCGATGGTTCAAATCGTTGCGAATGCCGTCGAAAAAGCGAAGCTTGATTTCAATTCAGAGGGTAACGTGGAAACGCTTGAAACCTCTGAGGGGGTTCGGCAGGAGTTAAATCGTTCTCTTGACGAAGTTTCGACGGAGATCGATGAAAATGGCTACATGAACGTGGAAATCGATGGAAAAGTTCGTCGAGTGAAGGTGAACTTATGATAAGAAAGATCGCGGATATTCCGAAATCATGTCTCAGTCCTGAACACGTTCCTCCATCACACATCGTTCTTGAAAATGGAGTGTACGAGCACACGTGTCCATCGTGTCTCGCTAAAACGATTTTCACGGTTAATCGTCCAACGTTTTAGTGTTTATCATTGAAATGCATGATACGATTCATGATATGAATTCATTGTTACCAGGTGATATCGTTAAGTTTGATCCTAAACGATATCTTCATTCATCTTTTCGTGATGGTCTTGGTTTGATCGTCTGTATTGACAATACGACGGGGAAATTCAATGTTTTGTGGCCTGATAGTTCTCGAACTGATTGCTATGATTTTGAACTTATCAAGCAAGATCGAGCGAATGAAGCTGTGTTGTTCGAAGTGATCAAGCGACTGTTAAGCGTTGTTTGATTGATCACTACGATGAATGCGAAGCGTACATGAACATCATTCATGAACTCGTTTCACGTTTGAACGACGTTGGAAACAATAACGGAAATTTTTGACATGAAACAACCTCATACTCTTGTTTTTGATGGTTACAATATGTTGCATCGAGCTCGAAGCGGATTCAAGCTCGGTGAATTCAACGTCGTCTTCAACTTCTTTCGTTCGATACGATCTGAGATCGAGAAACACGATCCCACTCGTGTCATCTTCGTGCTTGAAGGTGAACCGAAACGTCAGTTCGTTCTCGACCCCGAATACAAGGCCAATCGTCGTGTTGAAGAAACGGATCCCAAGAAGATCGATTCGTTGAATTCATTTCATAAGCAAAAGAAGATGATCATTGATCTTCTCGTCACCTGCTTTCCTTTGAATCTGATGCAACATTCAGACTTTGAAGGTGATGATCTGATCTACAACGTTGTCAAACGTTCAACCCGAGCCGTACCGATAACGGTCGTTAGCTCAGATACGGACTTCATTCAACTTCTCGAGCTCGAGAACGTGAAGCTCTACAATCCAGTTCAAAAGAAGCACATCACCGCTCCTTCGTACCCCTACGTGACCTGGAAAGCTCTTCGTGGTGACGGAACGGATAATATTAAGGGGATCAAAGGAGTTGGTGACAAGACCGCCGAGAAGTACTTGAATAATGTTGGTTTGCTAGAAGCCTTGTTAGGAGATCCCGAAAACAAGGCACAGCTCGAACGTAACGTTCAACAGATCAGATTCCATGATTTCACCGAGGAAGAGACGATCAACGTCATGACGAAGGTCGGTAAGCGAGATTGGGATCTCGCAAAGAACTTTTTCACGGCTTGCGGGTTTCAGTCAATCGTCAACGACAAGTCGTGGACAAAGTTCGTCGATACATTCGATCCTTTGTTTTAAAATCATCATGATACGTAATCGTGCATGTCATCTCTAAAAGAATTCATCAGAACGTACGTTTCGTTGCTATCAGAGGTAGTTCAGCAGAAGAAGGCTGCGATCGTCTTCATCCAGAACGAAAAAGGTTTGGTCCTTTCGGTTTCTCGCAAGGATGACGCGTCTAAGATCGGACTCCCGGGCGGAAAAGTGGATTTTCCAGAAACTGCTTCTCAAGCAGCAAAAAGAGAATTGTTTGAAGAAACGGGTCTTGTTGCAACAAATCTTCAAAAAATCTTTTCAAGAGTTGATAAACAGGGGTATGAAACAACTACTTTTGTAGGTTCAATCACGGGAACGATTCACTCAGATGAAGAAGGTAAAATTCAATGGGTTACAAGAAAAATGTTGTTAAATCCTCAAATTTCTCCATTCGCTGATTACAATCAAGAATTGTTCAAAATCGTTTGATTATAGCGGTGAATCACCTTATAAACAATGCTCGAATTAATCTTCATTAAACTTGAACCAGATAAGAATTTTCAAAAAATTAGGTGTCATTCATTAAAGAACGTGGTAGATTGAACCAATGCTTTACGTCGTCACGAACGTCCTTGAAAAAACTTGGCATGTTGGAAGCACGGTTCCCGAACTGAACGTTCAGGACGTTGTTGAGATCCAGGCCGATGGCGCTGAGCTCGATTGGATTCGAGAGAACGTCTCAGACGTTTTGAACCGCGCTGGGTTGATGGGTCGTACACGGGTTGTAAACCTGTATGGCAATGAAGCTCGACAGATCTACGTCAAAATGAAGGCATGAATGAAGATCAAACGATGGGATGAGGTTCAACCCGGCGATCTTGTGTCGTACAAGGCACCTTCTTCATACCATTCGGGAGATTTTCAATTTCTCTACCTCACGAATGAATCACCCGTCGATCAATCATTCCTGTGCTTATTCGCAAGTAGAATTTACTTGTGGTCATTCATTCTAGACGAGATATTCGAACCTGGAGACTTTCAATATTCAAGAATCTCACCTCACGAGGTACGAAAATACAACAAGTCGATCGCTCGTTCTTACAGGATCTTTCGAAATGGGAACAGAATCCACTGAACAACCATTGATGAGCCCTTACGGGCTTATTCAGGAATCTTTGTGGCCGGATCGATGGTTCATTCTCGTGTCATGCGTCATGTTGAATTGTACACGTCGAAAGCAGGTTGAGAAAGTGTTTCCAAGTTTCATGAGAACATTTCCTACACCCGAAGCCTTGATCGAGGGTGATGAAAGCTTTCTTCGTGAAATGATCGCTCCGCTCGGGTTCAAGAACCGACGAACGAAGACACTTCGTAACCTTGCAATGGAATACATGAAAGACGAGTGGAAGAACATCGTCGAGCTCCCTGGGGTCGGTGAGTACGCATCTAGAGCTTGGGAGATCTTTGTGGAAGGAAATCTCGGTGGTGATCCACCACGCGATGGTGCTCTCATGCTTTACTGGACGTGGAGAAAACGTGTTCAAGCGCCTTGACAAGAACACGAATCAAGTGTACCCCCAATGGTATTACAAACGTGCTGACGGGATCGTTCCGGGAGATGTCATCGTTCTTTACTGGGGAGCGGGGTGATACATTGTATCGATTAGTTGTTTCACAAAAACAAGTGAACGGTGGAACATCACTTCAATTTCTAAGAACGGGTCCATTAAACGTTCGTTCTCCGCATGGTAATTTAAAGGAAGCCATTTTCTTCGAAAACTACCATTCATTTAAAGTGTTCAATGGCATGAATCATGATATTTTATCATAAATGCGTAAACACGAGCCAAAGAACGCAAAAACGATTCATGTCAACCTCCCCGGCATCATTCCTGTACGTAAGCCACCTCGCGTGAACTTTGATCTGTTGAGTCCTGCAGTCGTTGACGGCATTTTGACATGTGAACCGGGTGATGAAGTGATCCTTCGAAAGGATCATCTCAATGACAAGAAATTGTACCTGTGCACGGTAACGTCGATCACTGAATCGGGTGATCTGTTCCTCTACAACCTAACGTTGGGTCAGGTCGTGACGTTCAGCATCAAGAACCCGATGAACATTCGTAAGTTACATTGAATTATCATCAATGAATTTCAAGATCTCGTCGCGATGAATCGCGCTCGTTAGATGCGTGACGGTTGAAAGCCAACTTGTCACCCCCATGAGCCGCGCATCCTTGTCAAAGATGCCCGATCCAGAATTTCCGGCATGGGCAAGGATGCTGAATTCCACGATTTGCAGAGATTGATCGGGTTCCAAGCGAATTCCTCCAGCGGGAAGCTCGCTTTGTTCTCTTTCGATCCTTAAATTCGAAACAAAACCTTGATTGTACGACCAGGTTGAATCACTGATGTGCCAGACAACTTGAACTTCATCACCTGGATTGATCGTTCGTTGTGAAATAACGGCGAACGATGAATTATCTTCATCCGTTTTTAGCATCGCAAGATCGATGCTCGTGTCGTATGCAACTAGATGACTAGCATGAACGGATTGCAATTTTCTTTGCGTTTCGGTATCAAAATCATTTATCGTTGCGTAGTTGAAGATCAGATCGTTGAATTCGATGCAATGTGCCGCCGTTAGGATCCGATCATGCGCTACAAAAGTTCCACCACAAACTATGGTTTCTTTCTCAATCAGCGCGACTTCATTTGCCCGTATGACATGAGCGGCATTTGTGGATGAGATCGTTCCAATTGCTTGACATGAATCGTTTACAGGCCCTGAGTTGCATCCTTGAGTCAAAAAAGCGATCGCAATGATATTGCTGAACAATTTTAGCATCATGTTCAATGGTATTCAATTGTATGGATCAAGTTTTCATTGTATGATGTGATCATATGAACATTCGAAGGGCAAAAATCATTGTCATGAATCTGTTGAACGACAAAAAGTTCAAAGTTTGCATGGGCCTTGTCAATGGAATCAGTGAAACCATGATAGCCGTTCATTCGAACCTTGGTACGTTGAACGTGTTGAAGGTCGCGTCAAGCAACCTTCTCAAGTTGAACGAGAATTTCATGGCATCGTCTTGGGACTACTTCGATTTTGGTTGGACGGAATTGTTTGACTCGGAGCTCTCTGACCTCGTTAGAACGATCATTGAAAAATACCCACACGACGACATTAAAGGTGTCGATTCAGAATGCGTTGCTCGAATTCATACGTTGAAAGGGTACAAGATCGGATATCTCAAGTACGCCGATAGGCACAGAGATGATTGCTCGACCGTCTATGTCAAAGAAGGCGAACTAGAGACGGTGAAAGCATTGATCTGTAACGAAATTTGGAGCTTGTTCGGCGGAAAACACGTTGTCTTAACAAGAAAAGTCAATTCCGAACGAGTCGTTTTTCGTGTTGACGAATCAATCAAGAACCTCGATTCAGAATTTGCGACACGGAAGATTGCCCACCTAAAAAAATGCATTGATGTCAACCTCCCACGATCAGTTTTGTTGTACGGAAAACCTGGTACCGGAAAATCAACGATCGCAAAGACGATCATTCGTACATTGGGCTTGCGCTCGTTCAGGATCAATCTTCAGGATCTGAACAGAAACATTTGTGGAACGCTCGTCGACGATGCTATCAAGATCTTTAAACCCGAAGCTTTGATCATTGACGACATTGATCGTGCAAACAGGCAGGATGAGTTGTTGGCTGCGATTGAAATGTTTCATGATCAGTTCAAGATCGTTATTGTTACAGCGAACAACCTCGATAGGTTCGATCAAGCGATGCTCAGACCCGAACGATTCGATGAGATCGATTGCATCAATTTCTTGGATGAGAACGTTATCAAACAACTTTTGGGTGAATCGAACATGGATATGTTCGAACAGGTGAAAACATGGCCGATCTCATTCATTAATGAAGCAAAGAACAGCCGCCGCGTTAACTCACCGGAAGAAATGGTCGAAACGATGAAGCAATTAAGCTTTCGTGTTGGTCAACTTGAAGGTGACTACGAAGAAGAAACCAGCGTTAATGCTACGTCACAAATGCAGGTTGATGATTTTGATCATACGTCACCCGGTGGTATCGGCGATTTTTCGAACTAAATGCTCGATCGGAGGTTGATCGTATAGTTACGATCATGAACCTCACAAGGGTCACAAGAAACACCAGCTCAGCCTCAATCGAACCTTCAAGCGGTACGACTGAATTTCAAATTCATTGTAACAACGTCCGTTCATTTAGGGGCTTGAATACGATCGATTTTTCAGAACGAAAGATTCGACATTCGTTGAAAACGAACTACACGTTTCATATGAGTGACATGTTGGAAAAGTACCTATCGGGATCGGTTGCCGTCGCCTGGCGTCGCGGGAGGGCGCTTTTCATATACATTGTCAAGGATTGAATTAGAATTTCAACGTGACAATTGAAAAACCTTTCACGAACGTAACGTTCATTCGTGACGCTAGAAAAAAACTGTTAAAGGGGCTTAATGCGACTGCGAATGCGGTCGGGTGCACGCTTGGACCGCGGGGTAAAACGGTGTTGATTCAACAACCTGACGGTTCAATGATCGTCACGAAGGATGGGGTCACCGTTAGCAAATCGATCAACTTCAGCGATCCTCTCGAGCAAATGGGTTCGAGGTTGATTCAAGAATCAGCTCAACGTACGAACGAGCTCGCTGGCGATGGCACCACGACAGCAACAATCCTGACACAGTCGCTGGTGAACGATTGTGACAAGTTCACGATTGCTGGTAATTCATCGTTTTCGATGAAGAACGGCATCACTACGGGCGTTGCTCACGTTCTAGCAAGGTTGAAAGTTATCAAGAACGATGTGACATCGAACATCGATGTGAAGAACGTTGCAACGATTAGCGCGAATGGTTCTACACAAATAGGTGAATTGATCGCCTTGGCGATCTCGAAGGTCTCGAACGATGGTATTATCACCATTGAGGACGGTAAAGGTATTGACACGACCGTCGATATTGTCGACGGAATGCAACTCAATAGGGGTTACCTTTCATCATACTTCATTAACAACAAAGAAAAGATGATCGTTGAATACGATAATTGTCGTGTTCTTGTTACGAACGAAAAAATCTCGGATCTCAGCGACATCATTGACCTGTTGAATGCAATGATCGCAAGCAAGGAAAGCTTGCTGATAATTGCTGACGATGTGAATGAAACAGCGATGCAAACGCTCGTGTTGAATCGTTCGAAGGCAAATCTCCCCGTTGTTGCAATCAAAGCTCCGGGTTTCGGTGACAATAGGAATGAACTTTTATCTGACATTTGTGCGCTTATTGGAGCGACGTTGATCGGTAGGTTCAATGGTACATCGTTGAAATCCGTCAAACGTGACCAGTTAGGAACATGCAAAAAAATTCTTGTTTCGAAATCATCAACGACGCTGATTGGTGGTTCATCTAACTCGTTAAGCGATCATATCACGGAACTCAAGGTACAAATCAGTGATGTGTCATTATCGTACGAACGTCTATCAATCATTCGTTCGAGGATTGCTTCCCTTGTCAACGGTGTTGCCATAATTCGTGTTGGTGGTTCAACCGAGCTTGAGATGCACGAACGAAGGGACAGGGTCGAGGATGCGTTGAATGCTACACGAGCAGCGATTGAAGAGGGTATCGTACCGGGTGGTGGTATGGCTTTGTACAAGGCATCTCAGGACGTGATGACGCTTTCACCTCGGGCAGGCGAACGTGATGTCGATGCATTCACAGCGGGGCTAAAGATCGTCAAGAATGCATGTGAAGCTCCCTTCAAACGAATCATTGAAAACGCGGGGAAGAGCTTCGAATCGTTGAAGGAAAAGATTCCCCCTCATGAACATTTTGGATACGACGCTAGGAATGAAACGTTCGTGAACATGCTTGAAAATGGAATCATTGATCCCGTTAAGGTGACACGGTTCGCTCTTGAGCATGCGTCCTCCGTGGCAATCACGTACCTTTCAATGGACGCTGTCGTACACTCCGAAAACGTAGATTCACGCGAAGTTGAGTAATGAGCTACATATCCCATATGAATTCAATTGGGGATTTAGTACAACTGAAAAAAACAAAGAACGTGGGTGTTGTCATCAGCGTCGTTCCAGCAAACTCGTACGTTTCAAAGAATACAAGCAATTCGCCACTCGATGTTTTTTACGTCTTTTTCGGCAGGACTATTCAGGGCCCGTTGTTCTCTAACGAGCTCACATTCATTCATTCAAAATATTGCACATTCGTCTAACGAGAGAATATATTCTAGAAATGAAGAAGTCTAAGCAGGACAAGACTGTCTCAAAAAGCGAACGCGAAGATCGAATTGAGTTCGAAGGTGAGATCGTCGAATCACTTCCCGGAACCTTGTTCAAGGTTGAAATTCCCGGTGGAACACAGATTCTAGCGGGTCTCGCCGGTCGTCTACGACAAAACAAGATTCGAATTCTTGTTGGTGATCAAGTCAAGTGCGAAGTTAGTCCTTACGATCTCTCGAGAGGCCGTATCACCTGGCGCAAATCATAAAAAACTGAAAACATTATGAATTCTTCACTGTCGATTTTTCTGGACGGTTCGGATGTTGATCGTATCATTGGCGTGATTGCGAATGCTTCGATCAAAGCAAGCAAAGCAATCAATGACGCCGTCGTGAATGGCACGATATACGACGAAAAAAAGAACGTGTACGGCGACGATGTGAACACGTTGGATTCTCATGTCAATAGTGTCTTCCTAACGATGCTGGATGACAGCAAACTATGCACAAAGATTCTCTCTGAAGAGAACGAGCGGCCCGTCATCTCGAATCGCCTGGCGAATTACCATGTGTTGCTTGATCCTCTCGATGGTTCTTCAAACGTTGATTTGAACCTTTCAACGGGAACGATATTCGCGATCAGGGATTCTCATGATAACGTTGTTGCAGCGGGCTACGTTCTTTATGGAGCTTCGACGCTTCTCATCCTCGCAAAAGGTGGGATCGTTCGAGGTTTTGCATTGAAGAAAACGGGAAGTTTCTTCAAAAGCGAAGAGTACACCCTCACGCATTCAAGCATCAAATGTCCTGCATATGCAAAGTTCTACTCGATCAACGAAGCGTACCAACATATTTGGTTAACGAAAGATGATCTCACGAACTCCTACGTGCAAAATGCGAAGAAGGCTGGACACAACACGCGTAACTACGGTTGCATGGTTGCCGATCTTCACAGGATTCTTTTCAAGGGAGGCATTTTCATGTATCCTGAGAATTCGAGGACGCCTCAAGGCAAATTGCGATTGTTGTACGAAGCGATCCCGTTCGCGTTCATTTTCGAGACCGCAATGGGTACTGCGAAGGACACGAACAACGAATCGATCATTTCAAAGCATCCTGAAACGATCCATGATCGAAGTTCGATCATCATTGGAAGCCAAAGGAACGTTAAGGCTTACTTTGACAGTTGATGTGATGAAAGCAAGTGTCTAGCAACGAATAGTTAGATTCGTGAAGAACGATCACGCACTCTTACGAAAATTCATTGAAGCAATGATCATCGGGACCGGCGCTCTTGACACGTCTGATGACGAGGATCTATCAGCTCATCTCGAGGACGCATCAACGACCTGGGAAAATGATTACGGCCCCGTGCCGCCATCGAGCGAGAACGATCCGTACGTCATGACTGACCCATTCGTTCGTGACCTTTGGTAAGGTGGATCACCTTAACGTCTGACGTGATCAATCTATCGAACGATAGTATCCATCGAATGACGCTACATACGCAACCGGGTGATCTCACCATCAAAACTTCGTGATGATCATCATCGTGATTACCAATCACGAGAACTGATCGTAGTTGTCGACCTGGTCCGGATGTTTCGTAAACAAACATATCACCCGGACGAAGTTGACCGTACTTCACGATCTGCCTTTGAAAATGAGTTCACCGTTTCGTACGATGTACGCATCAGTACGAATTATACCTTCGTTGCTCATGGCTATTTCTGCGAATTCGGGTGATTTGTTATCCTTTTTCTGAAGGATTAGAACTTTCTCGCCGCAGCTAATGACAAGAAAACTTATCACAGATAAATAAGTTCTGTAATAAACATTGTCACCCGGTAACAAATCAGCCACCTTTACCGACGTTGTCGTAGAATTAATTCGCTTCATTGAATTGGGGAAACCCAATTAAGGATTCAGAAATTCTTTAGAGACCGCTCTTGAGGCTTCGAATGTACGCGATCGTACGAATCAAGCCTTCTTCAAGCGAAAATTTTGTTTCGTACCCAAGCAATTGCTTCGCCTTTGAAAGATCGGGACGACGTTGTCGCGGATCATCGATCGGAAGCAATTCGAACACCATTTGGGACTTCGATTCGGGAATGAGCTTCAGGACTAAGTTCGCTAACTCGTACATCGTGAATTCAGTTGCATTGCCTAGGTTGATTGGACGCTTTACGTCACCCGACTCGATCTGGCTCAATGAAACGATACCGTTCACTAGATCATCGATGTAGCAAAAACTGCGTGATTGGGAACCATCGCCGTACATCGTAATGTTTTCATCGTTCAACGCTTGTCGAATGAAGTTCGTGACGACCCTTCCGTCGAAGGGATCCATGTTCGTGCCGTACGTATTGAAGATCCTGATCATTCTCACATCGACGTCACGTTTCTGGAATTCAAAGACCAGCGTTTCCGCGACACGTTTACCTTCATCGTAACATGAACGTGGACCGAAACAATTCACGTTTCCCCAGTCACTTTCAGCCTGAGGAGACGACACTGGATCACCGTAAACTTCCGATGTCGAAGCATGAATGACACGACACCCCAGCGTCTTTGCAAGTTCAAGAACGTTCTTCGTTCCTGTGTAACACGTGTCCATCGTCTTCAACGGTAAAGCTTGGTACTTTGGCGGCGAAGCAGGACATGCAAAATTGAGGATCAGATCTATCTTTCCGATCTCGTACTTGTACGTGCCGTAGAACGTATCGTTATCGATGCTCATTTTGTTGAACATGTAGTTCTCATTCTTCAAGAGTTCAACGTGGTGTCTTGAGATCATTGAAGATGATGAGAAATCATCAATTCCCAAAACCCTCCAACCCAAATTCAAGAAACGCGACACGAGATTGCTCCCGATAAATCCCGCTGAGCCCGTGATCAGAACTGTTTTCAATTATTCCTCATCATCTTCCATGAACTTCGTGTAATAAATCTTGTGCAACTTTTTCAAACTTGCTTTGAGATCATCGAACTCGGGAAGTTCATCTTCAACGTGATCAAAGTAACCTCCTCCACCCGTCGTTAGATAGGCATTAATCTCATCCAGGGCGGTCTTACGAGGATAATTGTTCTTTGCAAGGATTCCTATTAGCTTCTCTCGAAGCTCCACAGAAACCGAGTTAATGATCTCTAGCACCTTTTCGCGGTACTCATCATTGGTTGCAAACAACGCATGGGTGAGTTCATGCTTCATGGTCAAAGCACCCGCATTCTCGTCTTCGCCTTCGTGAACGTAGGTTCCGATGATGTACGCGGCTTTGCCCATCGTCTCGCACATGATCATTCCGTAGATTCCCAGCATCAATGAATCGTAATGATTCGGATCAGGAATTCCGAGATCGTGAACTTGCTTGATGACACTCGCGGGTAGATTATATCCCGCCCAGTCGGTTGGATAACACCAAAGCTCGTCATTGTTCTCCAGATACTCTCTACGGTATGCTCCCATGTGTTCAACAAGGGTGAAACGACTATCACGAATGTGATCGTACTTCGACTCGTAAAATTCCTGGTAACGAACGAACGTCATTGACAATTCCATCCAGGAATCGAATTCAAGGTGGAAAACTTTGGGACGGATTTGTTTAAGTGAAAACATGTAAAATTCTACAAACTTTTGACATGCTTGTTACGCGATATCTGCAAGTGATCCTACATGAGCAATGAATTGTTTCACCTCGAAATTTTGAAGATAGATTATCTTCCTTTGATCCGAAATTTCTTCACCTTTTCGTATATGACGAAGATTTGCAATTACCACGCAGCGTGTTTCAGGTGCCGACGACGACAATATCAAATCACCAGGAAAAAGATTTTTGATTTTGATCTGTTTCATTTCATGTCTCGAATTTCCATCAAGAGAATTCCGAGCCAGTTTTGTCCAACGCCGCGACACACACCCCAGAACACATCACCCCACCAATTACCTTCGACGAGATCGAAACCCTTCGTTGATTGCAACGCGAGCAAAAGATCGGGCTGTGAAAACTTTTGTTCGAGAAGATTTCTCATCACTGAGATCTTCTCTTGTTCCCAATCATCACGAAGCGTGACCTTTCGGCCAAGTTTCTTTGCGATTCCGGGCGTTTTTGCAGAACGAATTTCGTTTCTTTGAACCGAATCAAACGTTTTCGCAGCTTGGTACGCGTGTTCGACGGTCGGGTACGACGAACCATCAAGCACCACTTCGCTCGTGTAGAAATTTGAAAGGAATGCAAATTCGTTCGAAAATGAATTGATCTCTTTCATTGTCATGGCTTCCAGACGGGAACCGTCACCGTATTTTCGGGAATTGAGTACTTGGACGAAAACCACTTGATGTCGTGTGACACGTTCTTCGTGGGATGCCGTCGTTTGTAGTTTTCTGTGCAAGCTTTGACATCGTTCTCAAAGAAAACCCATGTCACTTCGAACCCGTAGTTTTTGAAGTGAATTTCCGCCGCCGCTCGAACCACCGTTAGACAAAACCACGGGTCGGTGATGACGATGTCTTTATCACCATTCAAGAAAGGCTCAACGTCGTTTTCGAAGAGCTTGGGATCGTCGATCAGGATCGCCTGATCGTTCAAGCTTTTCGCGTACTCAGTCTTTCCTGAGCCGGGAAGGCCCACGATCGCGGTGATCTTTTTCATACCTCTTCGCCCGCTTCGACCTTCGCGATGACATTGTCGAGAGTTTCAGTGAAATTGGGACAAGCATCATCGAGGTAGTCACAGAGCACGTCGATGTTGAATTTCTTGACACCTTTGACGTAGCAGTTGCCGTAGTACTCAGACTGACGGTACGTCTCACGTTGAACGATCTCAGCTACGAGCTTCTTGTACTGCAAGTACGTGATGTTGGGATAAAAGATTTCGAGCAGCTTGTCAAGTCCTCCGAGCTCGGGTTCCGGATCGGGGTCGACGGGTGTATCGGCTCCGTCGTCGGCGCTCCAACAACTTCCTCCCGTCAGACCCCCCATCGTCCAAGTTTCTTCGACCGTGTTGTCTCGAGTGGAGTGAACACCGAAAAGTTCCTTGACGAACTTATTGAACTTTGACTTGGTATCGTTGTGCATGATTGATCCTAACACTTTCGTGAGGAAAGAACAAAATTTTTTAACCGACCAACGTCAACATTGCACCGTACACGTATCCCACGCCACCCGGACAAACGATGAAGGCGTAACGCGAATCGTTGGTCGTTGAAATGACGATAGCGGTGTCATTTTGACCCAATAAACCCGTGACAACTAACGCTGTACCCGGCGTTCTTGGTCCATTTTTGATCTGCAATGACGGAACATTCGTCAATTGAATTGTGTTACGTGACATGTGCGTTGCGACAAGGCTCGTCTTTACGAGGTCGCCGGGATTCAATTTCATCGAGAACCAATTTCTCGAACGATTGAACCCTTGTGTTTCAAGATGATCCGACCATCAAGCACGTTCGCGAGCTCATGAACGATTCGAGAAACCTCTGCGTATTTGACGGGATCGTTGAACTGGATCGAATCGAGATCGATTACCGTCGCTGAACCTTCAACGCCATCGAGAACGCTTGGCAACGTATCACGCCTTGTGGGAAGCATTTCCTCAGCATCGGAAAGGTGATCTCCCAGGACGATGCCCATGCTTTTCTTTTTCGAGGGAGGGGCGGAATTCATCATGTGTAGATCAATCTTAACATAGTTTACGGACGAAAACACTCATTATTCCTCAATGTCTTGATTCAATGATTTTCGTCTTGAACGTGACTTGATGAGCTTCTTTTGCTCGCTTTCAACCGTACGAATCTTGAGCCGCGCAGGATCATTCTTTAGGACGACCGCGAGCTCGTGATTTCGAGGTTTGACGTTCTTCTTTTTCATGACGTTCACATTGCATGTTTGTTGATGTACTTCAGGCGGTCTTGGATCATCTTTGAGTGCTTGTTTTGTGGATCAAGTTCAAGGACCCGTTGCCAGCACCTCTTCTCTGACATGACCAAACCCACGTTGCTGTACACGAATGCGAGGTTATGGTAAGCTTCAATTGCTGTTGGATTTAATTTGATTGCCAGCGATAGGTTGATTACCGCTTCATCCCAATTCTTGTTGTTCAGATTCATCAGTCCCAGACTCGCAGCCGCAAGTGAACCTAAGTGGGAGTCAAAACATCGTCGCCAAAGTTCTTCCGCCCGAGCATCGTTCCCCTCCTTGTGCTCGTAGATTGCGAGATTATACAACGATTCGTACAGGTACGGATTTATCCTGATTGATTCCTCGTAAAGTTGCTTCGCAATGTGCAACGTTCGAGGATCCTTTTCAAGCTCGAACGCTCGATTATGTAGGTCTAAAGCAAGATCGATATCGTTGATGCGATTTTTATCGATCCGTCCTCCGCCTTTACCAAAGATGACGTTGATCGCCATCGTTCAAATTCTAGGGTCGTGGTTGATCGCCGTTTGAGGTGATTTGCATGTCATGCATAACCACGATCGTGGAGAGGTGCTCTTTGCTCCCGGGATTGTAATGAACCCCTCCGCCCTAGCGTTGTCTGCGGCGGCACCATGATCCTTCGCACACTTCTTCGCCGCCTTGTCGCACCGATCACAATTCACGAAGAAAAAGTAATCGTCATCGTTTAAGTTACTGCTGTTTTTCTGATTGATTGCCATTGGTCTATTTTCGCCCGTCAATTCAACGTGTTTTTTTCCACGTAAAGAATCTTGAAATCATTTAGAAATTTGTCGGAAAGCTTCGATTCCTCCGACCCGTAGGTGATGTGTGTGTAATCACCTTCAACATGAACGTTGAACACTCTCGCTGTGTCACCAGGCCGCGTGGTCAAGATTATATCTCCCACGGTTAACTTAGAACATTTTCGTGGCACCGCTTTTGTTTCTTTTGAAAGCATCGTCGTTTCCTTGTCAACCTGATCAATGATATGTTCAATTGCCATGAACAATACCTATTTTGAATGTAACACAAAAACATCGATTGAACACAAGTTCCATATCATGTCAACATTTGACTGATCGCGGTATGATTCTTTGCTAAAGCGATCAGCAATGCTAACTCTGCCGTCGCAGCGTTCGCTGACGCATATTCAACGTAGCAAAACCATTCTCCGCCAGTGTTCGAAAGGACGATGCCCGAAACGCTCATGTAAGCGTTTCGAGAAACTGACATGAATTCGGTTTGTCGGATGAAGAAAGGAGGTGCGAAGAATTCGTCGGTTCTAGCATCAATGAACGGATTCAAGGAAGTATCAATGAATTTTTTCATATGTTGGAATTCGTTTGTAATCTTTTAACGTTGTGGAAAGGTGCCTGATACAGTATTGTTAGTCCCATCGAGGGATTCAAGAACGTAAGTTTGATTCGTGCGTCTAAAACGACAGAACCGTGTTTAATTCCATCTTGTTCAACCGAAACGATCATGTGGAAGTTCAATTTCTCATCACGATTTAGACCGATCATGTCCCCTGGCTTCAGTACGCGAGCTTCGACGTAGATCCAGGATCGTGCTGGGTGGCCGTCCTTTTGAACGAGGACGTTCTTCCATTCGATTCCCCATCCGATGGCATTCATGAGTTCAACGCTGCCTCAAGAGTGCATTCATCGACCGTCTTGTCATCTCGAACTCGTTCGAGATGTCCATGACGAAGAGCTCCTGAATCATGAACCTCTGCTCCCTTGCATTCGACGACCTTTCCAACGAATACTTGCAGATCTTCCGTCATCCAATCTTGACCGAAATCGAGCTCAAGGTAACGGCGAATGTAATCATTGGGAAGGTTCTTTATCGTTGCGACTCGCTGCAACTTTCCCTCGATGAAAAGTCCTACCTGAAAGTTGGGACTCCCACCTTTGCTTTTTGCAATCGACATGACGACGTAATCAACGTAACGGTGTTTCTTGCACCGGATCATGTTGTCCGTCTTGCCATGAAGGTATCGTGCATCATTTCGCTTGAGCACGATACCTTCAGCACCTTCACTCATTAGCGTTTCGTAGAAATCCTTGAAACCCGTGGTGATTCTCTTAACGAGCTTCACGAACTTATTCTCCTTCGTGAATGCAAGCTCGAGAAGCGCTCGACGTTGTGAGTTAGGTAGGTCAACGGTTGACTGACCCAAAAGCCTCACAACGTCAAACACGATCAATCGAGAATGGCCGAGAGCATCGTTCTTCCTACGAGATGCTTCGGTACCCGCTTCGAGCTCGCTGACGAATACGGAGTTGGGAATTCCGATGTTCAAGTTCGTAAATTCTTGAACGTTCGAATTCGTGAACGTCTTCCCGGATCTGCCGATCAACGATACGATCGTCCCCTGATCGTCGGTCGTTATCTCGCAGAAATGGCCGTCATGCTTTTCTTCGCACGACCATCGACCGTTATCGTACGCAGCGAGCTCCTCGGGCTGAATCTGAACCTTTGGGCCAGAGTAACTCTTGATGTGCATGATTTATCCTATCACTTCTCAGGGTCGAAAACACACTTTCCTTCACGAAAAATACGTACCGTATCATCAATACGAGCAAAAACTGCGTTCCAAACGATCAATTTCGATCTTGATGACAAGACATTGAGTTTCATCGTATCTTTTCGAACGTCATTGACATGTTTTGAAATTACGAACCACGAGTTATGATGTTCTTTCGTAGAAAGAATTAAAAGATCGCCCGGGAGCAATTCTGAATACATCATGATGTTTCGACGTTTACTTGAGAACACTCGATTGACCGAGATTATTTTTCCACCAATAAAAATTAATGATTAAATCTCGGTCAATCTCAAGTTGTTCACGCAGTCTTCTTGGCTTGAGCTGCGAGACTCGCCTGAAGAGCCGCGAAGAGGTCATTGATTGGCTCGGGCTTTGCTTCGGGTTCCTCGGGTGCCTTCGTACCGGCCAACTTCGCCTCGACGGCCTTCTCAACGCGTTCCTTGTAGGTGTCAACGTAGGAAGAAACATCGTACTTGTCCTTCTTCAAGGAAGCGATCAACATGCATGCCATGTCGACCTCAGTGTCCTTCACGGTAACCTTGGCGACATCGCTCTCGAATTCCCGAACCTCGTTCGCCAGGAACATTTGATGAATGACGAGACCGTCCTGATAAGGACGAATGACCACAACGTGTTGCTTGCCACGAGCTGTGTACTGTGCCACCGCGTACTGCTCAGTCTTCAGAAGGGCCTTAGCGAGGAGAGTGTATGCCTTATCACCACCCTTGCCGGGAGAAAGATGGTGGCTGGTTTCAACGTGAAGCAGATCCACCGAAGATGCAGGAACGAACTCCTTGATCTCGATCTCACCGTTGTTCTTCTCCTCTAGAGCTTTGATCTCATCGCTTGTGAATTGAACGATCTGGTTCTTTCCGACCTCGTAACCACGGAGCATCTCGTTGCGAGCTACCTCCTTGCCCGTGCTCTTTTCACGATAGAGTTGCTCGACTCGATCACCCTTCGGTGACAACAGGCAGAAAGACACGTTCTCAGTCTTTGCTGCGATGTAGAACTTCACCGGAATCGAAACCAAACCGAAACTAATTACCGCGGAACAACTTGCTCGTCTTGCCATTTTGATAATCTCCTGAGTGAGAGTTCATTGTATCATGGACAAACTGGTTTGAACACATCATCCATGAACTTTGTTTCGTACCACAACCTGTCAATCTGTGAGTGATCACCCACCCTGAGTGTTCCTTTATGGACCATTGAAATTCGAATGTCAACCTTGTCTCGCGCCGGGATTTCATCGTTAAAGTCTTTGCGATAAAAGACGGTTTGTATTCCCACGATGAACACAATGTCATTTTTAAAATGAGAAATTCGTTTTGAGGTAATTGCGGAAACATTTTCGACGCAATCCAACCATGGAACGGTCTTATGACAAGAAGCATCTGTCCCGGTCGGAATTCATCTCATCACGCAATCGAAGGGAGCGACCCTCTCAGTGCCCCCAGAATAGTACAAGAATCCCCGCTTGACGAAGATCTTCGCCATGTCAATCTCGTCTTGTGTTTCGAGAACGTAACTTTTCGATTCCTTCTTGAAATGAGCTCGAATCTTCTTCAAGAATTCATGATCCGCGTCGAATTCAATCATCCTTCATTGTAACACGGTTGTTCAGTCAATGACAATCTTTCTTGAGATTCGCGCTATCCTCGGAAAATCATCTGCGAGCATTTCGAACAAGGGCCATTGTTTGTTCAACATCATGTGACACATTCGATACGAATCACTTGCAATCGTCTTGTAAACGACTTCGTGTTCATCGAACGCTCGAGGACGGAACACTGACGACCACAACGAGAAATCTCCGATCGATTGAAACATCGAAAAGTCCATCTTACGTTTAGCGACGATGTGAAGCAATACGATTGATTCGCCGCTCAGATCGCTTGTTGATGATACAGCAAATTGCTTGAACACGCTTTGCACGTAAGCTTTCACCGCATCATCACAGGGTAACTTTACAAGTTTTTGCTCAAAGTACGAGTCTATGATTCCCACCCAAGTAACTATGGTGTCTTTTACGTTTCATCGTATGATGCTTCAACTTGAAATCTAAGATTCTCTGCTTGCTTCTCAGCGTTGTCAATCAATTCTTTAATGGCAACATTCGTCGAATGCAAATTTAACTTTTTCAACGACTCAGCAATGTCCGTCAATATCTTTGCGGCTCCGAGTGTACCAAGCGAATTCGTCTTCTTACCATATGCCATTATAACGTCGATGACGGGACGAATTTCCATCGGAAGGCTGAACCCGTTCTCATCGAGATGCGTCTGCCTGTTTTTCTTATTTCGATTGCGACGCCGAACGTTCAAGTGACGAACATCTTGAACAACGAGGTTTAAATTGCTCATTTTACGAGCCTCACTCATCTTTTGAACCTTTGTTCGAGTCCGAACTGACAACATTTTCCATTTGTCGATTCTTACGATCTTCCTTCGCTTCTGACCATTTCTTGTAACGTTTCTTTTCAACGGGAGGTTGAACAACGTTTTGTTCAATGACTGGCGATTCGTACGATGTTACGACAACGATCCCGTCCTGCTGACTAGTGACGAGAGGTGGATTGATCTCATCATTGAATGTTTTCTCATCGGGCGGTGTTACACCAAATCTTTGACACAGTGATTGCAAACCGGCGTACGATTGTACGCCCGCATCTGCAATGAATTTTTTCAATGTTGTCTTCCTGCGACGAAGCACGCTTTCGAGCTTCATGCTGGGCACGTTCTTGAGTTCAACGTTTGACATTCTTATCCTTTATTGAGTGCATGTGAAGGATGTTCGCCATCACCTTCTGAAATGATGACGATTTAGCGATCTCATCGATCCTTTCATCCGTCAAGTTAATATCGTTCCGTGATACATAGGCACTGACGAACTTTTTCATGATACGAATCACGTAGTTCCTCACCGAAGAGTGGTTCATCTTGTACCCACTTTCGGTCATCAATTGAGCAATGTCCCTGTAGTTGACACCTTCGTCGTTCGATCCAGACGCATCCTCTTTAACTTCACTGTCAATTTTTTCAACGTCGCTCATTCAAGTCCTTTTCCAGCCATGATAGATTCAACCTCGCCCTGGGAAACTGTGTAATCTGTGCAATCGACATCGTCTATGAGACCAAATCTCAGTCGAAGTATGATTGCCTCCTTCTTTGAAAGCGTTTTGATCACCTTTCCAACGATACCCAGCAACTCTTTCTTTGAGAGGTTCAAGTAGGGGTCAGAATCGTTAGTGTCATCCACGATCTTGTCTCCGAATGTTTCCGAACTGTTTGCATTCGGTCGATCGGAAAACGATATCGTGTTGCGAGTTGATTGAAGCGTAGCCTTCACGATCGTCTCAGAAATTCCTGTCGCCGCAACGATCTCCTCAATTGAGGGACTCATGTTGAACTTCAACCGATATACCTCTGAAACATTCATGATCTTGCTTTGGGCTGTGGCAGCATGTCCAGGCAACCTGATCGTCCTACGACGCTTTAACACGTGTTGCCCGATGGCTTGTTGAATCCACCAAGATGCGTACGTGCTGAACTTGAATCCCTTCGACCAGTCGAAACGCTCGATGCCCTTGATCAGACCCAGGTTGCCCTCTTGAATCAGATCTTCGATTGGGAGATTGTAGTTCTTGTACTTCTTTGCAATCGAGACGACGAGACGGAGGTTGCATTCGATCAACCTCTTTCTTGCTGCGTTACAGTCGATTGCCTTGTTTTCGATCTTCTTAAAGAGCTCAACAACTTCTTCATGTTCAAGCTGTGGGTACTTACGAAGTTCGTTGAGGTACGTCGAAACGATCCTGTCACCCGTGTTCAATAGACTAATTTTTTTTCGACTTTTCTAAATGTAAATTGTTAACTTTATTTCTGAAAGATTCTGTCGTCATTTTACCTTAAGATTCGTAAGTGAATCGGTTAGAGCTCTGAAATCATCGCTTCGTAATGCTTGCCTTTTAGCGTGAACATCACAACGCCCCAATACTCGTCAGTTATGCGAACAATTCGGCCTCGCCACCGAGCGTGGTCACCGATCATGAGATACCATAATCATCATTGAAGCAACGTTCAAATCAATTTTCATTCAACGTCAAGCGTTGACGTACCTTCTGGACACGATTCTGGGATTCCACGTGCAACCCATTCGCCTTGAGAGGTTTTGATCCAACAGTACAGATCATCCTTTCGAAATCGATCGGGGGAAGGAAGCGATGAAGAAACGCATGATGTGATAAAAAGTAAAGCTAAGATGTTTCGTTTCATTTTTTGTCTTCTTTGAGTTTTGCAATCAACAACTTCAAGTCGGGCGGAGCATTGATCCAACAGATCGCATCAGTGACGATGAAATCAAGAATTCGATTCACATCTTCCGTTTCAAGCTTCGAAAAGTGATCTTTTTGGCTCAAGAACCACCATTCTTTGATGAAATTGAACGGAACTTTAACTACGAGCTTTCCATTCGTATCATAGACGCCTGAGACGTTTTTTGATACGAAATCCGATCTTCCGCCGTTCCGTTGAACAAGAAATTCATGTGCTCCAACGTTGTGGTAAATTTGCTTGTTACCATCTCTGAACGTTGCACAGATTGAATAGGAAACCTTTGAAAGCGTCTTGTCAACCCTACATGTTCCACACGAATGACCGCCCGACCTCAATCGGGGAGCGTAGCGAATTGAGAAGTACGTCACTGCGATGCCCAAAAAGAATCCTACACACACAAAATCAAACATGTTGTTCGTCCCTTGACCAGAATTTAGCTCCGTAAAAAGTTGAAAAAACGGTAAAGTAAATACCAAGAATCGTTTCGATTCAAGTTGTGAATCACGATTCCATCTGGAAGAATTGTATGCAAACGTCATCAGCATCGATCCGTCGAATTCAAGTTGACTTGCGATCAATAAGAAAATATGGTTGTTGTGATCAATGATCAAATCGCCGATACGGATCTCTTGAATGGGAATATCAAACTTCTCGTTCACGACAGGAATCTCACCTGCAACGCCTCCTTTTGAGAGGAACTTTATCCGACTCACGTTTGTGTATGAGGAACTCATTAAGCTACGTGAACGAGATGTTTATGCTAAGATCGTATTATGACTGGAGCTTACGTAGGCGGTCGATGCCTCAAGCAGTACGGACTTGTTGACATTGACAAAGACGATCAAGCTTGCTTCGCTTCCATTGAGATCAAGTTCAGTGTTCACAACAATGAACCGCCCACAAGGAATGCTCAGTATGCTTTTGGGGGTCAACAGGGCCGCGGCGTCGAATCCGATTCGACCTTCGTGTTGCACGAACTTCGTTGCAATGTTGATGACTTTGTATGGTAATGTGTTCATGAATTCTTCTTGAAGATTGTGTGTTGTTCGCTTGCGGTTACCAACGTCGGCATTCCCGCTTGATAGACAGTCAAATCGAGCAGGAATTGCTTCGCATTTTCGTTGAACATTCCAACGAGCTTTGTTGCGGTCGCATCGTATGCATCCTTATCAAAATAAAAACAACAGCAACGCTCAACTAAAACAACGAGCGAAATGGCGATTAGAACATAATCGTGCACGACCGGGCGACGAAGAATTGTTAAGAGTTTTAGAAAATTCCGGCATTTAAAATTTCATCCGACATTTGATATGTCTTCGCATTTTCTCGAAATTTTTCAACTAATTCTTTGGCCATATCATCGTATGACTTTTTATCATTCCACGATGAACGAGGATCTTCATTGAATGAACCTTCGATGACGTTCAAATTAAACGTCTTGTTAAGTTTACAAGGCGCATTTTTATATTGTCCCGAAACGATATTGTCAATAATTTTTCGCGTTTCTTGAATTGAAATTCGATTTCCAACGCCATATCCGCCGCCAAACCAGCCCGTATTCACTAAAAAGATGTCTGGTTGGTGCTCATCAATTCTCTTCATGAGGAGATCGGCGTACACCATGACGTTCTTCAGCATGAAAGGTGCACCAAAACAGCAACTGAACGTCGCTGTCGGTTCCGTCGTTCCCTTTTCAGTTCCGGCAACCTTCGCCGTGTAACCCATCACGAAGTGATATGCCGCGGAGAATTTATTGAGCTTTGCCACGGCGGGAAGAACACCGAATGCATCGCATGTCAACATGATGATGTTTCGTGGGTGAGTTACCACGAGATTGTTTGGTAAGGCACCTTGAATACGATTCAGTTGATATGCAGCACGTGTGTTCTCTGTCAACGTTCGATCCATGAAATCGATCCTTCTGTTGTCAGTCATCCTGACGTTTTCAAGGACGGTCAAGTGTTGGTTACACGCGTTCCAGATAGCGGGCTCATTCTTTTCGGAAAGATCGATCACCTTTGCGTAGCAACCCGTTTCAAAGTTGAAGACGCCGTCACCAGACCAACCATGTTCATCGTCACCGAGCAATCGACTTCCCTTGTTTGCACTCAGGGTCGTTTTACCCGTACCGGATAGACCGAAGAATACTGTCACGTTCTTGCCAGCACAATTACAATGACCTTCGCAATTGCATGAATCGTTCCCGTTGCTCGAAGCTGTCACGCTCGAATGCATCGGAAGGATGTTTTCTTCTGGAAACTTGTATGCCAGGAATGAGAACACGCTCTTTTTGATTTCTCCGGCGTAGTTAGTTCCACCGATCAAGACGAACCCATTGATGAAATCGCATGCAATGAAGGTTGAACTGCGCAATTCGGGCAGTTTCACTTGAAGATCTGGCACATCGATGATCGTCAGATCGATCGAGTGGTCAAGCTCGATCGAGGGGTCAAGCAACGTTTCCGCAGTCACTTGCGAATGTTCAGATTGTTCGAACATTCGAGTGACGAACAATGCATGCCATGCTTTTTCCGCAATGAGACGACACTTTTTTCCCGCTGCATAAAAATCAACAATGTAGCATCCCGTCGTTGCCTTCGCCTTAAGGTAACCTACCGTTAGGTCCCCTAGTTGCGTGAACGTTGACGGTTCCAGCGGCGTTCCAGCCTTTCCGTAGGAAACATCAGTCAATGCATCATTCTTGACGATGTACTTGTCGTTCGCTGCTCGCCCCGTGTGTTCTCCGGTAGCAACGCATAGTTGCCCGTTCTCACCAACGTAACCTTCGCCGTTGATGATGGCTTCTTCAAAGAGTTCCGAAGGAGACAAATTGTACTTCATTTCGTCTTGAATCCAATCTTCCTGCTAGAATCAGTCAAAGCGTCCAGCGCCTGAAAAAGCGCGACGGTGGCGATGAACACCTTTGCAACAGCGACGACCTTAGGCGACGACATTGATTTCACGATTGCTCGTGCATCGACAACGTTCGTAACCTTTTCAATTCCATTCTTGATTCGTTTAAACATTACTTGTATCGTGGTTTCTGGAAGGTTTTCCATCCGTTCCATTTTGCTAAGGGGGCGTTTATCACCGTTTCAGCACGATGAGAAGATTCTTGAACAATTTCGATCATTCTAGAAGGCTCGATCGGTTGTGTCTGATCGTCGAACGATTCATCACGTTTGACGTTTGAAACAGCGATCGCGATAGCATTGAAGAATGCTTTCGGCATCACCCTCAAGTGAGGCGGATACCTCCCGACCGTTCCGCGAATCACCTCGCCAGAGGCTGAATCAGTTGCAACGAATCCGTGACCGTCACCATTTGGATCAACTTGCGTGATCACGACATTCCATGCCATGTGAACTTGATCCTACAACTTTAATGTGTCTGTGTACACATCTACGACATCAGAGTCGTGTAAATAACCAATTTTGCGATAATTCGCATTTTCAACGAGATTCTTCGGTCGAGGACGATCCGACACCAGCGAACACCCGACGACGTAGAGATCAGCAAGTGGCAGGACTTCTCGCAACTCACAGGGAATTCGCTTGACCATCACTAACGAATTCAAGCGATCATCCAACGATAATCGATCCTGAGAGTACGCGCTGCTGATGTCGTCAACGCTTTCGATGTTGCACACGCATTTACCCACGTAGGCAAGATCCAAGTAAGGACATTTCACGAACATCAATTCGGTGAACAACCACGCACGGTACTTTCCAAGCATGTGGCTGATGTTGACCGACGATTCGATCATGTCCTTCGTAAAGTACGTCCCAAAAATTATCTTCCCTGGCATGATGTGTTAATGAATGTTAATAGCGGTTGATACAACGAAACCCCAGAACGCCTGCTGAGGTGCCAGTTCGCGGATCTATCTTGCGTCGTTGATTTATTGATTCGCTTCCCAGTTGTGGTACGAATCATCAATGAAGATGATGATTGCGAGAGCAGCGAAGTAAGCGAAGATTGTCATCGAAACGAGCTCCTCTCGAGTGCATCGAGCTCGTAAAGAGCGTTGATTTCGGGGTCCTCGTTGATCTCGTCAAGTTCCTGTTGGCTGTTGATGAGACGCTGGTTACGAACCATTCGAAAGTACTCGTTCTCGAGCTCGGGAACCCCGCCTTGAAGAACCTCTTCTTCAATATCGAGCCAGGCCTGAGCCATCGAAGCGTGAGAATCAGTCATGATCTATCCTAACACGTTGAACATTAACGAACACTCACAAGATGCCAACAACGTACAATTGTGCGTGAAATTCACTCGTACCATTCGCAAAATCCAGTTGAGTCAAATCGTGAAATGTTAACGTCGTGCTGTACCCATCAACGTGAAAGGTTTTCTTGCACATGTTATCGACCGCGATGACCAACAGAACCTTCTTGTCCATTCTATCGGAAATAAGAAATCCCGGTTGGAAGTTCTCAATGAACCTCGTTGAGCCAGCAAGACTCTTCCGAGGAACTTCTCCCAAGATCTTGGTCATTATCCCACGTTGACGCAACGGTATTTCATCGAGACACATGCTCGTACCTTTGCTTCGTTCATGATGCTCGCTGGTAGGCTGAACGTCGTTTCCCGATCGAGCGAATCGAGATGATCGATGACGCTGTCCCCCACCATGTTGAGACCGTTATCACGAGGAATTGCGATCAAGCATTCGTTGATGTTCGCAGAAAGCGTTGCACAGACGCGGACGTTGCCCGGGTAGATGAACTTGATGATTCCCGCGTAACCGGTTGTTGCCGAGACGTATTGCAGGAACATGTGAATCTTGTGCATGATTGATCATATCACCAATTCAGAAAAGAAACACTCGTTAGGGATAAATTTGTTTGCCGTCACGAATGATCAATAAGTTAGCATTTCCCCCTAGAAGGCAATCTTCAGCGCCAAGCTCCGGTATTGATTTTTCCATCGTTGAGAGAGATTACAGTTTCCGTTGTGTTGAAGAGCAACTTTTGCCCCTGCCCAATAATCCATCCCCGTTTCAGTCGGCTTGGAATCGGTTGCGAACATTCACCATCAGTAAAGATCAGAACCCCATCCCAACGTCCACGATTCTTCGGATCATTTGCTACTCTGGTAGGAGCCGAAAAGTCTGTACCACCGGCCCGAGTCCTTTTCGCATCGGGACACCGACCTCGATTCCAGGTGACGATGTCCTTGTCGTAAGCCTCGCAATCGAAGGGAAGGTAATCGATCTCGACATTCTTGTTGAGGCTTCTCAGTTCGGAGAAGAACATCTGAAGCATCCCATCATCAACCGATCCCGATTGATCAATGCAAACCAACAACCGTGCGGTGTAACCCTTCGTTTGACCCGCATGAATGTACGGGAACCTTCGGTTGATCCTCTTGATGGAGGTTCGCTTCTTGCCTCGAATCAAGGAACCCGTGAATTGCCGAAGGACCGCTTTCCAGTCAACGATCCTGGTGACCGATCGACGAATGTCGTCCCGAAGCTCGGCCGAGATGTTTCCCCAACCGTCGGAAGTATCGGCGTTCTTGACCGCCTTTCCCAGCATGTCCTTGATCTTCGATTCAACGAGATCTTTCTTGTCATCGGGTACCGAATCCCAGAAACCGTGATCATCGAAGGAATCAAAGTCGAATCCCTCACCACCCTCGCCCGTCTCGGCCCCCTTGCCCATCTTCTCGGCCTCTTCGAGGATCTTGAAGTAGTAGAACTCGGACGATTTCATCGGAGGCAGCTTCGAAAGGATGTGACCCAGGGTTGCACCCTTCTTTTCTTCCTCGTTCAATTCACGACCATCGGGCATCGTGGGCCACTCACCGGGAATCAAACAACCCGGAGGAAGCGGGCGATTGCGATCAACGTTTGCGTAACCGCTCTTGAACTTTTGAGCATCATCAATGATCAGCGAGTTGATTGCGCAATCGGTTGCAACGTTCCACAACTTCGGTGGAGTCTTACGACGAGCGGAGAGATGTCCGAAGATAAGATGGAGGAACTCATGGATGAGCACGTTCCTCACTTGCCAGTCGGTCAACTTTTCACAGAATTTGGGATTGTAACCCATGCAAAGATCCTCAGTTCGAGGATCGTAGGCGACAGCCATCGTCGGAATCTGATCGGTCGGCATCTTTGCAACGTGCCTCGAGATTTCCGCATAGAACGGAACATCGCTCATGAGATGAATCGTGTGCTTTTGGATGTTGTATGTCGATTGAACTGAGGTGAACATTTACGTCCTAACACAATGCGGTGATCGCATTGCTGAGTGAGAATTCATCGTATCACAAACAGCGAACAGAAAACAATCAAAATTGTTCTGCAAGAAAATTGTAGGTGTCGGGGTACCGCATCTTCAGATCATCTGAAATGACACCATCTTCGTCACCGCACACCAATATGCTGATCTCATCGCTCGTCGGGAGTTCAACCTCGTTAATGTTGACGTCACCCTGAAGTATCTCAGCGACCTCGTTCACGTCGAGAATAATGCGGGAATCGCTGTACAGAACGTTCACAATTTCTTGCGCTGCAACCAACGTTTTGTCATTCATGATCAATCATATCATACGAAACACAAATGAACAACAAAACACCATCATCCACGAAATCCTTTGCTATTTTCCTTTTTGTTGTTCATTCTGGGAAACTGTGATAAGATTCTCTTTCACCCGAGGAATTCAATGGCAAGGTCATCCAAGAATGATAATTTCGTCGATTTTGAGCCGATTCAGGAGTTCGAGCTAGGTTCCAACGTTCTCGACATCAACGTTCCTACGCATATCAAGGAAAAGGTGTCGTGCGGAATCCCGTGGGTCGATGAATGCGTCGGCGGATTTGGTTTCACTCCGACCACCTGCGGGATGATCACGGGTTCTCCGGGCGGTGGTAAAACCACCTTCATGTTGCAACTGGCTGATTCAATCACTAGCACGGGTCACATTGCCCTCTTCAACACGGTTGAGGAATCGCTGTACCAGGTCGGTTTAACTCGTGAACGCCTCAAGTTGAAGAGCGGTTTCATGGTGGGACAGGAACCCTTGACACCCAAGCTCATCGAGTACACTGCGGCACTTTCGGATAAGAATCCGAACAAGAAGGTGTTCATGCTCATCGATTCCTTGCAATGCATGAACGATGGGAAGTACGCTGACGGTGGAATGAATGGGAACACCCACGTCAGGGTTGCGAAGCAGATCACCGAGTTCGTGAAGCAACGTACGAACGTCATTGCCTTGTTCGTCGGTCAGGTTACTAAGGGCGGGGAGTTCGCGGGGAAGAATTCTGTGAAGCACATGCTTGACATGCACCTTCACCTCTACATCGATCTCGACAAGCGTTCCGAGACCTGGGGTGAGAGGATCTTCTCGAACAGGAAGAATCGGTTCGGGTGCAGCGGTAAGACGTTCGTCCTCGGTCTCGAGGAAACCGGTCTCTTCAAAAAGGGTCAATTCGTATAAGATTCGAAGATGGAACTCGTACCGTCTGAGAATGGCCCTCGTTTTCCCACGATAGGTGATATCGTGTTGGTGGGCGGTATGGGCCACTGGGGACAAAAGTACAAAGATCACAAACGGCCTGGCCGTTTGGGTAGCGATGATACGTTCTTCAAGAAGAATTCAATCTTTCATTGTGCTTTCAAGCAAGACGCTGGATTCTGATTTTCGTTTGAATTTTTACTACGAACTAGTCATTTTAAGCGACATGAAATTGTACAGAATGGGTATCAGTCGAGCCGATGAACATTTTCGTGTTCTTTCTTCTTTGAAGTGATAGAATAAAACAAATCATGACAACTACGTACAAAACTCCCACGCCCACAATGCACAAGCCTGTTCCAATGAACACTCGCGTGAAGATTCCAGACTCGTACCTCGGAAAACGACATTACGGAACCGTCGTCGGTGTTTCGTTTGTGCACGTCGTGTTCGGTTACATTGTGTTGCTCGATGAATCCCATCTCGCTGATTTCGGCGAGATCAAGGCAATTTGTGTTAACGGTCCAGAACTTGAATCCGAGGACGGAATGACGAATTGGCGTTTCGAGAATTACGCTGAGCGTGATGAAAATGCACGTAAAATGGTTCACCATGATGATGAAATCGAAGTTCTTTCTGAATTGAAAAGCGATGTTCACACTCGACATTGTTGTGTAACTCATGGTTGCAAATATAATGACAACAATTGTACGGTTACACGCAAAACAAAATTGCAAGAATATCGTTGCGAAGATTGTTGTGGATAACAATCGTGTTCTTTCTTCAATGAAATGATAGGATCAAACAAATGATAAAACAAATGGCTCATTCATGCGGGACTCTTGACTGTAAGCTCACTCGTGAGCACAATGACAACATGCTCACGAACGATGAACATATTGCGAAATACGCGAACAATGAAACGTTTCAGTTCTTTCATTGCGCTTTGAACGAAGAACTTTCGACGGAGGATCTTAGTAATATTCGCAAAAAATTTGCGTCATTGAACTACGATGATCGACTTGATGTTTGGACGTTCGTGACTCGTGATTGTTCAGACTTCACAAGAATCAAACGAATCCATGACGCACTTGCACCATTCGTTCTCGAAGCGTTTGGTGATCCAACTCCAAAAATCTAGTGTTCCTTTTCGAGGAACATGATAAACTTAACAAACCAACCCGCAGAAATCTGCAACTCTCACAAAGGAAAAATATCGTAAATGTCTAACGCAGCAATGAACATCAAGTCGTTTCTCGAGGTTGCGACCTCGCTGCCAGTGGAGACCAGCCTGTTGCTTCGGGCGGACCACGGTATGGGAAAGAGCCAGGTCGTACGATTGCTTGCAAAGCTTCGTCAGAAGATCGATGGTATCGAACGTGAAGTAATCGATCAACGTCTATCGCAGATGACCGACGGTGACATGCTGGGTCTTCCCTCGACGGACGGAAACGTCACCCGGTGGAATCCCATGGAATGGTTCAACAAGGCATGCGAATCCCCTTGCCTGTTGTTCCTCGACGAGATGAACCGGGCGAACACCGAGATCATGCAGGCTGCTTTCCAGATCGTTCTGGATCGAGAACTTGCCGGTCGAAAGTTGCACCCCGAGACGATGGTGGTCGCGGCGGTGAACACCTCGGCGCAGTACACGGTGAACGAAATGGATCCCGCCCTTCTGGATCGCTTCTTCGTGGTCGATCTGACCCCCTCCGTTTCCGACTGGATGGATTGGGCACAGGCAACGGACGAGAAGACGGGGAAGCAACGAATCCACGCCAACATCGTGGACTTCATCCGCACGAATGAGGTGTGGCTCGACACCCCCAAGGACAAGGCAAATCCCTCGGATGTCGCACCCTCACGTCGATCCTGGGAGTTCGTCGACCTGGCCTTCAAGAAGAACGGCCTGATCGAGGATCCCGATGATAGCAGATTCCTGAACACCTGCATCGGTTACCTCGGCATGGAGGCCGCGCTGAAGTTCCGCAGCTACGTCAAGACGATCGACCGCCAGATCTCGGCCGAGGATGTGTTGAATTCCTATACCTTGAAGAAGGTTCAGAAGAAGTTGAACAACACGGGAAACGGTACCACCCAGGATCTCTGGAACGAGCTCATCGACAAGGTTGTTGCCCACAGCAACACCACGGGAATGACCGATCTCACCGAGAAGCAGGGAAAGAACATCCAGGCGTTCATGAAGGATCTTCCTCATGAGCTTCGGATCAAGTTCTGGACCGAGATGACCGCGAAGGGAATCGATAACCTCTCCCTTTCGGTTGCGGTCCACAAGTGGTGCGCAGAATTGGTCCTGGATGTCTTCGGCGTCCCCGCCGGGGAGGCTGGGATCGGGGTTGTACCGAACATCCCGAGTATTTTTACTAACCAATCTTAGTTCATAAGTTGTTGAGAGTCGTTTAGGTTGGTGGTTCGGGGCGAGCAATCGCCCCGAAGTCATGTATGAATCTGATATCATTTCATGAGCTTCGACCGGGTGATATGATCGTAGATCATGTCTATCGTGCACCCGTCAATTACGGTGATGATACCGTGGTTCCAAAGATTAGAATGATCATTAGCATCGTCAGGTGTTCAGCCAATCGACAAGCAGTTCTCGCTACCACGATCTCGAACGGTCTCATCGAGAAACAAATTTACAAGAATCGTAATGAATTCAATGTCACGGCAAGAACAACCACCTAAATTTGCGTGTTCGTTCAAGGTTCGAGATCGGTCCACGGGCCTTTTTCTGAATGATGGTATTGGTTCACCAAGGTGGTCAAAGAAAGGCAAGACCTGGTCAACGATCGGTCACCCGAGAAGTGCCTTTCATTTCGCTTTGGAATCTTGGGTTGTTAAGACGGTTCCAGCGAATTGGGAGATCATCGTTTTCATGGCCGTCGGACACATCAATTGCGACTTCGTGATCAACCAAAAGAAACTTGACGAAAAACAGATCGTTAAAATCGCATGTTCAGAATCGAAAATGAACGATGATTGACAACGTCAAACCACTAACCACTAAGAACCTTTTGCCGGGGAACTTCGCTATTGTTCGACAATCGCGGTCCACGATCTGTACCTTACAACGGTCCAACTAAGAAGAACATACACGTCGTGTCGGGTCTCGTCATTGCAAATGACGGTCAAACGATCTGCGTTCTTTGGGGTGGGGGTTCAGAAAATCCGATCGCAATGTACCACATTAAAACTCTTAATCCCGCAGCGATCACGATCATCGACGATCGACTGGTACGCGATCGATTACGTGCGAACTCGTTGAGATTTTAGGTGTTCTCTTCAACGAAAGATGATAGGATCAACACATGAACGTAGTAGACATTCTCGAAGCCCTCGAAGCTGACAACTCGCGTCTTGCGAAGGAAGCAATTCTCGAGCAACACGCGAACAACGAGCTTCTGAAGCGGATCTTCCAGATCGTGGGCGACCCGTTTGCGAACTTCGGTGTGGTGAAGTTCAAGATGCCCTCCGCTCCGGGTTCTGCATCACGTTACTGCGACGGTATTGATGATGTCGATGCGTATCTTTCGCAGGAATCGGATCGCGAAATTTCAAAGTTCATTGACTTGCTGGATCGTCTCAACGTTCGAGAACTTTCGGGGAATGCTGCGAAGGATGCAGTCGTGAACAGTTTCGCTGAAATGCTCGAACTCGAACAAAAATGGTGTCACCGAATCCTGCTCAGGAACATGCGCTGCGGCGTTTCGGACAACCTTGTCGAGAAGTTCTGGCCGGGTCTGGTGAAGAAGTTCGCGGTATCTCTCGCGGAACCTCTCGAGGCGAAGGTCGTGGAGAATCACGACAGCCCACGCGGCTACGATGTGAAGATCAACGAGCGAATCTCGTACCCCGTCTACGCTGACCGTAAGATCGACGGCTTCCGGTGCGTCGTCATCAAGAAAGATGGTGTCGTTGAAATGTTCTCCCGCAACGGGAAGCAATTCGATACCCTCCCCACGATCAAGAAGGTTCTTGAAGCGTCGAAGTTCGATAACTTCGTCCTCGATTGCGAAGCAATGTGCGATAACTGGGAGATGTCTGCAAGCGTTCTGCTTTCGAGCAAGAATCTGAAGGATGACAGCCAGATCAAGATCAACGTGTTCGACACGATGACGATCACCGAATGGTCGAGTCAACTCTGTGGAACGTGGTTCGGTGAACGCATCTCGAACGTGAAAACAATCGTCGCCGCCTTGAATCACCCCAACATCGTGGCCGTTGAAGGTAAGATCATCTCGAACGAGCCCGAGCTGCTTGAGTTCTTCTTCGAAAGTCTCGAAGCGGGATTCGAGGGTGTCATGCTCAAGGATCTCTATTCTCCGTACGTGTTCGAACGTTCGAAGGCAATTCGAAAGTTCAAGCCCGTGACCACTCACGAGTTGGTGGTCGTCGGTTGGTACCAAGGACATACCAACACGAAGCGCGAAGGTCAATTCGGGGGCTTCATCGGCCTCTCGAAGGACGGTGTGACCACGAGATGCGGTGGTGGTTGGAAGGATGCTCAACGTGCTGAATTTCAGCTCGTTGGCCCCGAGACATATTATGGGAAGATCATGGAAATTAAGGGTCAATTTTTGACACCCGATCTCAAAGTAAGATTTCCCGTTTTTAAAAGGTGGCGGGAAGAATGTGATGTAGATCCGCAAGTTGTCCGTGCATACGAAGCTCATGTCGCAAAGTCTTGACACACGCATTCACTGGCTCGACATCAAGCCGGGAACAATGCTTCTCAACAAGAAAATGTTCATCACCAGAACGGCGGGAACGACAAATTTTTGGGCTCGATATCCGGTGGAGCTCGTCATATCAGTTGTATCGTGTACGGGTATCCTTGAATCGGTTGGAGTCAGCGTAAAGCCGAGTGATGACGTCTTCGTTCAGATCACGACGATCAACTCAAATCAAAAATTGAGGCATCACACGTACCACGTCAACCAAGAATTGCATCGAGCCGATTGGATCGTGTCATTTGTTTGAAACGATGATACAATGAAATATGCCTCAAAAACCCGAATCGAACAGCAAGCTCAAGATCAAGTACGTGCGAAAAGCCGAGGTCGAGAAGCCCCCGTTCGTTGATCAATTCGGACAAGCATCGACGAGCGTGAACGTTCTCAGGACTCTCTCCCACTCGATGTCGATCAATGGTGTGACTCCTCGACAATTCCTGGCGAACTACGACAACAATTCATCGAACGCCGATAAGGCCGCGGCGGTGAACGACGTCACAGATCTTCTCGAGGACGCGATCGATGCCGCGGAACGTGACGATCGAGCAGAATTTCAGACGGCGCTCGAATGCATCGAAGCGAAGTTACAGCGATCAAAAAGAACCGAATGAACCTCGATACATTTTCCCTCTACTACGAATCTCACGTTACCATCGATCCCGTGTTCGATGAACGACTCGATCTTTTCAAGCAACTTTGCAAGGAAAGATCGTTTCACGTTGCAAAGCTTCTCATGGAGAAACGAAAAAGCAAGGAATTCGAGATCAGCAACAACGATGCGTTTTGCACGGGTAGGGGGAATTCGTTCGATGATCTCAAGACAAGAATGTTAGCGTTGCTCAACGATCTTAGGATTCACGAATTCAACGTGAGACGGTACAAGATCGAGAATGCGATCCTCGATTCACGAAACGATGATTCGCTGTTCAAACTTTAGGAGAACACAATGTCAGGCAAAAAAATTGAGATCGTTCCAACTCGTGACGGAGGAAGTCACAGCAAGATAACGATCGCCGCGGATCGAATCACGATAAAGATCTCTCCGATCGATCCGAATCGCGAATTCTTGACAAAGCTTGGAAGCATGTGTTCAAGCATCAATTTGACACAAACGGGTCGCGGCGTTCTTGATCAGGTCGCGATTGATCGTGGTTCCGTCATCCTTTACACACAGGATCGACGGAAGAATCGTCATGCTCTCGGTTGCTTGTACTTCAACGAAGAATCCGTTCGATTTGAACCAAACAAATAGTGTTTTTCGTCTCCGAACATGATATGATTCTCTCTATGAATAAAGCGATTTATAAACCGGTCGCAACCGACGCTCAGGTGGAGGCTAAGTCCACGCTGGTGTACGACCGATCCGGAGGATTCACATGGTTCCGTGCCGCCGGAAAAGATGGTAACCTAAAGCACGGATGGCACGGATATTTCTCGAGTGCCCCGGAAGCCGAAACGGCATGCAGAAAAGCCGGATTCGATCCCGAGCAGATCTACTACACATCATAGTGTTTTCGTTTCCGAACATGATATGATCTGATCATGAAGGTTAACGCAAACATTGTTGCTCTCGGGAAGAACTGCGGTATCGATGTCACGGGCATGAGCATCAAAGATGCAAGGGCAACGTACAACGCGTCTCGCGATCCCAATGACAAAACGGTCGATCAACATGACATGCGTTTCGTTGATGCGCTTGATGCAAAAACTTCTCGGAATAAGTGTTCTTCCTTGTCGAAAGTGATAGGTTTAGATCATGAAAGCCTACGGAAATTCTCGAATCCAGAATCGGTCCTGCTACTACGGGTGTTGCTCGTTCGGGACCGTCAAGGCGGGGCACAACGGCGTGGAACGCGTTCGAAAAGAATACGTCCGCCGATCTCGTAAAGCAGCACGCAGAGCTAACAAGCTCGCCTGCAACGAAGAATAATTTTTGACCAAGGAGGTCGCATGGAAACATCAAAGCAAAAGACGATGTCGGATGCACGATTCGCAGCAATGATGGTTGAGCACTTCAGGGTCACCAAAAGACCCAATAACCAAAGTGCCCTTGATTGCGAAAACTTTCTTGCGTACATGGTAAGAAATGATATTCATTGACGAGAACACGCCAAGTTGTTCGATACAGGAATGTGATCACTTTGAATGCATCATGCCTGGCGACTTAGTGGTATCAAAGTCTCAAGATCAAGGTTCAATGAAGGCTTGTATCGTGCTTTTCATCGATCATGATAAGTTCCTAACAACATTGCTTTGCACGAACGGAATCATAGACAATTTCTTCACGCACTTCAGCGTGAAGTACTGGATGCACGTTCCAAGACGAAAGAACAAATGAAAAAGTACACCACGTTCGCAATACTGATCGTGTGGATCACGATCTGGGTCGCTTTCACGTTCGAGGTCGATCATTGCAAAGTTCTTTCATCCTGGCATCCACGATTTGGTTCATCACACGAAAGTTGTGATAAGATTATACAATCCGGTTTCGTCTGGGCAAAATCACAACGGGATAAATTTCAACAATGAATTCCAACACTCGTTCAAGCATTCAATCAATTCAGATCCTGAGGGCTCTCGCTGCCTGGCTCGTCGTTCTTCATCATTTCGGCAGAGAGTTGTCATCAACGTTCGCGGGGTTTTTTGCCCAGCAAGGAAACTTCGGCGTCGACATTTTCTTCATCATCAGCGGTTTCATCATTTTTTATGCTGCAACGTCGAAGGAGCACGATGCAAAGACATTCCTGTTGAACCGAATGTTCAGGATCGTTCCTGCGTACTGGTTGGCAACATTCATCATCATCTCGATGAAGTTCATCTTTCCAGCCGAGTTTTCGTACACAGACTGGAACATCAAGACATTGATTTCGAGCCTGTTGTTCGTTCCAACTGAAAATCCCGCGGGATTGGGACCGTTTCCTCCACTGATCGTTGGTTGGACGTTGAACATCGAAATCTTCTTCTACGTTTTGCTCGCATTGTGTTTTTCATTCGGACGAAGGTTTCGCTTCGTAACATGTTGTATCGTTCTCATGCTTGTACCTATCGTCTGGCAAAGGGATTGGTTCTACGGGGCGGTGTTGGGAACCCGAAAGCTCTACGAGTTCGTCTTGGGAATCGTGCTGGGTTGGTCGTACTTGAACGTTGAAACATTCAAGAAATACATTCCTCGCATTTCATGTCTCGTTGAAAAGAATTCCACGTTAATCGCATCAATGATTCTCGCTCCCTCGCTAAGCTTCCTGTATCTCGACCTCGATGGCATGAGGTTGCTGTCAGCCTTCGGGATTGTCACCGCGGGTCTCTTGTTCGAGCCAGTGATTCCTCGAACGGGTTCGATAACGAAACTTCTCGTTAGGTTCGGTGAGACATCGTATTCAACGTACTTGTTTCACTACATCGTCATGGGTGTGATGCTACACTTTCTTGGAAGGCCCCAGAACGGTCTTGCAGAGTTCTTTGAATGGGTTGTATTGGTAACCTTGGTCATGATTGCGTCGCATCTGGGATTCAATCTCGTGGAATCGAATGCAACCTTGGTTCGCTGGAGAAAGAACGTCATCGAGAGAACGAATGTACTATTTCAAGGTAGATTGCATGGTAAGGTTGAGGCATGATGTTGACGATAGATCAACAAGAAAGCATCAACGAGATGCGAGAGGTTCTGAAAGCGGAATCCGTTGAATCTGACGTGAACGATGTCATTGATTTCATTGCTGGAAACGTACTGTACATCGACATTTCATGGATCTTTGAATCGTTCCCCGCGGTCGAATCTTGCATGAAAGACATGCAAACATCGATGCGTTGGGCAAATGGGACGAACTTCGAAAATTGCAGCGACTCAATGAAGGATGAGTGCGTCAAGAATTTTTCAACGAAAATTGAATTGCTTTGCATCCTCTTGAAAAGCATCTACGGGAACATTCTTGACGCAGCATTGCAACGAAGGCTACGAACGATGCTGGGATCAATGATCAGACAATTCGTTTTTCGGAAAGATTTTTGGTAAAAATGAAGGCGGTGCTCGTTTCAAATACCTTTGTCGATCGATCAAGGCGCGGATAGCGGCAACATCAAATTCTTGAACAATCGTTCGTAGGAACTGATGACGTTTCTCAATGAGTATTCCTTCTCGTCAATTCTCATGTGACAATCATCGTGTTCGAAAGATCGTTCGTTTACCTTCACGACGAACGATCTTTCGCTTCGTTTGTTTCTTGATTGAATCTCAATCGACTCAAAATCGGGACGAGCGAGCAACCTCAGGATTCTGAGAACGAGGTAGCGGCGTGACAACGAGTACTTGATGCATCCTCCCATCGTGACATGAGGCTTGATCCACGCATGTCGATAATCGTCATTTTCAATCACGACGTAGCATTCTTTTGCTCCACAGTACATCCTGCGTTCGTGCCTCATTGTCAATACCGGGTCGAGATCAACGTCAATGATCTTCTTTAACTCAAGTGGTAGCCTTGATATCGTTCCACATGCGAGTTCACCGCGTTCAATCGATCGAAGCAATTCGGAATTCAACGAAGAAAAAGCGGGATGTTCTTGAATACGCCTTCTACAATCGTTCCAAGCTTCCCTTGCGTTCTTGTTGAGTTTTATTTCAATGAATGCTCCGTCGGTCCCCTGAACTTCTTTTATCTCGCCTTGGTAATTCTCCTCCTTGATGTCGAGAGAGCTCGTGGTACCGTTCGTGTTCAACTCAAGGCCCAACATATGCCTGATTGCCAATTCAGAATGCCCAACTCCTTCGTCGCTGTTTCGTCCATGACGAAGCTGCAGGCTGACATCATCGTAGAATGCCCCATTACGAACGTTTCGTTCATGCAACGCGATCCACTGGAACAATTCAAGACGCGACGCTTTACGAACCTCTTTCGAGTTCCGTTTCTTCAGGTTGAAGAGCTTCACGAGCTTCTTTGTTTGCGTCTCTTGAATCAAGGCATCGTGGATTGAACGCATGATCAATTATAAGACATGTCATTTTTGTGTTTTCTTTCATGAATCGTGATAAGATCAGCATATGGAAACGAACACACAACGAGTCGCAACGGTGAAGGCCACGGGCGAACAATTCGTGGTCATCAACTTAGATCTCGTCAAGAAACAGGTAGTTTGCCAACCTGACGTCTATGCGTACTCTGCGAGTCGCTCAACTAAATTGGCCCGTGTTTCTCACGTTCTAGGTTCGGCTCAACGTTTTTCGCTCGACGACGTAGTGATTCGAAATGTGACGATGACGCTTTCGCTCGCTAAGACATTGCTTGCACAAAGCCAAGCCAAAGTGAAACCTCACGTTCCTTCTGAGGTTGAGCTCGAGCTTGCGAAGAAAGTAGCCGTCATTCTCGCCGACGTATGCAACGTCCGCAACGCTTTGAATCTCAAATAAATATCTTTATTTGAACAACTAAACGTCCTTGTTATCGATCACGTTCTGAAGCAGATCGAGCACGAGGTCGGGTTGCTTTCCGAACATCTTGACGGACCTGTCGAGCGAGTTAACGTCCTTCATGAATTCTTCAAAGATCTCTTGAGCGTAGTCTCGAGTCTTGATTGATCGCTTCAAAAGTGGAACAAGCTCCTCGACGGAGCGTACGTACCGTGATTTCCATTGCCATCCGTCGTTGCCCAGGATTGCATAGACAATGTCATCCGGAACGTTAGTGATGAATTCTCGATCCGTCGTTTTCCAATCCTTTAGCTCAACCGTTTTTCCGTGCTTCGTTTGCTTCACGAGGTAGAAACCCGTGTCGAAATCGAGCGTTCGTCGCGTTCTAAGCAACGGATCTTCGCTCTTGAATTCCTTCGATGATTGAACCCTCAATGTCGAGTTCAGAAGCATGTTTCGAAACGCGCCCTTGAGCAACCCGTAACCGTTCCTGTATGAGCATGACGCTCTCGACCATCGCAGGTATCGAATGTCACCAATGAACACGTCGACCTGAATTTCGTCGTTGTACAGCAATGATAACCCGATTGATCCAACTTTCTTGACCTTCTCTGTTCCCAAGTCCTGGACGAGCTTGTCGTATACCTCATTACGAGTCAACTCGCTTTCGCAAGCGAGATCAACGTCCTGCATTGTCGGAGCTTTGCCAGTTGAACCGATACCGTGGAAGTTATCCAAGTCGTATTTTCGTAGGAATTCGTAGAGCTCGGTGCGAATGAACTTTGCGTACTGACCCAATGACACCGGCATCGAGGTGGGAAATACCCTCCCACCTTCGTTCACTTTGATTTCCTCTTCGAAGAATTCCTTTTCACAAAATACATGACAATCAAAATGATCCCATAGATGAACATCATCGTTCCTGCAACGTCGAATATGTTCATTTCGTGTCACCTCGTGGTGTGGTATAACCTCTTGCCCCATCTTGAACGACGATCGGTGGTTGAATTTCACCCTCTCGACATTTTCTCAGCGCTTCTTCTGCGTCGGTAACCATTCGACGAAATGCAACATCTGGATCCTCGCTCGAATCCCCACATATTGACCGTGATTCCTTCAAAAGGATGTCATTGAGACACTTGCTGGAACAACAACGCCACGCCCGCCCCATGACGTTCGGAAGTTCCGTGTACTTCTTTGAACCGCAATTGTTGCAAAAGTAAACCTGTTTTCCGTACATCAAGTCAATTATATACCATGAACAATCTTGTGTTTTCTTTGATGAAAGATGATACGTTTGCCCGAACACGCTCGAATCGTTCACAGTCCAGCGTCAAGATCGAAGCTCGACATTGACCCGAACTTGAATAAAGCCAAGATCTGATTCAACAGCGCGAAAGCTCCGCAGAACTTGTACGTCTGACCTTTGTACGTAAAGACGATTCCTTCCATTGAGCTTGACACGTTATCAACATCTCCTAAACGTTGCATTTGCGTCGTCAATACGTTCACCGCATTCGCATCGTTGCTTTGTTGAATGGCACCGATTGCTTTCGTGAGACGGTCTCTAAGCCTCTTCACTTCCGATGCATGGTTACCCATAAAAGATGATCGAAGTGACCCGAGAATGTCAATCGATAGGCTTGTTATCGCGCTTTCGATCGGTTGAAGCCAACGTTTCTTCATCGTGTTCTCGTTCTTTACGAACGCATCCAAACGATCACGATCCGCCGAACCCACCAACTTTTTCAATTGAATGAGGTTCTGAGCATCTGGCTTCTTTGCAATGCGATTTGCAATAGCATCAACGATCTTGCGTTGCCAACCGAACGATTCAAGTTCGAATGTTGCCATGCCGTACAGGTAGTCACGAATCGTATTTGAATCGTTCACGTTCGCAATCGTCATTGCGGATTCTATCGCGCTCAAGTGTTTCGTCAATACCGACCCATCGCTCATTGCTTGCATTTTGATGAAGACGGGGGCTGAAACTTTCCAGTTCTTCATCGTCAACGCGGTTTGCATCGAGTGCATGTACATTCCAAGTGATTTTCCGAGGTTGACGTTCGCAGATTTCGCAATCAATCCATGATTCATCTCAATGACGGGCGATTCATGAAAAACGAGATGGTTTCCATCGTAATTGATGACGTTAACCAAGGGTGAGTACACTATCTCGACGGAGAACCAACGGTTCAATTTCGTTCCAAAGATCTTGAGGATATCGTGCTCAGGAATGACGCTGATTGCTTTTTCGAGCATCTCAAAGCCCGTGCTGAATGCTGCTTTAACGTTGCCTCGATCGGCGAATTTCTCTGAAAGATCGATTGAACCCAATCCACCGATCTTCATTTCGGTGGTCGAACGAGCGACTCGAAGGCCCTTCTGGGCATCGAAAGAGAACATGAGGTTGATCCCGTCGATCTTTTCAGTGACGGATTCAAGCTCTCCTTTCGAAGCAAGCGTTAAGACGTTTTTAATGTCCGAAAATGTCAGATCAAGATTTTCATACAAATGACTGATATGCCCAGCCGCCCCCGTCATATGCTTGTTCTTTCATGTTCGAATAAATTCTTTGAATAGATTTCAATCAATTTTTTCATGTCTTCAATCGTTTTTTCGGCCATCGTGGCTCGATCACGAAGTTCATCGTTCATTGTCACGAGACGTGCATTGCGATCGTTCGCAGATTTTAGTTTCTCTTCCAGCAAACGAATACTGCTAACGAGCATGTCAAATCTTTCTGTATCTGAAATTTCTGCACTCATTTTTGTTCTCTTTTCGTGAACCTATCGTACATCACGATGGCCCCCGCACATGCAACGTTCATCGACATCGTACCAGGTAGCTTAACAAGCGAATGACATCTTGAGATCATTTCCTTCGAAAGACCGTGATCCTCCGAACCCAAAACGTAGCATCCTCGTTCGGGATGCGTGAACTCAGATAACATCTTTGCCCTATCGTCGAGTTCAATTCCGATCAGGGGCGTTGAATACGGAAGACCTTCGATCAAATGGTCGACGGTATCGAAATGCATCAACGGAATCGATCGCCAGGCTTTCACTGTATCAGCAATTCCGACATCTTTCTTCAATGAGTATCGTCTACCGACAGTGAAAATGAAGCTCGCGTTGTTCAAGTACGCAGACCTCCACAGTGATCCCAAGTTTTGTCCCGTCTTGCATCGTTCGATGCCGATTGCAAAGAATCCTCTTTCGGTCACTTGATCTCCTTTTCAGCTTTGTCTGTCGCATTTTTCAATGAACCCCAGACGTACAAGCGAATCATGTCATCGGTTAACTCACTGGCGAACGCAAGCTTGAATTGTTCAACAAGACGAGTGATGAATGCTTGAGTCATTTCGATCTCAAGCATTTGACCGTTCGGTAGCTCTATGGATCGTTTATCAACGAATTCACCCGACAATGATCTGATCTCGCTCATAACTACTAGTACAATACCCCCCGTTCATGAATACGTATCATGAAATGATTAAATCCATTGAAAATACAATTACTCAGAATTTCTGAAAGCATATGCAAACAAATTCAAAATGAAAATGATTTAAAAATATTGATTAACGATTTTTTGGAATTACGGGTGCCGGAGGTGTAGAATCTTCCGCCCCCGACGATGAACCCTTACCATTCGATGGAGTTTGCTTCTTGATGACATTCGTCTTTGGGTGAACCTTTTGCAATTTCTTTCCGTTATGTTGATCACGATCCTTTTTGTGCATGTGAACCTTTGCCGGATCATCCTCGGGCTCAACAGCTTGAGTCGGTTCTAGGTCGCCCGTTATGATTTGCGCAATTCCCTTTAAGAACGCGAACAAAGCAACTTTCTCAGGATCTTTGAGATCGTTGATGTAACCTTCGAATCGTTCCTTCACAGCGCTATCGTGTAGTGATTTACCGGAACGAATTGAATTGAGCTTCTCGATGATCTGATCAACATCGGGTGCGGTTTGCATCGCTGCGACATCGTCCTTTTCTTTTTCTTGGTTGACCTGCTCCTTGTCATCATCACGTGGTTTCGTTGAAGCGCTTGACTGTGCTGACGATGAGTCTCCCCCGCCTGAATCTGAATTTTTTGCGGAGAGGTGAACTTGTTTTTCTTTCTCGTTCAAAGCAACATCGTTCTTGTTCGATGCTTCGAGAATGATTTGATCGATCATTGATCCAATGGTCTTCATTTCTTCACCCACTTGGTTCGATTCGAAGGTTTCTCTTGATAAAGCTTGACACGAGTTCTTTGTCCCGTCTCAGTCTTTTGAGGATTTTTCTTCTTTTGGACTTCTTTTACGAGAATCTCGTCCATGAATTTGTCAAAGTTCATGTTCTAACTATTCTCCATCTCGTGTAAACGACAACGAAAGACATGCAAGGTTCGATTTGTAGTCGATGTCGTGAACCCTGCAACCTTTTAGTGACCAGGTCTTCACGTCGAACGATACGGGTTCATCGACATTTCCATTGCTTAATTGCAATGAAACGATCTTGTCGAATGCAATGATGTTTCCTTGATTCATGAAACGAACCTGAAGCATCATTGCATCCATCGCATCCGTTTTTAAAGAAATCGAACGTTTGAAATCATTCTCACTCAAGTCCGTCAACATCCCTACGATATTCAAACGTTCGTCATTTCTGAAAACAACTTCGACAACCGCGTGCCATGTATTTTCTTGAAGTTTTACTAGATCATCGTTCATGAGGTTATCGGGGAGAAGCCCCTTCAACGAATCAGACATCATCACGTTGCCTGGCAAATCCTTGTAAGGAATGGGATTCGCAACCTTCATGTCGTTGTAATCCATTCCAAGGATGTTGAGTTTTTCATTCATTGCGGTCGGTACCTTTCAAGGCATCACGCTTGAGACGAAACTTTGGTAACATCAATTTAGGTTGGCAAATGATGCAATCGCTGCCACACGGTTTCCAACGATTGATCCTTGACTTACGAGCTCGTTTGCTTCCGGGCGACTTTGTTGGCATTACAACTCATTGTACATTACGTCTTTGAAGGTTGCATCGCAAAAGCGTGCAAATTCTTTATCAAGCTCGGTGATCTTTCCGACGTCCTTCGTTTGTAGTCTCAGGAACACTTGAAGATGATCTATCGTCATTTGAGCGTGGTGTCCCGCCTCCGCTTCGAATTCGAAAACAAAGTTCAGAAACTTGTTCCTGAGAACATCGTTCATGAATGCGTACTTCTTTTCAAGACCTTCATCACGAATGCGCCATTTTTCGATCGCAATGATCGGTTTTGAATCGCTTGTGATCGCAGTGATGGGCATGCGATGACCCCCGAATAGAGGCCGCTCCGCTTGACGTATGTATCCCTCATGAAGGTCTGAAAGTTTCATAGACAAATCATACCACCTACAACGGCCGAAGTGACAAAATTACTTCCATTCGTATAGATCTTCTGATTGCGATCAATGACTGCAGAACCACCCTTGAATTTCATGTCACGCTCACGACCTACACGATTTGCAACGATAACGTTGCAGTTCATGCTTTCCGACAAATCAACCCAACTCGAATCGGGATACGAAAATCCGTTTCCCCAATTCGTAGGAAGACAGATCGTGTCAACCGAGCCTTTATGGTAGAATTTATGTTCTGGTCTGAAGAACTTGTATGATTCACGAAAGTTGTTCGCAATGTCCTTGCAAATCAGTGCTCCAAGACGACCGTGATCGGTAACGGTGATCTCCGACATACGTTCACTGGGGGTCGCCCACAACGCATCGTTGCCGTGGAGGTTTCGTTTTTGAGCGTTCGCAGTGATACCGCTGGGTCCAATCGTCACCGCGCTATTGTAAAGTTTCCCCTCGTAAAGTTCGATGTAACCAAGAACGATGTGGCAATTGTACATCTGAGCGAACGGAGCGAATGCTTCGGTCTGGTAACCGTCCTTTTGTTGACAACAATCGAACGCTTCTCGAGCTTCACGAATGACGAACCCGCTCAGGCACAACTCGGGTAGAACGATGACTCGGGCTCCCTTGATCGCAGCTTCATGCACGAGCATTTGAGCTTGAACGATGTTGGAACGAACGTCCAAAAGCTTGGGAGCGAATTGAATTGCTGAGACGATAGTTTGCATTTACTTGATCAACCTTCGAATCTCTTCACGAATCGTCAATTCAACGCGTTCCTGAAAAGTATGTGTTCCAACGTCTATGAACAACGCGTCGTCGTACTCTTCTTCGTCCTTTCGACGCTCGGCCCGTACAATGTCACAATCATCCGCAGTGTCATGATCGACAATCGCATTAACGTTAACAACATCATCTTCAGGATTTCCGTAGTTAGGAACGTTCGGAGGAGGCATGTTCAAGAGAGTTTGCGATGGATTTTCACTTCCACCGAAAAGTTCTTTGATCATGACACGAAGCTCGCTCTCTTTGATCGACTTGTTCACAAAGAGTAACTATCTACTTTGCACTCGGTTTACCTTGAAGGTTAATTTTTTACGTTTGAACATGTATTATGTGTACATTGATCTCACGCTTGATGAAAAAAACTTGCAACTGAAAAACGAAAATCTACTATTCTTTAGATTTTGTCCAAGTTCTTCCAAAATAAAGACTGATGATCGGAACGGTATACACACCGACCGCAGCAACATCGAACGGTCGAAGCCAAGGAATATTGAACATGTTCAGGACGTACGAAATTGTCGTGACAACGAAAGCAACGACGAGGAGGGTGGTGCTCACCGATCCATTACCTTTATTGTCCCCAACCAACCACCATTTGTCCTTAAGTTGTGGCGTGATCTCGACCTCGGTCTTCGTGGTACCGTCGTCAGTTTCAGTCTTCGTGATCGTTACGTTTGGGGGTTGCTGAACTTCAACTACTTGTTTTTCAGGATCGCTCATGAACTTAAGTATCTTCAGCTCGAGACTTATTTAGTAGCCTAAAGACGTGCTCACGACCACGAGAACGGTCACGAGAGCCCCACCAGCGAACCCACCAATTGTCCACCACAAAACATTTGATTGCGAATTCTCGAGCTTCTTGATGCGGTTGACGAGCAACTCATTTTCAGACACTGCGGATGAAAGACGAGCCGAAGCAATTTGTTGATCCGTACGTCGTTCAATCGTGACATTGTTCAACTTGAATTGACATTCCGCGTTACAGATCTTGTTGACACGGTCGATCTCAATGTTGATCTGTTCGGGGACGTTCTTGAGTTCGGTGTTGATTTTCGCCGCCGCGGCGGGTGAGAACAGGATGCCGGTGAACGGAGCCTTTTGTCCGAGTTTTAGAGGCGAGATAGCTTCACCAACGTTCGGTTCATTCAATTCCATCACTGGTACGGGCGGAAGAACAACGTCCTGAGCATGAACGATGTTCGTCGCCAGCAGGGATCCCAACATAACGCAACTTAAGAATCGTTTCATCATTCGTTCCAACTTTTTTCCGTAACGACCCAATGGCCACCCTTATCACAAACTAATTGTGGAATCGGTCTGCGACCTGGAACGCATTCGGGCATCGCTCCAAGAACGCATCCTGTGTATATGCCGCATAACACGAACCAAGCGAACAATAAGCATCTTCCGAAGGTACTGTCAAAAAAATTCAAAACCTTTTGAACTGGTGTCAAGTTTTTCTTAGGAAGCAAATTTTTCAGAGTTTTCAGTGAGCTTGAAAGGTTCATGTACTCGTTGCAAGCCTTGAACGCGTATTCATTTAATTCATTTCTAGGAATTACGTCGGGGATGGTATCAATGAACATTCGTTTTGCAACATCGAATCGTGACCTGCAAACCGTTTTACCTTCTTGACGAAAATCAAACAAGTAAAGAGGATGTGCGGCACTTGAAATACCAAAATCGAACGTTGTACTTTTATACGTTGTCGTAGTCTTCGACTTGAGACCGCCGGACAAGTAATTTTCAATTTCATTGTAAATCGGAGGAATTTTTACGTCTCCGACATTCAAGGACTTTCTAGTCGTATCATCAACGGTACACGCTGTGATTTTGATGTCTGAGCCTTCTTCGGTTAAAACCTTTTCATCGATTATCGATTTTGCCACGATCAATCCTTTGGAGGAATTACTTTGAATTTTGTCGTCTTGCTAAGTTCATCCGCGAGTTTTTCAGCGTCGTTCTTTGTTGCATCCAAAAGCGCGTTCGTTTCTTCGATTTTCTTTGCTTCGAACGCTTTCTTCGCGTCTGACGTCTCAACCTCAATCGTCTTCAACGAAGCATCACGTGCATCCTTGACCGCTTGCTTTTGAACGATTTCTTCCTTACGAACGGTTTCGATCTTTGCAAGCTCGTCTTCATGAATCTTTCGAACCTTCATGAAATCATCAGCGAAGTTCGGAATTTTCTTACCTTTCGTCGCAATGAAAGCGACTATTCCCCCAACAACGACGAGAATTATTGCCCAATGCTTCTTGAAGAATGCAACTGCTTTTTTTAGAAAAATGTTCATTAGTTCAACTTCGACTTATCTACTTTGGTCTCGGGCATTCCCAACCCATTCAGGTCAAAAGAATTGCTCGGCGCGAAAGCTTCCAAAAGATCAAAAATGATCTCATCGTGCTTTTGAACGATTAAATTCAGCCCTTCAAGAGATTCAAGCAAGCTTGCAATGACACTGTTTTGCCTCTCAATGACTTTCTCGTTCTCATCAACTTGTTGTTTCAAGGAAACAAAGGCGGGGGATTGAGAAATGTAACCTTCAGTCAATTTCTGCATCAGAGATTTCATCATCGGTTTCCTTTAACTTCTGGTTAATGAGATTGTACAACGCATCATGATCGAGTGCATCGATCTTATCGTTTTTCTTTGATTTCGAGTAGTACTTCTCGATCTCGCCTTTCACTATAGCGAGTGAAATCTTTTCCAGCATCCGAGTCGCAGGAGCGTAGTCAGCGACAACGAGCTTGCAGAACTCTTCGAGCGCTGCCTGAATAGTGATGTTCATGTCGAACATCTTCTTCCTGAATTCGAGGTACACTTCCTTTCGCAATCCAACATGGATGCTTTTGCGATCCTCCATGAAATCAGAACGAATTTTCATTTAGAGAGGCCCCGCCTCGGCTGCCCGAGGAGCAACAAAATCATCCGTTTCGTGTTCGCTTTCAGTCTTGTCTGCGACCATCGAATGTTCATTCTTGAACGCGTCTTTCAAGGCCTTGACGACATCTGAATCGTAGCTCTTCGAAATGAAATTGATGGAACGTTTGATTATCGTGCTGCGAACCTCTAAAAGATTATCGTAGTTCTCGATCAAACGGGCGACATCGTTCACGAATGCACCGACATCGATGTCTTCGACCGTCATCTTCGTAGGCTGAGTTGGTTCAGCGGGAGCTTCTTCGGTTGGCTCATCGTCTCCCATTTCTTCCTCGTCTCCTTCGGCCTCCATGAGCTTGCGAAACGTACGAAAGAAATCGTTTCCTTCGGTCTTCGCCGCTTTTGCGCCGTTCTCGTACTCAGTGAAGTAACGATCGACCTGAGCATCAAGCGACGTGCCGTTCTCAACGTGATCCGGATTCGACGTTGTTTCACGAAGCTTTCGCATCACCGAGGAAGGGGAAACATTACCCCCCGAACGAAAGTCGTTCGCGATGACACGTCGTAACTCTGAAAGCTTGATCTTCACTTCAGTACCTGAGCAATCTTTTCTGCCTTGGTGAAACGTTCCTCAACAACGTTCCAATTGATCTCACGCATCATCGCGACGAGATAACTTTTTTTGTCATCGAGGTAATCACGTGAATAAGCATGTTCATTCATGTCAATGACGAGAACGGGGAACAATCCCATCATGACGTCGCCTGAGTGATTGCTAACGATCGTGTTAACGTAACGCTGCAAGTGCATGTTGTAAGCGAGAACCGCCCAACCGTTACCGGCCGCAAGACCGCAAGCGATCATGTCCTTTTGCCAGGAATCGAAGTCGCCAAAGTCACGCTGGATCTTCATGTACGAAAGTGTATCCATGAAAATTTCTGAATGCGGGTCGTAGCAGTTGGCGAAGTAAAGCTCATGCAACCACTTCGCGTTCAGGTTGTACGTCTCATCGAGCTTCAGCGAGCGGTACTTGCTGTGTGATGAATTGACCTCATCAGGTGAACGATTCACAGTGTCGAGTTCAGCAGATGTCTTGTTGCTGGAATCAACGTAACCAGCGTAGAGCTTCGTGTGAGCATCCTTCGTCTTTTGCGAGACGAACTCAGAGACCTGATTGAACGTCTTTTGCTTGGAAACGTATGCTTCCTTCAGAGGTTGCTTTGTTCCATTGATCGATTCACGAACGATCTTTTTAAGATCGATGTCATTTAGAAGATCCTTAAACTTTTCCATTATGTCCTAAGTATGTTTCGCGTGTCATTGATTCACGCCACATTATATTCTTCTAAATCATCGCCCCGGATGGTAAATAATTCACCCTCGGGAGTTCTTAGTTCAACATATCGTTCACCAAAATTCACCGCATTTACCGTATATCGAATTCCACTTTTGATATGAACTATTTTTGTTTCGGGAGCGAGAACGGGCTGAGATTCTCCTTTGACACGAGCAGCAAGTTTCAGGTCTTCAGTCAAGGATGCTACCTTCGCTTCCCATTCTTCTCGCATGATACGAAGAACGTCTGATTCGGTGAGAACTTTCATAATAGTAACTAGAGTTCGTTATAAATTTTATGATCAATTTGTTGAATGGAATTAAATTCTTTCCCATTCGAAATGAAATTTTCGATAGTTTTTAACGTAGTTTCAATATTTTGAAAATCATGTTCCCACAATACGATAATGTTGTATTGTGAAATTTCATGTAAAAATTTTAACCTTTTAATTTGAGCAGAATATTCTTCAAGCGTAGCATTCGATTTTCGTCTAAAAATATCAAAATGCCAATAACTGCCATAGTACTCAATTAAATGAGTATCATTTACCAGCATATCGACAACAAATCGACCTTTATTTTTGATTTCATCAAATTTTGAAGGTTTTTCTGTAAATTTAATCATTAGTTGTTTTTTGACTAAAAATTTCTTTGAAAGTTCTTCCACTAAAAGATTTTCAATTTTTGAAGAATGATTTTGTGCACGCATTCCATGCATTCTACTTTCAATCCAGCGTTCCATTTCTTGTTTATCATTTTCAATTTTTGGTTTTACAATTCTTGACCAAACATTACAGAAAACAGCTAATTTTTGCTTAGCTTCAATTTCGGAATAACCTCGTAAAACAAACCATTGAATCGAATTATTTTTAACGTGTCTTGTTGACGTATTAAATCGTTCTACAAACGATAAAATCGTTGTCCAAATTTTTGAATCGAAATCCCCCACAAGAGCTTCCGCCGCATGTAATAAATACTCTTTTTCAACTAATCTAGCAATGAATTCAGATTTCGTATGACAATTCTGAAAAAAATTACGAAATCGATGAAAAAAACGTTGTTTTTTTAAAATACGAAGTTCATAGACGGTCGCACCCGATATGAACAAATTTAACCATTTTAACGGATCAACGTTTATATGGGGGTCATGTTTAACAAATTCAGTAAAAAGTTCACTACAAACAACTTCGTATTTATTTTTATGAGAACAAAAATGTGCAGGTAAACCTGTAATAATGCACGAAGGTATATGATCAAGTTTTTGATTGAAATGAAATTGTCGTAATAATTTGCTTGATTGTGGTTGTAAAAAATTTGTGTATTCGATTTCTTCTAAAGAAATTCGTTTGCAATTTTTTCTCTTTGCGATCATGATCTACATATTCACAACATTTATTTCCGATATCAGAAGAAAACGCATTAAATTTTGGTTGAATCGAATTCATTTCATTAATCTGAAACACATTAATTCCAGATTTTTTTAACAAAAATAAACCAGAATGATCACGATATGATTTATCATAAACTACTGTGGTAATACCAGCATTAATAATCATGCGTGAACATATTAAACAAGGTTCCGTTGTAACATACATGATTTTTCTTTTATGATCATTAAAATCAAGTTTTATCAATGAATTCTGCTCAGCGTGAACCATTCCCGATTGTCCAGGTTCTAAACTGTCTGGTTCATTACTTTCTCCTTTTGCCTTACCATTGTAACCCATAGCCAGAATTCGTGTGTTATCTTCGGGAACGATAATACACCCCACCTTTAGTCGTGGGTCGAGCGATCTTGCATTCGCGATCTGGTGAGCGATGTTCATCCAAAGACGTGGCCAGGGTATTCGTGCATCAATCATTTCATTTGATTCCGACGACCGAACAATAATAGAGAGAAAACGCTGCCAGCGTACAAATCAAAAAAGTGACAGCACCCGTCAAAAAATTCTTCATGTGTTAACGTACAACACTAACGATGGTTCGTTCAATGCTCGAGCAATCGTGTGTTGATCTACGAAATCTTTAAATTGTTTCATCCAGCGGGGCTCATAGAACTGAAACAGTGTTTTACCATTCTGTTTCATGTAAATGATTTTCCACAGATCTACATGAGCATTTTGTTTCGTCATTGAAAGGACCATCAAGAATTGATTGTTAATTTGAATCGACCTCATTCTTGTCGAACAATCGGATCCCTCGTTGAACATGTGGCTGAGTGCCTTCCACTTTTCACAACATTCACCCTCGGTACCAATCCCGATCAATCTACCGATCATCGAATTTCCAGTCATTATTCAACATTTCAATCGTTGAATACGTTTTTGTGTACATGTTTCCCTCACAAAGAACATAAACGATCGGCCAGTGCAATGTTTGACGATGCTTTGTTCTTCCCAATACCAATAACAATTTTCCCTTAAGATTCCTCGTCCTTTCACGGGGTGTCATGTTATGACCGTTCAACCGTGTAAAGAATTTCGCGCTGTCAAAAATCTTAAGCATTTCTCACAAATGGATGGTGTTCAAAACATCTCGATTCATAAAGATCAACTCCACCAATTTCTATCTCGTTTTCGTTGAAAACCTTTTTGTGGGTATAGAAAGCGTCATTACCGCAAACCGTGCAAACCGCGGGACATTTTTCTATCTTTGTCGCCCAAGGTAGTATCCTTTCGACCTCCTTGAACGTCTTCCCATTGTAACCAATGTCGAGACTCGAAGCGACGATGGTTATTCCCTCTTTGAACATCCATATCAATGCATCGGCTGTACCTTCAAGCATGAAAACCTCGTCGAACGCAACAACGTTCGGTTTTTCATCCAGCCTTACGATGTGCTCGTACAACTCATCAATGCTTGAAATCACGATTGCATCAGTTTGCCAACCGTTATGAGAAACGATCGATGATTGACTGTAACGATTGTCAAGCGATGGCTTGAACGCGATCACACTACGTTTCTGGTACTTGCACTTATCAATGTACGAGAGAAGATTAGACGTCTTACCGCTGAACATCGGACCGCAATATACAATAAATTCAGGTACTTTCATACTTATGTCGAATATCTATTATCATGTTTTTGAGAACGATAGAAAAAATTCATTTTACTTACAAAGGAAATCAGTTCAAAAAACCTAAAATTCTGTACGTTTTAAAGTGTGATAACGTTGATTGCGGCGTTGAATATGAACACGGCGCAAAACGCAAAATTAATTCTAAATCTGGTATGCATTTTTGTTCAAATCATTGTAAATTCGCAAGTTCAAAAAAGGGAAGCAAGGTTCAACTAGAGGGCGAAAAAACGTGCTTAGAACGATATGGAACATCTTGGGCGGCACAAAACAAATCCGTAACCCAAAAAGGTATCAACACAAGAATTGAAAAATACGGCAGTGCCTCAATGTGGGGTGTTCCAGAACAGCTTGAAAAGTACACAGCAACGATGATAAAAAATCACGGTGTGAAGTACACGTTCCAGTCAAAAAAATTACGAGAAAAGCGTGAAGAAACCTGGTTAAAGAACTACGGTGTTCCATACAGACCATTTCCACAAGAAAAATGTCGAGAAAATCTATTTCTAAAAATGACTAAATTTCCCAACAAATGGTCATCGGTTGGCGAGATCAAACTATCGAAAATTCTCGAAGAAAAATACGGAACGATAAATCGACAAAAACGAGTACATAAATGGCTAATTGACATTCACATCGAACAATTCGATATTTACGTTCAATTTGACGGTGTTTACTGGCATGGACTTGATCGACCGATCGAAAAAATCAAGGCATCAAAAAAACCACGTGATATCGGAATTTACCAAAAATGGATGAACGACCAAGAACAAAATGAGTGGTTTAAGGAACACAACGTTAAATTGTTTAGAATAACAGACGTTCAATTCGAACTTTTTGGCATTTCTCCAATTATTTCCTACATCGATTCATTTCTTACGTGATCGCTCCTCGATTTCACGCATCTTCTTTTTAAAGAATTCCTTCGCGCACTCTTCGATGCGATCGGATCCCGAAACACCGGGACAGAAATTGATTTCAAGCAACTTGAAATTTCCATCTTTTTCGACGATGTAATCAACTCCTGCAACGTCCAATTCGAAATTATACGCAACATTTCGTGAATGTTCAATCAACTCTTTTGAGAGCTCGTAATCATCAATGTCGGCACCAGCTGAATTCTTTATCCAAGAACGATCGTTCTCAACTCGAATTCCGAACGTATCACCACCAATGATCAATGAACGTACCGAAATTCCCTCAAAGTACGATTCAATTGAAAACCTGGACGTGACTGCGGGAAATTGTTCAACGTTCTCAATGAGAAATTTTCCTTCGCCTCGATGGACGTTTCCCATCTTGACAACGAGCTTCCCGCTCTTCGTAAAATCAAACATGTCATACAATGCGTCGGTGTCAAGTTGCGTGTTGATGTGAATTTCGTGATCTATGAATCCACTTCGCACGCATTCATCAAGAACATCGTATCGATCGATCATTCGAAGAAGAACCTTTGGATTGGGCCAGCAATGTAAACCACTATCGATTACAACCTGATAATTGTTACGTTCAATGTCCTTGTCAACGAGGTCAGCAAAATGAATGATCCCATCGACAGGATCATTTGGACGGCGCTCTCTGTAGACAAGTCCTTCACGAACTATCAAGCGTTCTGCCGTGCTTGAATGTTGCCAGTTGTCCATCGAAAAAACGGCTGGCATCGAGACGCGAAATTCTCCCGAAAAAAACGTGTACGGCCTGTAACCCATTTTACTCATTGCGTACCAACATGCCTTGTAGTAAACGAAACCTCGAACAACTCAACGTTCTAACTTTTGAACGACAAAGATACATTACGCTCGTCCAAGCGGTGAAACGTTCACCACCACATATGACGTCAATTATGAACCATTGTTCTAAATTTGACCCCGTATACGCAATGAATAGGTCATTTCGTTTCAAATCTTGTGGATTCACCACCGCGCACGGGCATTTCCACCAGTACCAGCCGGGCCAACGCCGGGCCAGAAGACTGGTCAAGATTTGATGGCAGATGAGCGCGCGTTGCCTACCTGCCGATACTTTGTGTAATCGAGAGCGGTGATCTCTTCGTTTACGATGTGAGCCATTTAGAAAATTCGAACCGATCAGGAATTGTTGAAAAATTCAACTCACGAAGGAACTTCACTTCGTCGAAACCCGAAATTTCTGGACACTTAATTAGCGAATATTCATCACCTGCCAAAATATTGTCAAGCATTTCGAAGTGTCTCTCGTACACGTGAAACGAATTGCAATGATGATGATACGAACCTTGTTCGAGATCCGGGTAGAATTCTTTCAACGCATGAAACATCATTTCGAACATGATGCTGAAAGCAGGCGCGTCGTTCGCCATCCCAAAGAATGCATCCTGGGATCTCATCAGGACGCTCATGTTGAGAACGTTCTTTCGAATTCGAAAATTCAATGCGTATGTACAAGGAACATCTTTGGTATTCGAGAACAAGTGTTCAGAATTCAAGATTGTCATCGACGCTCGTCGACTATCTTTATCAAGTTTCAATGTATTAACAACGTTGTTGAATTGATTCGAAGTAGAATTGAAGATGTATTGTCCGTAATTGCTGTTGATTGATCCATCGTGATTGACAAGATCTTTCCACATCTTTGCCTTATCACAGATCGATAAATCGAACTTATCGCCCCGCAAATACCACAAAACTTCCTGCTTCACGTAATTCAACTTGAACTTTCGACAAGCAAAGCTTTGAAATCGAACCTCGTAAGGAAGCGTGTAAGAGTAGTTCTCAAGTTCCTTGATCAGTTGTCCGCGAGGACTTACCAACTGAGCGTATTTTAGCGGTTTAAGGATACCAACAAAAATTGAACGATGAAAATCGGGAGAATTTTCTTGAGACATCTAACAAATACTACAAACTCTTCGTTGCCAGTTTCAGGCAACATTCACAAGTTGTCTTGCTTTTTTCAAACGTGTATCGTCGCTTGTTGTCTGCGAGATAAATCCCTTCAGGCAAGACAATGCCTTTTCTCCAGGCATCGGAAGGCCACGAAGGTGTCGACCATTCCTTGTCACAAACGAATTGAATATCAGGTTGTGAAGCGTACTCAATCAAGTGCACAATATCATTCATTGAACAATCCTTTCATTAAAGCGTATGCTTTTTCCATCGTTTCTTCGTATGATGATCGTTTACGAACTACCTTTTGAAGTCGGTTCCAATCATCACCTTGTTTTCCAAGTTTAACATGATCAATCAATCGACTTGCAGCCTGCGCAAGATCAGAAAAATCGGGATTTGCAATGAATTCACGAGGATAATTTGCTTCGCGTGAAATCGTTGAGTACTCGTAGTTATCGAGCCAAAGCGGCATCATTCCCAAATCGATGCATTCGCGACTGGCTGTCCCACCAAAACTATCATCAGAGTAAAATGCACCCACGATGTCTGAGTTCTTTGCGATCCATTTGTACTCATCACGGTTCAAACTGTCGGGTACCACGCTAAAATAGCCGTGCTGACCCAACGTTGATTCGAGTTGTTCATTCGATAATCGTTTGGATGAACACCCACATATCACGATAAAATCATCTCGAAGCTTCCTGAGTTCCGGAAGAACGTTGAACATGAATCGCCAGACGTTCGTGTAGTAATTTTCGTTATCACCAAAACGATTTGGAACAAACAAAACAACCTTCCCCTCGGGGTGTTGTTTTGTTTGAGCGATGGCGTCGTAAAACCGCTCTTGATCAATTCTGATCTTTGAATCATCGGGATAGACGTTGATCTCTTCAGAGGAATATCCATCATCAGAAGCATGACTTTTCTCGATCACCTCTTCGAGAAGCGTCTTGCTGTAATCGTGTGACATTTCATTGAAGAAAATATCCATCGCAGATTCACATTGCCAAAAGTTCAGATCGGCCCCGATTGCTGCTTCCACCTGGCCATGCCAGAGAGGTGAAATCTCTTCATTCTCAGTTCCCGCCCACAACTTGAACTTTGGTCGAGACTTGTTGTCAATGAAATGGGAATGAACGACAAACTTGGGACGGTGCCCCATCGCATTGAACAAGGCCTTGAAATTTCTGAGATGCAACGGATCGTTTAAATAGACGATGTCATATTTCATCTTGTTCGTTGAAAGTAACAGATTCAAATCATCAAAGTTGAAATCGAACCTAGTCGCAAGAGCGTTCGGCAGGATTGTATGGTGCAAGAAGTTCAACTTGCCTCCGAACTTCTTGATGAGATCAGAACTAAGATCGTACGGAGAAAGAACACAATCCTTCGCATGAGGACACATCACATCGATGCGAAGATCGGGATCAAGTTTTAGCATTGCTCGACAACGACCCATGACCATTTGGTATCCAGAGTCCGTTGCAAGATCGAATCTACCTTCACGTGTAATTGAAGACAATTGAGTCTGAATTAGCATTCTCATATAACACACCTTAAATTGTAAAATGACAACGTACCCTTACAAGAAAATCGTTCAATTTTGCCTTGATTGTTCAATACGTAAAACATCGTATGACTGTACTGTATGACGAGATAAATTTTACGATCAATTTTGCTCAAAATTAAGTCATCATTGATGATGACAATATCACCGGGGACAAGTTCATTGAATCGTGTTTTCATTCAATTAAAAGAATCGTGACTCGCATTCCAAGTTGATCACTCGATTTTGAATACAGATCCCACAGATCATCTTTGAACTTTGAGATGAACATTTTCGTTATCGTTCCATTGTTGTAGAGCAACGTTACCCATGATCCAGATTCGTTATCAACTGAACCAATGCACGTGCAATCGCTAACGACCTCTTTCAAATATCCGTACGATATTCTGTAGATCTTTCCCGGGATGAATTTTTCAAAGCTCAATCGTTCCCCAGGAACTTTCGTTTATCGTGTAGAACACCTTCGTGATTCCCCGATTCCTCATCACGGCCTGACACATTTTACAAGGTTTCGCCATCGCAATCTTGCCATTATCGCGACGTGTCCGGGCAACGTACACCGTCGAACCGTGGTCGAGCTTTCTCGACAATCGCGCCTCAGCATGAGCATCAGGTGCCCTTTCAAAGGAACTTCCGTTGTACGATTGAACGACCGTTCCGTCGGAACGTACACCGATAGCGCCCAAGTACGCTCTACGGTACTGATTTCCCTTGACGCTGACGTGTGAAGCAATTCGTAAGTACTTAAGCATGAATAGATTCTGTGATCTTACCGAGTCGTGTCCAAATGTAAAAGTGCGAACCGAGCTCGTTAAACGAAAAATTTCGTCCGTACGCACCCCACTGGGAAACTTCGTTCTTGTAAGCCCGCATGATCTCGTTGAACGTCTTCCCGTCGGTGACACCTTGAGAGCGAACGAATGCGATGAGGTTCTTCTTGCGAACGACGTTTTTGTTCATGATTGAATTTATCATACACGACAAAAAATGTCACTACCACGTGCCAATTTTACCGTTGGAACGTTTTCTTGAAGAACGTATTGCTCGAATGAGAGGAAAGGCAACCATTGAAATTGTCATGTAAATAACTGAACAAAACAATGCCAGAATTTCATAACCCAATCCTCCCAAAAGAACAATTACGTTTATTGCAAGCAATGTTGTTAAGGCTGAATTAATCGATTCTTGTTCAATGACTCGTTGTCTTGTTTCATCCGGTGCGGAACCCCCACATTCACCCCCAATACAGAAATCATAATCGGGATGACATTTCAGGCCTCGAGGGTGAATGAGATGCCACTTGCAAATATGTTCATTCTTTTTCATGATTCATCTGCTTTGCCTTGACAACGTTGTCAATGATAGTTTTCAATCGTTGAAACGATTGGCCCAAAGCTAAAATGTCGACATGTTGCAAACTATACGAGTTGACGCACATCCTCTTAATACGAGGTTTCTTTTGTTCGAGACCGCAGTACACAGCATGAATTCGTAACTTTGCTACCCGTTGTAAATCTTACTGTTCTACAACGAATATCCATCCCTTGTAAATCTTGTCATCGTAAATCACGTGATCGCCGATACGGACCGGTAGACATCGATTGTTGAATCCGATTTGTGTCTTGCAAAGTTGACCGGGCGTGTCAATTATGGATTCAGATTTCTTAAGAGCAATTTCCCTAAGAATCGGTTGAAAGTGCTTTTTTGCAAGGTTGCTCATTGAAACTTGAGCGGCGTTCAACGTATCATGCTTGCTTAGAATGTGGTACGTGTGATGATCCTGAATGTAATGTCCCGTCGTATCATCGTATGCAATGTAGAATCGTTGATTCGTGATTTCAATATCACTGTAGATCGCGATCCTGAATCTTGAATCCGTGTTGTAGTGGCGATTACGTGATACAAACTGTATCGTGACATTTTTTGGTGTATTCCACCTGTATGATGAGTCGTCTTTTAATTGCGAATACGTGAACGTTTCATGACTCGTGAACGCACCTCTCGATTTTTCGAGTTCTGGTTTAATCCATTCGGGAACGCTGTTTGCAAGTTTACTGGAATCAAGTCCCATTCTTATTCATCTCCAATCACGAACATGATGTCATTGATTTCACGTTGTAGGTTCTCGTCATCAACATTCAAAAGCATCGTCTTGCATTTCGTGAACTTCAAGAAACGCCTGTACTCATTGTCAAGACGATCAAGAACCGATGCATCGATTGAAGAATCGAGATCATCGACGATCGATGCGTATGAAGATCTGTGACAGATTATGATCCACGCACCGAGATTTGCAAATGATTGATCGATTTTTTCTAGCATTCGATCGTCCGTTTCACGTCCTAAGACCTTACTGTAGACCCATTCTGAAGGATAGGCACGATCCATGATCAGTGATTGTTTTGTCTGTGAAAGAAGATCGACGACTCGGGGATCAGCATACTGGAGGTGCTTGATGAAGTGGTTCTCAGAACGATTCAAGAACACATCGTGTTCGTTTGAAGCCTTGAATCGGGGAATGTCAAGACGTTTCGAAAGTTCATGAGAAATTTCAGTTTTGCCGCTCATGTCGACGCCTTCAAGGATTATGATCCGTTGCTTAAAAGGCTTCTTCGTTTTCTTGAACGACATCAACATTCAAGATTCCTTGACAACCTTCTTGAGAAAACGAACCAGATCAGACTTTCGTTTGCAAACTCCGTCATTAAAACCTGGAATTGATAGGTTCATACGATTTTGATCACCCATCAAAGGCAATTTCCGTGCCTCCGTTGTTAGACGGTAGCTGACGAAACTTTGAAGATTGACTTCTTCCTTTCTGCTGAGGTGGCGATTCTTGATAACGATATCCATCGAACCAAGAACGCAACATCTCGCAAGGTTTGGATCGTTGATATCACAATCACGCCCATTTGAATCCTTCGCAATTGACTTTCGACACCAACCGATTCTTCCACTTTCGTAAAGTTCGATCATCGACCTAACAACGTTCTTAAAAACTCGATCTGAATTTGTCATATTTTATCCTTACACGTTCATCGTAACACGTAATGCACGACATTACATTTTAAATTTCAACCGTCGTCAAGTTCACGCATTTTGAACATTGATGTCGAAAAACCAAATTCTGGATCATTGCTGATCTCAGCTCCAATGAGAGCGTACTTATCGAACTTCTTCGTACCGTTCCAGCCCCACATGAACATCTTGTACGTCTTTCCAGACGGCCCCTGTACCTTCAACATCAGGTACTTCTTCCCCGTCTTCGATTGCTTGGGCGTTGTTTCAGCGATGCAAAACCAGTACGTTCCCTTTTCTTCGTACTCGTCGATCGACTTGATACCCATGTTTGCCAAGCCTTTTTTCATCTCCTCGGAGATGATCATGTTCACGTCCGCAGTACCGAAATGTTTGATGCTTCGCAAGATGCGTTCGAGCTTCGTGTAAGGTTCCACGCCTCGGGTTTCTTGGAGAAGTTCGTAGAAACGTTTCCTTCCAAGATGAGGATCCTTCCTCGTCGTCTTCTTGATGTCGTTGATCCTATCGATCACGATCATTCCCATTTGTTTATAGTTGTCAAACAACTTTCCCGGTCCTACACAATCCAAGCTATTGAAGGCTTCGACGTTTATCAACGCCTCGAGAGCGCGCTTATTGAACTTGCCGAGACGCCATGTGCCATTCTCATCCCATAACAATTCTTCGAATGAATCGAACGGACGAAGCGATTGCAATTCCTCTGCGGCAGTACCACCAACGCCTTTCGCGGTCGTCAGCGCTGGCATTAATTTTTTTCCGGGGAGAACCGTCCAACCTGAGGTTGCATGCATGATATCGATAGGAACGATGTCGTAACCCATTGCACGAACCTCAGCGAATGCCTTAGCACGAGAATCGTCGTTACCCGACATTGATTCGAGGTAAGCCGTGAGCCATTGAGTCTCGTGATGGTACATGAGCCAGGAACACATATATGAATCAATAGCGTAAGCCGTGGCATGGCTGTTCGATGTTAGAATACCATTAGCGAGATAAAACTGGTGATCACAATGATCAACTTCAAGATCACAAGTTTCATGATTTCCAATTTCTTCAACTGAGAGAATATTAGACATAAATTTTATTCAATCCCAGAAGTTTCGCATTTTCGATGCCAGCAATTGTAATCTGTTCTAGTTGATCTTTCATTTTTACTATGATTGACTCTGAAATTCGAAATAAACAAAAATCAGTTTGTCTTGAAGCGAAGAATTCATTTTGCTTCAAATCGTTGTTCATAGTGACAAAAATTTGTCGATCACGGGGAGTAACAAATAATTCAACTTCTTCAATGGTTCGATTAAATCCATGCCAATAATCACCGTCAACCTGAACATATGTTTGAATCGAAGAAATGTAAAAATCGCTTAATCCTCCGATTGGAAATTTATGTTGGCGAACAACGTGTTGATAATTATTCAACAAAATTGCATACATGAATTCCTCTGCATTCGAAGTATGGTATGTTCCATTTTTCTTCATTGTTTGATGTCGTTTTTGCATTGATTCCTTCGAATGAGAATTCTTTTTTGTTTCATCAAGCATGAAACTATTTGGAACTCCAAAACGTTCAAAAGAAGTTTTTTTGCATTTTTCTTGAACGACACGAGATTTCCACGGATTATCAACTCCCATTGAATCAATGAAAGCTTGTTTTAGCCTCCCGGAAGAATGAAGTGATTTCATATTGGCACGTGCAATTTCTTTAACGTGGTTTAAACACCCAGGCGAGGAAACATTATATTTTTCTACAAATGATTTACGTGCCAATTGCAACGCCGATTTTCCGTGTCGTAAAATACAAGTTTGTTTGGATCTTTTACCGATCGTGGGATCATTTTGATGTGCCAACTTGATAGAAATCGAATGCTTTTCACGAAGTAATGACCCCCTTATGGGATCATTAAATCTTTCGTTTGCTGCTTTTGAAATTTTCAGTCTTGTCGCATCACCCGTAGAAGTTCCTCTACATCGTGATTGATCTTGACAAGATTTGTCACAGTATCTATACTTTGAATTTTCTTTACCACCACGTTCAAACGATGATTTACAAAAGTCGCACGAATATTCGCTGATCACTTTTTTGTAAGATTGATTATTTTTACCAATCTTTTTTGTAAATCTTGTTTTGAGAAATGTCATAGTTCACTCTAAGAAGATACCACGATCGAAAGTTGTCGGTCGATTATCTCGTGAAGTGGGAGCATCTGTCCCGTTTCCTTCACCCTGAACTTGTGATCCCTCGTACACTCGATTACTTCTCCAGATTTCAATGTAACCCGAACAAGTGGTTTCGTTCCATTAAAATGGACTTTTTTAACCTTGACGAGAACGTTCTTCTTTATTTTTTCGTCACGAGATAGAACGAGATCTCCCGGTTTGACATCTTTGAGTTTCTTGGTTCCATCTTTTTGACCGGTGACACCGTAAATGTTTATAAGTTGTTGAAATGATACACATCTGTTGAAGCCGTAACCGCTCATGAAACAAATCGTCTCGTAACTTCTCTTTGCGGTTTCTTCCTTGATACCTTTCGCCATCGCACCCTTTACGAAGGCTTCCTCCATGTCCTTCATTTCCTTGATCGCGGCGGCTCCCTTCGAATGATCACGTTTCATGATCGCCCTTCGAACGTTGTCGCACTGATCCTTAGGAAAACCACCGACCTTTTCCGCAAGATCCATCACGGATTCCTGAAACACCAAAGCGTTGTACGTATCACCCAGAACCTCTTCAAAGATGGGGTGACCCCACTCGAACTTCTTTCCGTTCTTTGCGTCAAGATATATGCGATCAACTTTCGCAGAAAGCGGCCCCGGGCGATATATTGAAGTTAGCGCGGCGATGTCCGTAATTGATTCAGGTTTCCCCCTTACGAAGAACTTTTGAGCACCGCTCGAGGTGCATTGAAAGATACCTGCGAAGCGAGATTCGTGGTATACGTATTTATACACGTTCGGATCATCGTAATTGTTTGCATCGGGGTGCAGATTGTCATGATACCATTTCTTCACTTCCTGAAAGGAAGGTGATGATGATACGACCGACCTTGATTTCAGTTTAGCCACGTTCAAATCTTACTAACTTGTCTGACCAACGTGTAACGAGCGATTGCCCGAGCATTCATTCGACCCAAACGACCCTTTATGAGAACGAGAACGTTGATATCGCTGAATTCATTTCGTGCTACGATCTTGGAATCGTGTTGAATGACAAGACACAAATCGTTCTTCCTTACGATCCTGTCAACCAATTGCTCTCCCGGCAAAGGAAAACAACTCCAATCTTGTATGACAAGACAAACGTCACCCGGTTTGAACATTCAAATTTAAACTTCTTCACACGTTATCAACCATCTGTCGATTCGTTTATCGTAGTAGATTTTGTCTATGTTCAATGTCGAATTCACTAGCAATCCTTCCGCTTGCCAAGCGTAATCGCTCAATTTCGAGATAGGAATCACGTTCTTTGCTTGAATGATGAAAATGATTCCTAGTTCGTAGGAAGATTTTTGCTTGAACGAATAACCGAATCTTGCCGCGACCTGTGAGACCGCTGTCACTGATGCAAATTCATTAAGGTTGTAAGTTCCACTTTTTGATAACTTCAAAAATTGATTTTCCGGTAAACGAATACCTCTGAAAAACGTGCCATCACAAGTACAATTTGACGACATAGCAATGTCAATGAATTCTTTCAAATTTTGTTCATCATCGTTCGTCGAACCCGTGAACATTTTCACTGCGGCCTTCTGTTTTTTGCTTGTCAATTTCGATAATTGACGTTCCTTCTTTTCCATCGATTTAATCATTATCAATTCAGGTGCCATTGGCCTGATCGAATTTGAAGAACCTGAAGGAATGTTATCCGCGACAGACTGAGCAAAACCTTCGGGTGAAGGAAATTTGAAAATGTTTTGATCTATTTCCGTGTTGAGATTCGCAGCTTTCAAAGCGGCGATCAACTCCCTTAATGATGAAAATTGATATATGTTGTCATCAAACAGATCACGATTTTCATCAAAAATTTGAACGTACTTACTCATCGTGCTTGATGACATTTCTGAACGCTCGAATTCATTCATCATCCACTTTGAATACCGCTTATCACTTGACGGATCGTTCAAAATGATGTCCTTAATGACGTTTTTCGTGTTGTCGTACGTCATCGTTGTCTGAGAGCACAAATCATCAAAAATACTTTGATTGAACGTTCTATTGAGAACCTCCTTAATAAAGGTACGCAATTGCTGCTCAGAATTCATGTATGTAATTATCCCGTGATCCTCAAACGTTCAGACGCTCTGTTTTGGCCTTCAACAAGAAAATCATGCCTGACAAACTGCCGTTAATGGAAAATTTCACAAATACCACACGATTACGAAGATTTTGCATGACGATAACGTCGTCCAACAACCCTGAGATCACGAAAACGATGAAACGTTGATCAAGAACCTCATCAACGTACACGAACAGATCACCTGGCTGTGAATCACTCAGAGAAGAATTCGAATTCGACCTGCAAAGTGAGTCGATGGAATTCAATCGACAATTTTCTTGATCGTGTACATCACGTAACGATCCGCGACCCACTGGTAACCAATGAAGACGAAATCATCAACATTCTTCACGAACCTCCAATTAATGTCGATGTTGCGCAAAAGCAACGCATCGAGCTCACCCGAATCGTTTAGATAGGATCCTTGCTTCGAGTACATTCCCCATTTCATTACTGGTTTCCCTTTGAAATGTTGCAATGACGAAGTTCGATTGGACCCAACGACAAGTAGAACAATCGAACCTTTTTGCTGGCGCGGTTCAACTGTATAAGACCCAGTGACCAGTACGAAGGTCGACCATCGATCGTCAACGTCCAATGCTGGCTTTCTAGAATCGTGTACCTGTTGTTAACGATTTGAACGAATTCTTTGCACATTGTACGTGTGTTTTTCATCCGACATTCCATAATACCTCATGATTCTGCTGTTAGGTTGGGATTTTCTACCAGTTTCAAACACGATCAATATGACACTAAAATAGTTCTCACAATCGTATTGAACGTGGTGAATTGCAATGATGCACCAAGGAGGCAATTCTCGATAAGTTAAAAGATCGCCCGGAAGAAGTTCACCGTATGTTGTTATCATTTTCAAACTTTGATAATCGCCACCATACTAGCTCAGCAATTTGATGCGTCTTCATGGAATGCGTGCGAAGTTTCAGGAACTTTGCGAGACGCCTCAATCCCGCTGGTTGCATGTGGATTGATTTCATCACGCATCGTTTGCTGATGATCTTTCGCTTGTCAGATAAGGAGATCATTTCTCGTTCGAGACGCCGCCGTGTCTCTTGATTTCGCTCAAAAGCTTGACAGAAACACGAACATCGTTCGTTGTCTCAACCTTCAATGCTTGAATCAGATCGTTGATCTGATCAAAAATGTGGTCAGCGAATTCGTACAGTATGAAGACATCACCGCCAGAGATCCAACGAATTTCGCCGGGATGAGTTTCAAAGTTCGTGAACCACTTCTTGTACCAAGGCAACAAACTATACACAGTACGACGCCGCTGAAGATCTTTCGTTTGCTCAGCGCGCCGCATTTCGATGAATCTCACGGAATTCTCGCACATTTCGAGAAGCGTCGTCTTATCGATTGATACCGTCGAACAACAATCAGTTTTTGCCATTTATTTTACCTTCACCTTCAAACGTCGCTTTAGCTCCGTGCGAAGAACTGACAGTGCGTTCGTGCAATCGAATTCACGTTGATCTTCAGCGACCTGCTCGAACTCAGCCAACAACTCAGAATTCGATAGAACACGAGCTTGAGCCTCAGTGATCATGTTCGCATTCATTCTGATTCACGCCATTCCCCGCCGAGGCGTTCGCACTCAGCGTGAATTTCGACCATTCGAGGATCGCTCCATAAAGCGAGTCCGATCTTCCCTTCGTTCTTCGAAAGCTTCTTGAAAAGCTCTTGTCGTTCCTGACAAGCGTTTCTGTACTCTTCGCGTAATTGTTTACGAGTTTTCAAACGATCTCCGTTCCATAAATCATCCTACCATCATTTTGTGAAAATGAACACTAAATCTATCTTTGTCTTGAGAGAGTCTTTCAATTTCAATGGAGGAAAATCCATTAATTAGTCGAAAATTCATCTCAATGTCATTTACAATCAAGCGATTTACATCATATTTATGAGGTGGCAAAGAATGATTCGGATACGGTGATTTACAAGGAAACACCAATCACGCTCCGTGAGTACGTTGATCTTCGATTCATAACGATCGAGAAAAGCACATCCGCTGCCTTGGACGCAGCACAAAGAGCTGTGACAAAAGCTGAAATTTCAACTGAAAAAAGATTTGAAAATGTGAATGAATTCAGAGAGGCTCTGAATGATAATTCAAGAATGTTGCTTCCGCGAAGCGAATTCGATCAAGTGCTACGTTCATTGACGGAGAAGATTGAAGTTTTAACCGTTCGATTGAATTCACGTGACGATCAAAGAGTTGGAATATCCAAGGGCTGGTCAGTGATCGTGTCGGCAGTGGGTTTTGCCGCGGTCGTACTGGGTATCATTATGACAATCCTTCATTCTAAGTGATTTTAGTGCATGAGATTCCACGCGTTGTTCTTCTTCAAGAATTCGCGTTGACGAGCGGCTCGCTCATGGAATCGTTTCGGGCACTTGGGTGCGGGTTCACGAACCTTGCAAAATTGATTCTCTGCGAGCTCTCGAGCTTCCTTCGCTGATCCGTCCTTCGCGGTTTCAACGATACCAACGAATCCCGCAAAGCTCAAGATGAAAATAACGATCGGCATTTATGTTCTTTCTCTCGATCAATCGACCGATAAGTTAATATTAACTTAACCACGAGAAAGTAACACGTCAGCCTTAACTTCTCTTTAACAATTTGTTCGAAAGCACGAATTGATCATGAGCCTGATCGCAATGAACGTAAACAATGAACTTGCCTTCGTTCGTCATTAACAACATGTCATTTTTGACTGAGAATGATCGTTTAAACGAAGCGACGACCAAAAGTATTTCTTTTCCGCGTAGAAGATACGAATGACCAACCTTCAACGTCCTGAAATTGTAGTCGCGAGTACTTGCGTTCGAGCGATGTCCGCGAGAAGAAGGGTCGAATTCACGTCGTACCAACAGGTCACCGACCTGGAACTTGCACTTTTTAGCCGACATCAGATCTTTCTTGAAGAAGCATCTCGGAATTCAACTAATGCGTCCTCGAGAGCGGCGCACATCCCCTCCATCACATTTTGATCGACCGTCGCGTCGGTGAACATTTTCAGGAACTTGAGGTTGTCGTTCATGATCGCGTAACCGTGAACCACCTCTGGTAAAGCGCCTGCGGGAACGATTCGAGTGATGTCTCCATTCGCTGCGAATGAATCACGAACGGTCGCAGCTCGTTGTTTGGAGAGGTTGACAGCGCGTACAATGTACTTTCCAACGCTTCCCTCGATGACAAAAGTTTCAACATTGTACTTTAACATGATGATTCGCCTCCAGATCTTGATTATGCGGTTTGATTCGTTATCGATTCATCAAAGCACTTTTGAATGCAACGACATCCTTCGTGATGTCGGAGATTGCCTCATCCATCTCTTTAAGAGCCTCTTTTTGAAAGATCTTGGATGCTTCAAGACCTCGTCCTGCCTGATGCAACTGAATCCAAACCCCCTTGTTTTCATCAAGGAATTTCGTGTCACCGGTTCGAATGTACGAGTCCACGTTGTCACGAATCGCTTGTAACAGTGTTTGAAAGGTACGATTGTTCATGATCTCAATCTAACATGATTCGCTGAAGAAAACACAACATTCTGGTTTTTGAATCGCCGTACTGAAACGCGGACCGCCTTCAAAAACCAGAATGTTAAGATAAGAACCCGAAGAAGATTAGACTGCGGAAGGCATGAAAATGACCTTCGTTCCCGCCTTCACCTTACGGTTGACGCTAGTACTTTGAACGAAGATATCAAAGTTGCCATGGTTACCTGGACGAATCTTCATCTCGTTCAATGGCAGCCCTAGAACTTGCCTGGCGTCATCGCCACCGAAGACCTTGTTCGATCGCTTATCAAAGATAAGAACCTCCTTGTAGTTCTGGACCTTGTCGGCCTCCCTCTTTCCGGGAACGAGCTGGTAGAATGCCGCGCCCTTGATGAAGGTTTTACCTTGCGATTCGATGAATTCACGAATGTTCGCATCCTGAGGAACCGTCAACAACGTTGTGAGGTTGGATACATCCTTCAGCTGAGAAACATCCTTCAACGTCACCTTCGAAAGATCCGTGTAGAACGTCTTCACGCTGTTCGTACCAACAGCACGACTAGACATGTAGTTACGAAGACCCGCATTGTTCTGAGCGGTGTACGTTTCAACGCCGTGCCTGGATGCCTCCCATTCAGCAACGTTTCCTTCGGGGATACCGAAATTGTTGATCAATGCCTTCGCGTCACCAACTGGAACAAGGAACGTCAACGTCCAACGATCAGTTCCTTGAACTTCCTTCATGAGAGTCTTCAGCGATGTTGCAGTGTACTTACGAGATTGGTTCTCCTGACCGTCGGTGATCACGAATAGAAGGTATGCAACGTCCTCATCGTCGGATACAGGTTCCGCTCTGAGCAAGTTGATCATTTCTCCCGTGGCATCAAGCAACGCCGTCATACCTTGCGAACGAATCGAATTCTCAGCAACGTTCACATAATTGTCAGTGCTACGATTCAAGAATTTGACCTCAGTCTCAGAATCGAACACCATCAATGAAATGGTAGCACTTTGCCCCGTTTCGGTGGCACTCTTCTTGATGACGTCGACGTTCTCATTCAAGGAACGAATTGCAGCGGGAAGAATTGCTTGCATCGATCCGCTACGATCGAGAACGAATCCCACACGAGTCACCTTCTTTTTGACGATGCTGGAAGGCGAAGAAACGGGCTTTGCATTTGCAACGGTACCCTTCTTTGCTGCCCGCCGTTCACGTGCAAGACGATTCTTGCGATCTCGAGGCGATTCCACGTTCGTTACCTTCTTCTTTGCCATTTTTGACATTTTGTTGTTTTTCTTTCTTTTAGTTCTTGAGAACTTCTGATTTTTCGCTGCTCTTGATAAAGATCATCACCTTATCAGAATCATTCGCTTTTTCGAGAAGTTCGATCAAACGTTCCTTCGTAAAGATCATTACCCAACCGTCATCAACCGTCAATACGGTCGCTCCTTGAACGGTCGTCAATGCATCAACGTACGATGATAAATCACTATCTTTCATTAGTTCAAAACCTCTCTAGAATACTAACACGTGTCAGTGAGAATTACACATCAACGATCCACCAGAGGAATCAATGACGTGTATTTATTAACGTTCTTAACAAAACGCTCGAAACGTTGTTTATCACAACTTGCAAGATGAAATGCGTTACAAATATCACAGTCGTACACGACCTGTTCGTACTGAAGGGCTTTCACGAAAGCCTCACCGAATGCTTCGTATCGACGTTTCTTCGTGCAAGACTTGAACAACAAAGTTGTATCGATGTGTTCATCAAGTTCTTTCTTTTCGTATCGAACGAACCCAATCGACGATTGATTGAATGCTTTTTTTCAAAGAGATCCTTGAATCGACCGTTCATGACTTGTCAGACTTTCTCAAAAGGTAATCTGAACCCACCATCTTGAGAACCACACGACCTACTCGACGATCCCAACGTTCGGTTGTTGGGCGAACAACGAACCCCTCACGGCAATGATCGCCTTTACCAATCGTCGTCTTTCCTTCACAAAGAGAAAGCAATTCATCACGTTTCCAAGATCCTCGGTACAAGATTGGAACCCATTCGAGCTTCAGATCATCAGCGATCGCTTTTGCGGAATCATAATCGAGGTATCTACCCGTTGAAACGTCTAAGACATCAAAGATACGCAGTGATTGATCATTGCACGAGTACTTCAAGTCTTGAACTCCCGGACCGTATACCTCGCCAAAAAAAGATCAACTTCGGATACGATGCGAGCTTTGTCTCAAGATCGTAACGATCAGCGATTCTCCACCAGACGGGTGTTTGTTCGTTGATCACATCGGGTCGTTTCTTGATTTGCGTACGCGATCCAACCCAAAGACGTGTACCATCATGAACAACTCGATAATTCGATCCATGAACCTTCTCAGTGAGGATCACCTCCTCATCATCAACGAGAACGTTTCCGTTACGCCGAAGCGGTTCGATGTCAGTGTACTTCTGAAACGTCCATCCTTCTGGATCGGCTTCACAGTCACCACCAGTGACCTTTGGGTGGGCAATAACTGGATCGAACTTCTTGATATTGAGCAACTCAGCGACGTCGGTTCCCTCTTCGAGAGACCCCAGCGTGGTTGGGACGGGAATGACAAGACCCATGGAAAAAATTCCGCGAAGCTTCTTTGCTTTCAACCTGCGACGATCCCCGCTCGAAAGGAACGAGAATTCTGGAACGTCGGGTAGCGTCGTGTCTATCGGGATGTAAACTGCGAGATCCCCTTCCTTAAAGGAACCCTTTTTCAGGATACACGGATAACCGCCGTGCACATTCGTGATCTCGAGAAGATCAGCGTTGGGATGATTTTCAATCTTTCCTAGACGAACGATATCCACGTGAAAATCTGTCATGTTCAATCATAACATGAAATCATGTTGAGAACACATCACTCTTGAATAATGATTGTAGAGTACTTCGATGAACAAAAAGGTTCTGAATCGAATTCAACGCTTGATTCTTGAGTTCCTTCTCCCCGGGTATCGAAATCAATGTTCGATTCAACGTGAATGTTCGTTCCATTACGAGCCATAATGTCACAAATGACATCACCCACAATTACACAACCTTCGAGGTGAAGATCATTCACACAGTTTTCAGACGACATCGGATTAATTAAATTTTTTCCATCAATCGTGAATCGTTCATCGACAATGTCACCATTCAATTTCATGTTACAGTCACCCGAAACTTCGGTGAATTTTACGACGTACGTTCCGTCGTCAGGTGAACAAAATAATTGTTCATGTTCGCTTGAACAAGCAAACGAAATCAATAAAACAGGCAGCAAAAATCTATTCATAATCTCCTGAAAATTTTACGACACTAAAAAATCATCTTATCGACAAATCGACAATTCTTCGGGTGTATCGGGAAACGAGAACCAGTAAAGATCATTTGGCTTGTAATTGTTTCGTTCCATTGTTTCCTTTATGATATCTTTCAATTGTTTTAGGGTGATCTTCATGATTCGTAATTATCACGTTTCATGCCATCCGATGATACGTTCAACTGCAGGCGAGATGTTCAATGGCTTTTCAAGATCAGCTTCGATCCTTGCCTCCTCGTAGTATTGGCTCGTTAATTCACCGTTGGGCTGGTACTTTCCTCTTGAACAGGCATCATTCTCGTCATAAACGTAATCACTGTGAGTTCCTACCATTCTGCGAAACTTCTCATGACGAACTTCAACGTAATTAAGTTGTTCATCAGTCAATTTCCAGACGAGGTATCGACGGTACCAAGGTAATGGTTCATCGGGAACGTCATGACCACTATCAGAATTCTCTTCAATCATCTCGTACCAACACTTTTCATCGTTCACTATGCACAACCCGTTAATTGGGCCGTCCCAGTAATCCGAATGCCAAAGCTTTCGCATCGTAGGAAGTTGAGGAAATGACGAAGCGTACGTTGACTCGTATTCAGAGATGTCTGTCATGATCAAGGACATTCTGGAAGATTGTCAAGATTGTTATGTGATGTTATATCAGCGTCACTTCGAATTGAACGTTCGGGATGAATCCTTCCCAATTGTTTTTGATGAACTTCCGTTAATGGCCCGTTTTGCATTGGGTGAATTTCAACCAACGGTTCTCCGATACGTGTTGAAACGTAATATCGTTCACCTCGATCAAGATTATCTAAAACCTCATCGACCGTTTGATAAAACACGTTTCCATTTACGACACCACCTACACCCTCAATGTATCCATGTGGTTTTTTTGACGTATAAACATAATGTGTCATACCATTACCGTATTAAAATTGTCGATAACGTACATCTCGTCGATACTTTTCTAGCATCGTTTCTTTGATTTCACAAATCAAGCACGTACACTTCGTTCGAACATCCCCCAATTTTATAGTAACCTTCATTCGCGGCAGATTGTTTATTTTTGAATTCAAAACGATTCACACGTTCACGATAATTTGTCCACCACCATGAAATACCACTTGTACGAAGCAATGTCATCCCTGCACGTTTATAACAATCACCCGAGCCACCGAATCGGTTATCATGATACGAAAGAATTCTACCAAAACCATTCTTGAAACACCAAAGCTTGATTTGATTCATTAATTTCATGAACGCGCCTCGAACGTTCGAATTCAGTATTGATGCAAATCGTGCAATTTCAATCGTTTTGTCACCGTAAGTTCTTTGATGAAATGGTTTACGAAGTAGAACAGCGAATACAATTTCATCATTTTCCTTCAACACGAAAGCGTATTCCGAATTCACGTAACCATCAATATGATTCGTATCAAACCATGATCGAAGTTCACCAGGTTCTTGATATTCAAAAATTTCACATTTACGAGCGTGAAGTTTTCGTTGAACATGACCAAGTTTTTGAAGGATCATTGATTTGACAATGTCGCGTTTATTATTCCATTCATCTTCATAAATGTGAAACAACGAATAATCGTTTTTGACGCACATATTGCGTTTATTTTCATGATACCAGATCGTATTCGCTTTCTTTATCTCGCTGTGAAAATACAATCCATTGAATTCGACGGCTAACTTCTTTTCGGGAATGATGAAATCTAGTTCCCAAGGAGAGATCACCGATCGATTATTTCTACTTACGTTCAATTCATGTAATTTCAAAAAATCTTCGATTTCGAATTCAGCCCTTGAATTTCCGGTTTTTTGACACGGACATTTCTTTCCTTCACCATCCCAGCCAATGAAAACATTCGAGCCGTTTTTGTAGACTTGTTTGCAATGGACACATTGATATTCTCGAAGTTCTCCGGCCCAAATTGACCAGATTGGTTTGAATGTTTTTGTGTCAATCGAAAAACAAGGTGTCCAATTATGATTGATTGAATTGATTCGTTCAATGATCGTCTCAATTGGAATTTTTTGTTTTTCCGCTTGAAGCAATTGAACACGGCGCATGCTACTTTGCAGATTACGACGACCATTTTCACTGAATCGTTCTTTTAAGGGGATTCGTACGAATGCTTCATGAATTTTTTGACCACGATTACGAATGATCTCACTATTTTCCTTCGTGAGACCCGTGCACCATGATTCGTTCGTTTCATAGAATTTTTTCAATCCGATTGATGTATTCTTAGAAAGTTTTTGAAGACTTTCATTGTCAGGATTCTTTTTAAGAGAAAGGTCTTTGCTCCACGCTCCGAATTTTGTCAACGTTTTTGAACAATTGATCGTTCCTCGCTTGACGGAATCAGAAGTTTCTTGAGTGAGACCTTTGTTCCACGCAACTTCGTGTTTCAATTTTCGTTTCTTGGCTGTGTTTGCAACGACACGAAGATCATCGCATTGTTCACACAAGATCTTAAATCCATGTGTCACACCACGATGAATCACGTCCGCCGAACATACTTTGCAAACAGGTTTGATCCCGTTGAAATGTGAAGCAATTGTTAGTTGACTTTTATCCGTAGAATGCAAGCGGGCAAAATGTATCGACAAAGCTAAAAGAGGATTCTTCCCTTGTCGAGGAATTGCTCCACAAATCGGACAACTAGATGGTATGGGATGTGGACCAGTGAGTTTAGGCAACTCACTAAAGAAATCTATACCTTCTTGAGTGAGACGAAAGTTTCCACATTTAGTGTGAAACCAGTACTTTGTTCTCTGTTGAAGGTAAGGACGTTCCATTTTTTACGAAAGGTATCATGACATCGTGATTCTCATTGAGATCTTTTGCTCGAATGAATTCACCCGTTGTTAATTTTACCTCTTCATTTTCGTAAAGTTCAATTTTATTGTCATCATCGAACTCGAGTTGGATCAATTTTCCAAGTTTTTGTGAGATGATAAGAGATATCGTTCGTTCGATCAATCTCATAGTTTCCAAACCTAGAATGTCGTACTTAATGTAACCTAATGGTTCGCAGGTTTTCTGTGCCACCCCCTCCCCGAAAGGCATTTGAGGTTCTCCTTTCGACGTTATGATTGGAATCTGTGAAGCCGCATCATCTAAAATGATCACACCACCCGCGTGCCTTCCAAGCGATTTTTGTTCCTTGAAGAGGCTTTTCATGTGTTCACCAACCGCGGGATATTTTTCAATGAATGCCAAAAAAGAAGGACTGTGTTTCATCGCATCATCGTACGTCAAAACAAAGAGATTCTTGTCGGCTCCAGCTTCATGCGTCGCCTTTCTAACCTCCTGTTCAACAGTTCGCGTCGCTTCATTCGCTTCATCGAATGGAACACCATTGAATTTGGAAAGATCTTTCAAAAGTGATTTGATCTTGAAAACGTTCACGTTCGAAATTGGCAAAACGTTGTTGAATCCAAATTCCTTTCGAAAAACATCTAGAACTTTATCACGATCTGAAACATCGATATCAGCATCCGGAAGGCCCACGCGGTGAGGATTCATAAAGCGATCAAAACGACACTTATACTTGATGGGATCGAGATCCGTGATAGAACAAAGGTAACAAACCAAACTGCCACCGCATGAACCTCTCGCAACACCGAGAAGTACCACATCTCGAGCAAGGCTCAGCATCTTCGACAACGTGACGAAGTATGCCGCATTATCCATTTGCTTGATAACACCGAGTTCGAATTTGAGACGATCTACATATTCTTTGTTCTTGTCGAGCTTTTTTTGTCGAAGGCCTTCAATCGTCAACTTTGTCAACATCTTGAATGCCGTCGTATCCACGGGGACGATCTTCGTGGGATACCTGGGGGTCTTATCGAGCTTCACATCACCGATCACGTTATGAGCGATATCATGCGTCCTCTCGATTGCATCAAAGATCTCGGTATCATCGTAGAACTCGTTACCTTCACGAACTTTAGAATTTTGGTACTCCTCCCAAACTTGGGTCGCGTTCTTCGGGTACAATTCACATTTCAGCTCTTCGCGAGACTTTGGAAGCATATCGGGCGTGAAGTCTTGATACTTCATCCATCCCAATTTTTTGTACACTTCGCGAATAAGCCAACTTTCGGGACGAGGATAGTGACTGTCACATGTTACGATCAATTGCTTCGTAAAATTGCTTCGTCTTGCGTACTCGATGATAGCACGATTCACTAGATCCTGTGCGCCCAATCGATTGAACTGGATCTCCAAGAATGCATTCTCTTCCCCCAAACAATCGATGAGACGTTCATGAATCAGACCGACGTTTTTCACAGCACGATCAAGCAGCGTTGCATCGTTCAAAATCGTCGCATTAAGTTTGTCAAATTCGACTTCTTGACATACTCTCAGTGTCTCCCATGACATCGGACCCGCCAAGCAGGCTGAACTTGCTATCAGATTTCCTTTCTTTCCAGCCTCCTTCAAAGCCTTGAAATCGATTCGAGGGAATCTGTAAAAGCCATCCAAGTATCCAACCGATACGAGCTTGAAAAGATCGAGAAGACCGTTTGAGTTCTTTGGAAGGACAACGAGATGGTGACGTCTATTAACTGGTTTAAAGAACTTCGTTGAACCTTTGCTCTCATCCTCGTTCTCAATCGTCAGAGAGTTCGTCATTTCAATGACTTCTCCATTCGGATCTTGCTCAACATCGATCAATGTCTTGATCTTTTCAAGCTCCTTCTTCGCTTGTTTCTTTTTCTCCTTTTCATCAGCTTTCGTTGTCTTGTCGAGCTCGTAATCCTTCTTCCATTGTTCGAGATCGGGATGGATGTAGAGCTCGCAGCCAGGAATAAATTTGAAATTATCGCCACCCTTGTTGAGCTTTTCAACGTACAATGCGGCGTTCGCATACGAATTCATTTGCCCATGATTAGTTGCGGCCCAAGCATCTAAACCATTCTCCTTACACCATGCAATGTGGTCTGAGGGTGAACCAAGCCCATCAAAGGCAGCACTAGGACGACCCGTCGTGAGAATGAAGTCCAGCAAATTTGCGTGGAATTCTCACAGACGGGTCGTCAATATCTTTCTTAGACATATTTTTCTTCCCCAACCGGAAATTCAAACGTTAAAATGGCCTTCGTACAACGTGAACAATGCTAAATGAACGATAGTTTCTTGTGATCCCGCAGCATCTCGTGGATGTACCCATCGTACAAGATACGTTTGTTCACCTTTAAAATTTTTATTGACACGAATAATGAAACCTGTTTTAGAACGATCTTCAATCGTTACACCGTGACCAAGATCAAAAACCATACGTTTTTAACTTTGATGCTCCTGCAGAAGAAATTAACATGCTTTCACCATTTATTGTCAATAACCAACAAGAATCAATTTCTTTCTTGAAAAGATCGTAAACTTCCTGTGACATTGTCGTTTGTTCCTTAAGGATCGAAGATTTAAACGGAACGAGGTTTACCTGAGGATTCTTGGTTGAATTGAACGCATCAATGAGATCGGTACAAGTATATTCTTCGAGAAATTCAATGAACTTAGTTCTTTTTGTGGTGTCATTGAACTCAAGCAATTTTTCTTTTTTCATCAGTTGATCAATTCTACACATGCATTCATTGCTCGTTCAATCTCCAGCCGAGATCATTCAACGATGTTTTGTTTCAGCGTTGTCAACGATTTGAGCGTGTCGTAGCAAACGATACCATTGAAAATGATTCCCACGGTGAATCCAGCGTTTGTTTCGTAAATAGCAAATATCAACCCCAACAAACTTGCCGAGGGATGTTTACGAGCCGGGACGGTGGGATAAACAAGACGATACTTGTTCCAATCAGGCGTGGGAGAAAAACCGTACCTGTACAATTTTACAAAGCTACCGATCATTTTTGATCACGATCCAACCATCGTCAACCTTCATGTCAAGGCTGTGCCAGTGAATGATTCTTGCGCATTCATCAATTACCCGGATCTCGTCATTGACGCGTGAAAGCACGAAGCACCACATTAACGTACGTTCATTATTGAATTGATTGTCCGCTTCGATCAACCAATCACCGGGAACGAGTTCGTTGTACTTCACGAGAATACTCGATCAATTTCCATTCGGAATCTACGATGCTGGTGATATCTGACTCGTTGATCTCGTCAAGATCCCACGATTCCACGTGCATGTCCTCGCACAACACTGTGATCTCGAGTTCCGTTCTTGAAATGACAAAACTTTGAATCGGCTTACATAACATTCCCGCCGTTGCAAGCAACAGATCACCGGGAGCGAGTTGATCGAACCTTGTCTTGTTCATCAAAGAACCTTAAAATCAAAGTTGTGATGGAATTCAACATGCTCGGCATTCATCCGATTCCAAAACAATTGACCGTTAACGAAGTACGTAAATGTTACGCTTTCTTTACATTTTTCCACGCTTAAAACAAGTACCGTCGTTCCACTCTTGATGTCATGCAACTTATGACGCATGTCGAGCATTTGAGCTTGAATCCTCCCTGGATTGATGGTCTGTACCATCAATAACGTACCGGGTACAATGTTCACTTCTTGTCGATCTCTCCCAGGACGACGAGAGCGTCGATGTAATTTTGCATCCTCTCAAGATCCTTCGGGCCGAGCTTCTTTGACTTCAGGCGCCAAAGCTTTGAATTGTCCTTGATGTCCTTTGTCTTGACCTTACGAGCGGTCGGATTCTTCGTGACGCGTTCGATGCTTTCAACGTACGTCTCGCCATCACGCTTCGTGAGAGCATCGATCGTCTTGATGTGAGTGTTGGAAAATCCCACCTCGGTCAAATCTTCCAGCGTGATGTCTGTGTCTTCGACGAGGTCATGACTCACGCCCGCGATCATTTCATCCTCAGAATCAAGTTCCTCCATCACGCGAAGCGGGTGACGAATGTAGCTGTTACCGCCCTTATCCTCCTGACCCGCATGCCCGATGACGGCGATCAGGATTGCTTTGTCAAGCGACATCGGACCATTAAGAATCTCTTCGGCGCGTTCAAGAGGGTACGCTTTGATATTGTTGGTTCCCATGATTAATTGTATCACGTTCTTCTAAGAAAGAACATCAGTCATTGTTGTGAATGTCTGGCACGCATTGCATCAATGTGTATGCCAGAGTGAACTCCGCGATCAAACGATCGATCGTCCAACTATTTTCCACGACAAAGGAAACCGTGAACGAACAATCAGAACTCCTGTACATTCTAGCGCTCGGTGCCCACGGCTGCGACACGTTGCGGTAGTACTTCATGTCGATGAAGAAAAGATTCTTACTTGAATTCCGAACGCACAACTTGTAGAATTCGTCCGCCCAGCTTCCCTCGTTATTCTTGTACTTCGTGAATCCTCGAGTAAGCAAACATTGCTTCGTAATCATGGTGTTGATCATATCATAGGTTCAACGAAGAAACATTCAAAGGTTGTAAAAGTATCCAATCGTAAATGGAATACCGATCGTACCTGTACCAGGTAAACGTTATTTTTCTCTTCATGTCAAGAACGAGAATTTTTACCTTCGAATCATCACAGTCCTCATGATAGATAATTTCACATGAAATGACAAGGAAATCAACTTTTGGATCGTTACAATTCATGATCAGCGTACCAGGTCGCACATTTTCTCTCCAAAGAAAGTAATGTTCACCTCCTGCTTGAGTCAGATCTTCTTTGTACTCACGAATGATTTTCCGTCGCTTTGCATCATTTTTATCAAAGTTCATAAACAACGCACCTGTGAATGTTGCAATGATCGTTCAACGTCTGGTTCAATACTTGCTCCGTCAACTCCCAAGGAACATTGAACAAACCTGAATTGATCTTCGGCATGTGAATTTCTGTGTCCGATCCGATCTGTTCGAGCAACTCGTTGAACGCTGATCGTGTCGCCAGCAAAATTGTCTCAGGATCGTCAACGTGTTTTCCATAACCGTTCGATGTGATCAGGCAGCCTATGCCGAATTGGCCTTCTCCCACAAGAAGGCACGATCCCCTCGTGATTTCGATAGGTTGCTTGCAATATTTTTCGTATTGTTCAAATGAAAGAGGAAATCTTCGTTTGAATTCCTTTGCAATCCCTGAACCCCATACACCTTTCGCGTTACATGCGTGAACGAGAATAGAACCTTCGGGTGCTAGAAAAAGATCACATTGGTGATATTCGATCATAAAGTGTACAATTTTTCGAAAAAACAATCTCTAAGGGGAACTTGAACCAATGACTAACAACGTTCGTTGAAATCCTTCGTAATCTCGACAAAAAGAATATCCCTGGCTTCATGTCGTAATACCTCAATTTTCCGGCAAGAATTGCTCGTTCAGTCACTTTTCAATACAGATTCAACGATGTCACAGAATCCGAACGTGTACTCAACGTTACCACAATCGACGGTCAACTCAGCGTGATTACCATCGACCTTCTTCACAATACCATTCACGGCAAGCGTCTTCGCACCGAACTTCACGTTTAAATTTACTTGATCGTTCTTTCTGAACTTCATACGTTAATAGTACCATATCGGTGGTTGAATGAACAAGGTTCGATTGATCGAGAGTCGTTGCTAATTCACCGATGATCGTTCACATCGTTCACGCATTCAATCGCGCAAGACCGTCTGGCAACATCTTGACGAGGTTCATCTTGACGTTACCTTGCATCGTCGTGCCAACGATTTCAACGAGATCGGTGCATGTCGCAATTGTGAGAGCAGGCGACGATCCAATGACGACTGGTTCGTTCGATGAAGCAACGTAACCCAATACATCGTTCACTGTAACGGTATAACCAATCGTGAACTGACGCGAGAGACCGAGAAGGGATTCAACGGAGGGGAACTTGTTCATGATCTGATCTTAACATGTTCCTGACGAAAGAACACAAATTAACCGAGAGGTTCGAAATCAATCTCGATTTCGAGCGGTTCTGCGTTCTCAGCCATCATCAAAAAAAATTCCGATGCCTCAAAGTTACCTTCGTTCGCATGACGATCAGCGATCGCCAGTAGGCCATCGGGTGTACGTGTCATTCTGATCGTATCGCGACCACATGATTCAGTGGCCGTTGTATCCCTGCGCATGATGCGATGACGAAAACGGGCATTTTCAGCAACCGGAAAAGAATTCATGTTAGATCCTATCATGTTCCTCGTGAAAGAACATTAAAACTTTCTGCACCAACGATTGAAAAGCTCGTAAAGAAGCATAAAAATGACCGATCTTTAATCAATTTTCCGTTTCGGATGACGGTGTACTCACCATTTATTGAACCCCCGCGGTATCATCTTAGAAAGAATCACCATAGGCAGTCTACAGGGCACCTAGCCGTGCAAACGTGCCTAAGTTTTTCTTCAGCCTCTTCTGAAGCCCATCTAATTTCAGATTCTCGAGCCATCTTCAGGGTCTCTTCCAGGCGCAACCGCAAACGGATTGTGAGTAGCCGTTTCTGCACATCAGTCATAAATCCGCGACCTTAATGAGAATGTTCCGCGCCGCCCAGTCTCTAACAACAAACCCAGGTTGAAATTCTCAGCAAATCGTCTCTCGACGCGCTTGTTACGATTGATAAGTGATTTTTCAAAGCGGAAAACCTCGTTCGTGATCGAACGAACATGAGGTATGTAATTGATTCGTACGGGTACGATCACATGAACCTTTGATTTAGGAACATGCCAGGCATGTTCTTTGCGAGTTCGTCGTCGTCGTTTAGTTTCCATTTATCACGTTCCACACGATGTGACGGGCCAGGCTCAGCCCATTGAATTTTCCGACGATGAACTCCGAAACCGGACGATTTTCTTTCCTCGCAAGTTCAACTTCTTCGTAGTACTCTGTCTTCGCTTTCTCGAAGGCCTCGGACATTGTCCGAGGCCTTCTTGATCCTGTCGTTCATACGACGTTCTCGAAACCGAAGGTGTACTCGATGCCATTGGAAATGACCATGATCTCTCGCTTGGTATGATTCACCTTCTTCACGACGCCTTTGAGATTCAAGGTGGTGTTATCACCCCACTTGATGAGGAGGTTCGTGGGCTGGTTCTTCTTGAGGGACTTGATGATGCGAGTGGAGTGTTTCATGATCTAAGGATATTACTTTCGTGAGGAAAGAACAACAATTTAAACAGAAAACCCAAATTTGCATCACGTTCCTAGAATTTCAACGATTGACCGTTTCGGTAGTGGTATCTCGCCCCAAAATGCGATTGTTGCCTGTACGATACTGAATCATGAACCCACCGCAGCCGATCCTGCTTCGCAAGGAATTGTAGCCGATAAAAAGAATCCTCGTACGGATGCTCGACGCGAACGATTGATAACACGCACAGAATTTTCCATGAGAGCGGTACGATCAGATCACCCGGAAGTATTTCCGTAAACGGGATGTCAATACCCTCGCCGATACCCTCGCCGAAGGCGCTCACTTGACCTCAAAGAACCTCATCACTGTCTGGAAAAAGAACACGATCAATGGTACGAATCGATCGTCGGAAGGGCCACCGATATCACTTTCGATGGGAAAGAACATGTCTCGAATTCTGAATGAAAACACGCGCGCTGTTGAGGAGCCCTTAGTCCCGGGGAGTGGCTCGAGAAGGCCCTAAAAAGGTTGCAACGGGCTGGCCTGGCCCCTAGGCTTAAATGGGGCTGGTTTTACCAGCTGGTTTGGGGCTGGCTTAGACAGCGGGCCCGCTAACCCTCAAACGTTTTGATTTCGCCGCACCACGTTTACCACATTGTCGAAAGAATTCACGGCGTTCATCGGACATTCGAGGTTGTTTCGTGGTCTTTGAATGAACGTTCCTTTACGCGGACCTTCCTTGAAGCCTTTATCATCCTCGTCGATCACGAATTTATCCAGAACGACAGTGACCTCCCGACCCGACCTGCTCACAGCGACGACGGTACCTGGACGTGTGTCACCGTTGAAACCCCAGTGAACGCCATCCCCGACCTTGAAGGTGACGTTGTTGACGCTCGGAAGCGATTCGGTACGAGGGACGTTGTTCTTGTTCATGATCTAATGATATCAGGATTCGTTGAGGAAAACACAACATTATACGTTCATGATTTCAATTTGCTCGATCGTTGATTGCCATCCTGAGTCGGTCAACGATGCTTCGGCATACCTGAATGGATTTCCAATTGGACAACTCCCGAAAGTTCATTCAATGCCGACGTCGAACAGGTATTGCATGATCCCTTGGCTTCGAGGTTGTTAACATTCCATTTCGGAACCGTTTCGAGCGTCATGTCACCGTTTCGTATGAAAGCGACATCGATCACGAGTCCCAACAGGGGACAAGCTACGAAGCCCAACCTTCCGTCCGCGAGACGGACACGGTCTCCCATCTTAAAAGAAATCCTGCACATCTTGTTCCTCTTTCATGTTCGTTGATGAAAGTCATTGTAACAGGATTCCTGAAGATTTACATTTTAAAGTTATGCACAATTGCATTTCACGTGTGTTGTAATACCTGACAGAAATAATCTTGATCTCTGTATCGATATCGAAACCAATGAGTTCGTCATGGGTGAAAGGACGTTGACCTCGCCATGCGAGAACGACACTACGATGTATACGTACGATCCAACCACGAGCAGGTCGCCCGGGTCGAGATCGATGATGTCAACCTTCATCGTTTGAAGACTCGGGTTCTCGTATCGAACTCGTGAGTCTTGGAGAAATCCTCAGCCAGGTCGATGTTCGAATTTTTGAGCGCCTTTTCAAGATCCTTAACACGGTTCGCTATGATCTTGAAACGTGTATCGATCGTTTGCGCGAACACGACAGTGTCATTCGTCGCGAACTTGCGCTCGTGCCAACGATCCTGCAGCATGAACACACCGCCGATTGCGCCGCACATGATTCCGGTCGTCCCGATTATGATCACGAGTTGCCACGCTAAGTTCATGTCACCGAATGATTCAAAGGTCAAGGTTTAATCCTTTCATCTCGAGAATAATCGAGATCACGAGGGTTGCAGCATTGTGACAATATGTACCATGTAACATAAATGTCACACGACGTACAATCATGCGACATAAATTGTTCATTAACTCGCATCTTTGTTGTGTTGGACATTGACACACCGTGTTACAAACATGTTCATGAACGAACCGTCACAACGATGTTCTTCAAAAGAGGACAAAAAGAAAGGTATGTAACACACCATGGAAAATTTGACTCGCTTTCACCTGGACCGAATCAAGAAGCTGACCCGTGGAGCCCAAAAGGCACTCGAGGGTGTTCAGCTCCCGACAACCCCGAAGAACAGTGACAAGCAGCACTATGCTGCATACGATGCCGTCAGCACGGCTCTGTTGCTGATCACCGAGAACGTGAACATGATCAGGAAGATCGAGAAGCTCGGTGGTGACGAGGAGGACACGGATTCTTCGGTGCAGGCTGCCTGATGAAGTTCATCACGAACGCTCCCGCGAGGAGCGAGATCGTGATGTCACTGCTGATGTGCGATGCAGAACCCTTATAGTGAAGGGGGAAAGCAACGTTAAAAAGCAGGAGTTGAAAGGTTTGGGGATGTGATTGATTTGCTGCGATCCATCCCCAAACTAATTTCTACCAGGTGAGAAATCAAACCGCCAGCAAGCGAAGGCTTCAAGCCGAAGCGGCCACGGAGAGGTCTGCATCCTCGATCTCAACATCGTTCTCCACCGACTCAACGTCGGAAGTGAACAGGTACAGTGGATTCTCGGCTCCGGGAACCTCCACGTAGCACCGAATTCGATTCGCCTTGGTGACGGTTCCGATCTGACCGACGAAACCCGCATCACCATCGACAATCCTGACCACCTGACCCTGCTTGACGGTCTTCCCAACCGCAGAGGTCGTACGACGCTCCCGTGCAGTGAGTGCCAAGTGACTTGAGAGGGTCTCCAACTGAACGTTGGTAAGTTCCCCAACCAAGCTATCGAATGTCTTCACCAAGTCATTGTCGAGCTTCGGAAGCCTGTTCCGAGCCGTTGCAACCTTCGCGGAATGCTTGGGAGGACGATTCGCTTCCTTCTCAGCCCGCTTGACCTCACGTGCAGCCTTACGTTCTGCCTTCTCATCCGGGGTTAACTTCGTTTTCTTAACCTTGGTGGATGTTTCCTCGGTCACGTTCTCGTTCGTGACCGTCTCTTCGTTGTTAGCGGACTGATTTTCCATTATGATTTTTCCTTTGTTAAGAACCTTCGCATTTGAACACTTTCAAATGCGATCCAGCGTTAAGAACATGTTTGCATGTTCGTACAAATTAACCTTATCACATGATTTGAGTTCGAAACACAAAAATGTCACAT